ATCTTCTGCCGGAAGTTTTTCATAAATATCTTTCAAAGATAAATCCGTAACAAGTTCATAACTTTCTATCAATTCTATCGGTTTAAAATTTTTTTCTTTTATTGCAATTCCTAAAGATGTGATTAAAAAATTTTCTTGTTGTGGTAGTTCAATGATAGTTTTACCGAAAATAGATACTTTTTTCTCAGCATTCCAGAAAAAACCGCTTTCCGCTGTCAGTTCTAAAGTTTCAAAAGAGTCAATGTCATAACTTTTTGTTGTGGCTTTTTCTGGTTCTAAAAAAGTAAAGTGTCTAAAAATTGTAGTATCATGCATAGTTTTTTCATCTGTAAATTTCCATCTTTTTGTACGATTATAAATCTGTTTCATTGTGTTTCCTCTCTTTCATTTACTTGACCCTATTCTATCGCACTTCTTTTCTTTTGTCAATGCTTTTTTTAACCAATATAGTCTTTTTTCTTGATGTTTTTTATCCTTTTTATTATACTATATTCTGTACCAGTTACCAATTGCATACCAAATATGGTATGGCAAAATTCACAAAAAAGTGCGGCTGCCGGCGTGAAAAGTTTGTGTAAACTGTACAGAACACCAGTTCGGGGTCGTTTGGATATTTTGCACAAAATACGGGATTCTGGAGGCTGAAAGTTTGTGCAAATTGTCTATTGACAAAAGTCCGTTAAAAATTTAACAATCTGCGCCGGGAAGGCATCGGCAGTTTGCACAAAAAGGTCGCGCTCTTATCAATCGTCATTGTGCACAATGACGAATTGTTATTTTTTTAACAATTTCGGGTGTACAAAATGCACAAAAAAATTCTGATTTTTTGCAAAAAATTTGTGCAAAATACCTATTGACAAGAGCTCCACGGCGCGTTTGAGATGCTAACGCGCCGTCGATTTTATCATATTTTTTTTGATTTGTCAATACACATATCTTACAAAAATCATCCCAAATCTGGCTCTGTTTTTGTGCATCTTGCTGAAAATTTTCTTTGTTAAAATTGCACAAAAAGACAGAGGACTTTTAGTCCTCTGCTTCATCTTCCATAGCTTCTTGAATATAATCTTCTACACTTCTGCACCCTGTCCTTGCATAGCAAATTTTATTCAATATATCTTTCCAACTTCCGTCCAGTACGTTTCTTACTAAGTTAATTTCATCTGCCGTTGCAATACCCCATTCTACCATCTGGTCATATAAGATACATTCATCAGTTGTCATTTTATTTTCCTCTCTTCCTTTGGTAGCTTGCTTTCAGCAAGACTACCTTTATTTGATATATTTATTATAGCAAATAATAAAAAGATTACAATGATATTTTTTAAGCAGTTTAATTGCTTTTTATTGATTTATTTTAAACAACCATCCTGCGGCGGTTCGGGTAACTGTGAAAATGTACTGGTTTTTTGTAAGATATTTTATAACTCTTTGTGCATTTGCTTCTACTAAAATACTCATATTATTGTTACCTCTCTTTCAGAATGAAACGAACTAAGGGTATGGTGCGGAATGCGGTTAAAAAATTCCTTGTCTAGAGTAGGAATGATGAAACGAGTTATTATTGACTGATTTCGATAATAACTATAAAATACGACTTTCAAAACTATCTAAGATAGGACTCAATAGCATGGGTACAGAGATTTGAAGAGTCTTTGCTTCTTGCGTCGGTTTTTTCATCAAATCCATGAACGCAAGCTGTGAGTAACTCTTTTACTGTAATGTTATTAAGAACTAACATGAGAACCGCCATTTCATTCATGCTGAGCTTCATGACGTTTCAACTTTCCTCCTTTTTTATTATGCTATATTTATATTTTCTATAATATTATTATAACATATTTTTTTACAAAAGTAAAGTGACATGCGGCAGTTGGCGGTCATGGAGGACAGGGACAGAGTGGGTGGAAATAGAATGAGATATGTATGTATAATGTTATGATTATGATTTATTATTGTTATTGTTTGTGTGCGAACTTCAACACATTAAAGCGTTAATACGTTACCACTTTACTACGATGAAGTGTGCCCTTTCCTTCTAGACTTACACTCATTGAACGAGAGAAGTACGACAAGCACCGACTGCCGCACCTCTCATTATAGTCTATTCTATTTCATTTCTACTTTTGTGATAACATCATCTGTTATATTATCTGTTCCTCTTGTACTCATGTACAGTATAACTTCATCGCCTTCATGCAAGTCCTCTTCTTTATCAATGCTCCATTCATTATTGGTTTCATAGTCTACAATAATACAAGTATCATCATTACATTCTAACACATATCCTTCTCTTGTGTAGTGCTGTTCTATTGCAGATACTCCAAGCCATGCTACCATAACTACAACGATTGCCGCGATTCCTTTTACTACCTTTTTCATGTCCCCGTTCTCCTTCTCTCGCACTACTATTTTTCTACCGTCCGTATTTTTACTTTTGTGTAATTATACTTCTTTAAATCTTTAGCTGTCCAATATCTTTTCTGGCATATCTTTTTGATGCCCTCTTGTTTGACTACACTAATAAGCTTGGCTTTATCTTCTTTTACCTCTTGCACCATCTCACTAGATACTAGACAAGACACTGGACGATAACGCCCATCTGCACAATATAGTGTTACTTGATATTCTTTCATGTTATCCAATCTCCTCTCCTTTACTATGTACTTAGTATATCACAACTCTTTCATGTTGTCAAGTGTTTTATTAAACTTTTTTATTCTTTTTCTTTTGTTTGTTCTGTCCTGTGTTGGCTCTCTGTCAGTCCTTGCCCTCTTGAGTCACTCTATCAAGGCAGTGTAGCATTACGTCAATATGTTAAAGCGTTAGTGCGGCAGCAGGATAAAGAGGTAATACGTTAGTGCGTTAAAGAGATAACGTTGTTGAGCTTGTGCAAGTTGCACAAAAATAAAATTCAGCAATGTGCACAAGAGGAAGAGGTCTAAGGTGTAGTAGCTTTGTGCAATATGCACAAATTACGGGAGCGGAAGTATTTTTGCCATAGAGGTCGAACACCTGTTCGATTTTGGCGGTCATATAAAATATTTAAAAAGACGGCACGCTTGAGGAGACACCGTGCCGATGAAACAGCAAGATCAAATATACAAAAGTATAGATAGTTGAAGATTAACTTTCATGCTTTCCTTTTGTTTGATGATTGAATGGTTTAATAAGCAAAAGAATAAAGAGGTTATTGAAGAGTAGTAAATAAAAGTGTTTGATTTATACAACAGAAAAAAAGATTAAAATATTAATAAAATAAAAAATAAATATTCTTTCTATTGCTTTTGCGGAGGGGTGTCGATTGAGCGGGAAGAGGAAAAGCTCATGCAACTACGCAGCGTACTTTGCTAATGATATGGGGGGATATATTTCAGGAAAAAAATTTATATGAAGAGAGGAAGTGATATTGCCTCAACAATTTCCTTTCCAAGAATAATTTAAAATCTAAATTACATCTACAATTATAATTATAAATATAAATTATTTTCCTTTCCAAGAATAATTCAAAATCTAAATCACATTTGCAATTATAAATATAAATTATTTTCCTTTCCAAGAATAATTTAAAATCTAAATTACATAATTATATTTTTATTTTCTATTAATAGTCACCAGTTCTCCATGCTTTCCTCTCATTTTCATTTTCATAGTAATGTTTTTTAGATGATTACTTTTGCCATCGTCTATCATTATCCCATAATCAATCGTATCCACAAATCCATCAATATTTCCGATAAAATACTCCACACTAGCTCCATTTTCTTTACCCCATCTTTCCGCCAAACTACCAATTCCACAAACCAACGTAAAGATAAAAATTTGATTTCTTACTACAAAATCTTCCACAATTTTACAAAAATCACTATATTTTGTACCACCCGCCGCAATAATTCCTAATCGCATAACTCTCTATCGGTTGATTGCAAAATACAATCAACTACTCAGACTCTCCTAACAATCCTTTTTTCTTACCCCTCTTGTAATCTTTACCAAAATATTTCTTTCCCATTCTATCCAAATCATGTCCACCCCATAGTGCCTGATACATAGCTTTTTTTCTAATAGTACTTCCTTTTGGAATATAATTTCGTCTAATCATAATTCATAATTCATAGTTGATTGCAGTTATGCAATCAACTTACCCTTTCTATTTATTTTTTAATTTATAAATATATTATATAAAAATTTTTTAAAAAAATCAAGTAAAGTTATATAAATATAGCTACTTCCTTGACAAGCCCAAAAATTTTTGTTATAATATAAGTATAGAAGATTGATTGTATTTTTGCAATCAATCATCAATTAAAAAGACAAGGAGGACAAAATAGTTTAATTATGTAAAAACTATAATTTAATAATACATGATAACATTAGATTATTCTCTTGAAAGTGCGGAAGAGCGTAATGAATTAGTAAAAAAAATATGTGCGGAAGCCGCCCCTGAACAATTAACTCCGCGATATTTGGAAATACTAAGTGATTATATTATCTTTGCTATGGATAAACAAGAGAGAAAAAGTAAAAAAGTTTTAACAGAAAATAGAATGGTAACGGTAAATAAGCGAGAAACTTCTTTTCAAGGTTTAGCCGGACGTCTTGAAAATGGTGAAGATGGAATTTATAATATGATTGCTAATGATAAAAATATCATATTCACCCCTAAGATCTCAATTACAGATAAAGATATAGAAGATATTCCCGCTTTAAAAGATTTGCGGCAGGCAATAGAAGAAGTAGAAGAACAAGAGAAATTAGCGTGCGGCAAGAAAAAATATCTTTTAAAGAAACAATTAATAGAGATGCGGCAAGACCAGTATGTAATAAAAAATACCTACCGCCGCCCTATTTATTTTTTAAATGCGATAAAAGGTTTTTCTAAATTATGTTTAGATGAAACTATTACAATTAATGCGGACGGCGGTGTGGAGAGTAACGGGCCAGTCTCATTATATAATCCCAAGCACGTTTCCACACTACTCTGCAATTATTCAAAACTAAAAGAAGAAGCATGGGGAAAATTTTGGAGCGATTCTTATTATCTTATGGAAGATTTAGATGTTCTAATAGATAAAACTTTAAAAGAAAATTATCCTCTTTATTTTGATCTCTTGGTTTATAAAATTGATGGAAAATCAAATGCGGAAATACAAGAATTACTTTTAGAAGATTATGGAACTAAACACTCTGTAGAATATATCTCTTCATTATGGAGAAATAAAATTCCGAAAATGATTGCGGAGCAAGCGCAAAAGGATTATTTAACTTGGTATTATTCTACTCAAGAATATGGACATTGGAAACGTTGTTCCTGTTGTGGTGAATATAAGCTTGCTAATAATAAATTTTTCTCTCGTAATAATACGAGTAAAGATGGATATTATTCTTTATGCAAAGTCTGCCGCAATAAAAAAACTAAGATGCGGAAGGCGGTGAAAGATGAACATGAGTGAAAATAAATGTATCTGTGAGAAGTGCGGAAAGCAGATGGATGAGAAACAATTTTATACATACAAGAGTGGTAAAAAAACAGAGATGTGTAAAAAATGTATGACTATGCATATTAATATTTTTGATCCTGATACATATCTTTGGCTCTTGGAAAAAATGGATGTTCCGTATAGCCCTAAAGAGTGGGCGGCTTCCCGCGATAAAGTTTATGCTAAAGATCCTTTAAAAGCAACTGGAATGACAGTTTTTGGAAGATATTTATCGAAGATGCGGCTGAGGCATTGGAAGGATTTGGGTTGGGCTGATTCTGAAAAGGTTCAAGAGGAAGAGAAAAAGCTTGAAGATCTTAATGAAAATAAAAAAGATCAATCTTATGAAGCGGAAATGAAAGATCGTTTTGAGAGAGGTGAAATTACTGAAGCTCAGTATAGAACTTTAATAAGTGAAGAGACACAATACAGAGAAGTTTTAGATAATGCGGCAGCCGCCTCATCCGATCCAGTCGGCAGTCAAAATTTTTTTAACGAGAATGATTTTATTAATGAAGAAGAATTGCCGAATCCCGCAGATGATTTAACAGAAGAAGATAAAATTTATCTTGCTATGAAATGGGGTAGGCTTTATAAACCAAATGAATGGATAGAATTAGAAAAGAAATATACAGAAATGATGAATTCATTTGATATTCAAGATTCTGATACTCAAGGTACCTTAGTTCTTATTTGTAAGACCTATCTTAAAATGAATCAGGCGATTAATGAAGAAATCGGTCGCCTTAAAACTTTGTGAACCTTATCAGGGGTGTCGTTTATTTAGTTAAATAAACGGCTAACGGTGAACCCTAAGTAGAAATATAAGGGAATACCGTGTCAAGGACATTTTTATTAAATTTATTTTTATTAATTTTTATATTATAGTAAATAATTGAAGAAGGAGATCTTAAAGTATGAGATATTATTATATTTATTTAACTATTAATAGAATTAATAATAAGAAGTATATTGGAAAACACTATGGGGAGTTAGAAGATAATTATTTAGGGAGTGGGACACTTCTTAAAAAAGCTTTTGATAAATATGGAAAAGAAAATTTTTATAAAAAAATTTTATATATTTCAAGTTCAGAAAAAGAAAATTCTGAAAAAGAAATTGAATATATAAAAAAATATAACGCTATTCAAGATGATTGTTTTTATAATATTGCAGAGGGCGGAAATGGTGGCTTTACAACGAAAGGCTATTCTAAGGAAAAAAGATTTGAAGTAAATAAAAAGATTAGTATAGCAAATAGCGGATTGAACCACCCTATGTATGGGAAACATCATTCTGAAGAAACAAAGCAAAAATTAAAAGAATCTTCTTTAGAATATTGGACTCTAGATCGAAGACAAGAAAGATCAGAACAATATAAAGGAGATAAAAATCCTATGTATGGAAAACATCATTCTGAAGAAGCTAAACAAAAAATGAAAGAAAGCGTTATTAAAAAAGGTAAAAATAAAAAAATAGCTAAATTAAATCCAGACTCTTTAGAAATTATTCAAATTTATGATACGATAAGAGAGGCTGAGAGAGATTTAAATGTTAGTCATGGTTATATATCAAGAGCAATTAAAAGCAATTATAAGGCTTATGGCTTTAGATGGAAATTTGTAGAATAAAAATGTCAAGATGTAGAGACTATCGAAAGCAATTAATTATTAATTGATGAGTAGAGTACACTTATTATTGATACATAAGTGGAAGCGCAAAGCACAAATATGATATTTGTGAAGATATAGTCCATACTTAATGAAAATTAAGATTTATTATGCGATGTAGGCGATGTGGAAGGGTATCAAAAATTGTCACGTGTATATGATTCGTTGCGGAAGTCCGCCAAATTTACCGCAGCTCAGAATAAAGAACAAAATAAAGATTTTGTTGATTCTATTGGAGAATTAGTAGCAATGTGTGAAAAAGAAGGCGGTTTTATTCCTCGTTTTGCTACTAGTATACCTCAAGATAAGGTTGATGCTACTCTTGAGGATATGAATAAATATGTTTATAAATTGGTTACTCAAGATTTAGGTTTTGGACGTCAGATTGAAGATGCTTTAAAGAAGATTCAGATTCAAAAAGAAATGGAAGAAGATGAAGATGCTTTAACTTCTATTGAAGATAGTGTAGAATTAGAAGATAAAGATTATGAAAGTTTCTTTAAAGACATTGAAGATCAAAGAGAACAAGATGAACAAAAAATGAAAGGAGATAGTGATCAGGATGCCATTGGCGGACTTGATGACTCTTTCTCTTGATAAAAGTACTAAAAAATATGGATTATCAGAGGAAAGAATTCAAAAACAGATACCTGCTTTAACGGAGGCTTTTTCTTTTTATAGAGAGTATCCAGATATATTTGTTTATGTTCTGTGCGGAGAATCAAATCCTGAGAAGTTTGAACTCTTCTTTTATCAACGAGTCTTCTTAAGGGCGGCAATGCGACATAGATATGCATATGCAACATTCCCGCGTGCGTATTCAAAATCTTTTCTCTCAATCCTTGTTTTAATGCTTCGGTGTATTTTATATCCAGGTTCGAAGTTATTTATAACTACTGGGGGCAAAGAACAAGCGGCTGGAATTGCTCGTGAAAAAGTTGAGGAGTTATGTAAACTTATACCTGGATTTAAAAATGAAATAGACTGGAGACCTGGAAAAACTATAGCTTCCAAAGATATGGTTAGTTATAGGTTTAAAAATGATAGTAATTTAGATATTATTGCGGCAAGGCAGAGTTCTCGTGGTAAACGTAAACATGGTGGATTAATAGAGGAATGTATTCTTGTTGATGGAACTTTATTGAATGAAGTAATTATTCCAACAATGAATGTCTCAAGAAGACTTCCAGACGGTAGTTATGATGATAGAGAAGTGTTGAATAAATCTCAAATTTATGTAACCACAGCTGGATGGAAGAACTCATTCGCATATGAGAAACTCATAACACTTTTAATTCAACAAATTATAGAGCCAGAAGAAGCGATTGTTTTAGGCGGAAGTTGGCGGATTCCCGTAATGGAAGGTCTTTTAAGTAAGACTTTTATTAAAGATCTTAAAATGGATGGTACTTATAATGATGCATCTTTTGCAAGAGAGTATGAGTCTGAATGGTCTGGGGATGCGGAAAATGCTTTCTTCTCCGCAGAGAAGTTTGATAAATATCGAGTATTACTACAACCAGAATATGAATATAGTGCAAGAAATAATAAAAATGGATATTATATAATTGGAGTCGATGTAGGTAGATATAAATGTACAACAGAAGCGATTATAATTAAAGTAAATCCGCAACTACAAGGGGCAGGACTTAAATCTCTTGTAAATATTTATACTTATGATGCAGAAGATTTTGAAGAACAAGCAATTAATCTTAAAAAATTATATTATAAGTATAAAGCGCGGCAGCTGGTCATAGATGCGAATGGTCTCGGTGCAGGTTTGATAGACTTCATGATTAAAACACAAGTAGATCCAGATACAGGAGAGGATTTAATTCCTTTTGGAGTTTCTGGTGGAACTACCCAAGATGCGATTGAACCGTATAAAAAAATTAGAGGTACTGGGGTAGAAGAGAATGCTATGTTCTTAATGAGAGCTAATGCAAATATTAATACAGAAGCACATACTTGTGTACAAACTCAAATGTATAGCGGAAAGATTAGATTTTTAGTAGATGAAAATCAAGCTAAAGTAAAATTAATGTCTTTGAAAAGAGGTCAACAAATGAATGCAGATGAACGTGCAGATTATTTGAGACCTTTTGTGGCAACGACAATACTTAGAGAACAAACTTTAAATTTAATACAAGATAATGAAGGAATTAATATTATTTTAAAACAGTCTTCACGAAGCATTAAAAAAGATAAATTTTCTGCTTTTGAATATGCATTATATTATATTAAACAAGAGGAAGATTTAAAAAAGAAAAGAAGAAAACGTAATATTAAAGATTTTATGTTTTTTAGTTAAAGATAAAAAATTTTTTAATAGAGAAGGACATTTCTTATTAATGTCTTTCTCCATATTTTTAATTACATTGATGAATAAAATATTTTCATTAAAAAGGAGTGAATTAAAGTGAGAAGCAGTCGTGGAGAAATCAAAATTAGTGAAATTTTAGATGCGGCAGGTATTTCTTATAAAGAAGAATATTCTTTTCCTGATCTCCTTAGTATGAGTCATCGACCGTTAAGATTTGATTTTGCGGTTTTTGATGATAATGACGATTTAGATTTTTTAATAGAATATCAAGGTATTCAACATTACACGGCTAAATCAAAATTTGGTGGCGTTCAAGGATTAAAAAAGCAACAATTTAATGATATGAAAAAAAGAGAATATTGTAAAAAACATAATATTCCTCTTGTAATTATTCCTTATTGGGATGAAGCAAGAATGGATTATGATTATATTATGAAGTTAGCTTATGGATGGTAAAATAATTTTAAGAAAATTTTTTACTAGATTCACTTGACAAAAGTTGAAATTTTTGATATACTATTATTAGAAAGGATAAGGTGTTATCTTGAGGAATAGAAAAGAAGAAATTAAGAAAAAAGGTTTTAAAATGACTCCTTTTCAAGATTCACGAGATGATTCGTATAGTCCAAATGTAGATTTTTCAAAAATAAAAGTTGGTATTAAAAGTCTTGAAGATGCAATTTATAAATTAGGAGATTTAAAACAGGCAAATCCTCGTTTAACAGACAAAGATTTCGTTTTAAAAGCTATTAATTCAAATGATATAACTGCTATGAGAGAAATTTCAAATTTCTTTTTTAAAACAAGCGGTATTTATTATAGATTATGTAAATATATGGCATATTTATATAGATATGATTGGATGGTAACTCCTTATATTAATCAAAATCAGAATAATTTAGATAATAAAAAAATTATAGAGAATTTTAATAAAGTTTTAAAATTTTTAGATGAATTTAATATTAAAAGGCTGTTTGGTGAAATTGCATTAAAAGTTTTAAGATATGGTTGTTATTATGGATATTTGGTTGCTCAGAATGATAAAGTCGTTATTCAAGAACTTCCAAGTCAGTATTGTCGATCAAGATTTTTAGTAAATAATCGTCCAGCTGTTGAATTTAATATGAAGTATTTTGATGATTCTTTTAAAGATTCAATTCAAAGAATGAAAATGCTAAATCTTTTTCCTAAGGAATTTAAAAAAGGATATATGGCTTATAGGGAAAATAAATTAGTTCCAGATTTTTCCGGAGATGAATCTGGTTGGTATTTGCTTGATACAAGAAGTGTTATTAAATTTAATTTAAATGGAGAAGATTATCCTTCTTTTATTTCTGTAATTCCAGCTATTATAGATTTAGATTCTGCCCAAGCACTTGATAGAAAGAAAATGGCGCAAAAGTTATTAAAAATTATTATTCAAAAAATGCCAATAGATAAAAATGGAGATTTAGTTTTTGATGTTGATGAAGCACAAGAACTTCATAATAATACTGTTCAAATGCTTGGAAAAGCTATTGGTATAGATGTTCTTACAACTTTTGCGGACGTCGATGTTGCGGATATGGCAGATAAAAATACTACAACAACAGTAGATGAACTTTCAAAAGTAGAAAGAACAGTTTATAATGAGTCTGGTACGGCTCAAAATTTGTTTAATACAGATGGAAATTTAGCACTTGAAAAATCTATTTTGAATGATGAAGCTTCTATGTATAATTTAATTCTTCAATTTGAATCTTTTTTAAATGATTTAATTGAACCTTTTAATAAATCACCTAAGAAAGTTTATTATAAAGTCCAGCTTTTAACAACAACTATTTATAATTATAAAGATATGGCTAAACTTTATAAAGAACAGACTCAATTAGGTTATTCTAAGACGCTTCCGCAAATTGCGCTTGGTCAATCTCAGAGTTCTATTTTAGCAAATGCATTCTTTGAGAATACAATTCTTGATTTAGTTAATGTATTTATTCCTCCACTGATGTCTAGCACTATGAATTCAGATATTTTAAATAAAGAAGCTGCGGCAAGTGGAGAGACTCAAAAGGTAGGAAGAACTGAGAAAGAGAATGATCAAAAAAGTGAAAAAACGATTCAAAATTTGGAAAGTATGAATTAGAGGAGGATTTTTAAAATGCATCAGTCAGTTGCAACAATAGATTCTCCAGAATTTATTAATTTAAAACCATTAGATATAAATCCTTTAATGAGTTCTTGTGAAATAAAAGTTCTTTATCTTGGAGAAAATAGAAATCATACTTTTGTTTCTAAAGAAGTTGCTACAGAAATGGCAAAAACCTTGCGGGGTGCGCCGATTGTAGGATATTATAAAGATGAAAAAGAAGATTATGCAGACCATGGAGAGCAAATTATTATAGATGATGAGGGTATTAAATTTAATTGTTTAACAGTACCTTATGGTTTTGTTGCTCCGGATGCAAAAGTTTGGTTTCAAAAGTTTAAAGATATTGACCATGCAGGTAATGAGATTGAGAGAGACTATCTTATGACGACAGGCTATCTTTGGACTGGACAATTTCCTGAATGTCAAGCAGTTGTCGAGGATGAAGACGGCCGCCCGCAATCTATGGAAATTGATGAAAAAACTCTTGAAGGAGAATGGTCAAAAAATTATAATTCTGGTATGGAATTTTTTATAATAAATGACGGAATTTTTTCAAAGTTATGTATATTGGGTGAGGATGTTGAGCCTTGCTTTGAAGGTTCTTCAATTACAAAGCCTAAAGTAAGTTCTACATTTACTAAAGTAGATGATAATTTTAAAAGAACTTTATTTAATATGATGCAAGATTTAAAATTTGCATTAGAAGGAGGACATAAAATGGAAGATAATAAAGATCTTTCTACTCTTGAGGAAAAAGAGGTTACTACAACCTTCACAGAAGAAAAAGACTCAGAAGAAATTAAACCTTCTACTTCTTTTGTTAAAGAAAAAGAAGAAAAAGAGGATAAAAAAGAAGAGAAAACTTCTGAAGAACCTCAAGAAGAATCCAAAGAAGATACTTCTAACGAAGAGAAAAAAGATAAAGATAAAGAAGAAAAGAAAGATAAGAAAAAAGATGAAAAATATTCTCTTTTGGAAAAAGAAGTAGAGTCTTTACGCACTCAGCTTTCTGAAATGCAAACTGAGTATACTGCATTAAAAGAATTTAAAGCAGAAGTTGAGAATAAAGAAAAAGATGCTTTAATCGAACGTTTTTATATGTTAGATGAAGCAGATAAAAAAGATATTATTGAAAACAAAGCAAAATATAGTTTAGAAGATATTGAAGCTAAGCTTTCTATTATTTATACAAAGAAAAAGCTTTTAGCTGAAAAAGAATCCGAAATACAAGATGTTCAAAAAGAAGATGTTTTAACATATTCTTTAAATGAAGAAGTTTCTTCTGTTCCAGATTGGGTAAAAGCAGTCGAGACAATAGAACAAGAAAATTAATACAGGAGGAATATAAGATATGGCTACAATTAGTAGAGTAGGATTTGGTCAAGTTGAGCCAAATCATCTTTCAGGTATTGTAACTGGTCAAATTTATGCCCAGTTGCCATTAGATACTGAAACAATGGGCGAAGTTCTTGAGAATGGTCGTTTTGCAAAATATGACTATGCTACTGGTAAAGTTAATCTTACTGGTGAGGGAGAATGGATGCTTGTTTATAATGAAGAAAAACTTTATGATGAAAGAAAACAAAGTCATAAAGATTTTGCTATGATTAAAGGTGAGTATATAGAAGGAGTTATTACTCCAAGAATGATTAAAACAAATATTGGAGATATTTATACTACAAATACTTTTGGTGCAGCTAAGACTGACAGCGAAAAGGTTGAGGGTATTGAAATCTCTGAGGGAACTAAAGTTTATATAGATAAAGCAACTGGTTATCTTAGTCTTACTGAGAATACTGAAGGTCCTGTATTCCAGGCAGCAAAAGTTTATACTATGGCTGACGGACAACCTGGTGTAAAATTAGTTAGAATTGCGTAAGAAGGAGGAAAATAAGAATGGCATTAGATAGAAAAAATTTAATTGAATTAGCAAGAGCCAATGCAAAAGCTTCCTTGAATCCTTCTTTTACTTACTCTTTTGGAGATAAGAAGCTTTCAGCAGATGCTATTAATAAAGCTTATATTAAAGAATTGAATGAATTAGGCGGAACTCCACAGGCATTCCGTGAAAATCAAAATTTAATTTATACATTGCTTGAAGTTGGTTTAACAGAAGTGTTACCAGTAAAAGTACTTCAAAGCTATGGTCAATTTGCAGATGTTCAAACATATCCGCAAGGAACAAAACCAGTATTTAAAGTAAACATTAGTGAAGCTTCTAAAAAGCGTGCTAAACAGTTTATAACAAAAGTTGGTTTAGCTGGTAGATATGAAACATTTAAACTTGATGGATACACATTAGAAGTTCCAACAAGCGCTTATGGTGGAGCTGCTAGAGCTGAGTGGGAAGAAATTCTTGACGGAAGAATTACTCTTAATGATTATTATAATATTGTTCTTGAGGGTATGGATGAAGCAGTTTATCGTGAAATTGCAAAATCTTTAAAAGCTGCTGTTACAGATATTAGACCTGCTAATAAAACTCAGCAGACATCATTCGATGAAAAAGAGATGGATAGACTTTTAGCTACAGCTGATGCATATGGAAAATCTACAATTTATTGTACTTTTGAATTTGCATCTACAATGATTCCTCAGGAAGCATGGGCATCTAATACTATGAAAGAGCAACTTTGGAATAATGGTTATTTCTCTTCTTATAAAGGACATAATGTAATTATTCTTCCTCAGTCTTTTGAAGATGAAACTAATGCTAAGAAAGTAATTGATCCTTCTTTAGCTTACATTATTCCTACTGGAGCAGAGAAACCTGTTAAGGTTGCTTTTGAAGGTGCGGCTCAGGTTAAGTCTTTCGAGAATAGAGATTGGTCTACAGAAATTCAGACATATCAGAAACTCGGTGTTGCTACTTACTTAGTAAACCCAGGTATCTGTGTATATGAAAATACAAGTCTCGAATTAGATAATCAATAATATATCTTTTCGGGGAGAATAAGGAATTTTTATTCTCCCCAATTTTTTTATAGGAGATAAAAGGAGTAATTGAATATGGATAAAAATACAGTTATTAAAATAACTAATAGAAATTTTGGAAGAGTTGGTTATAAGATTCCCGAAATGGGCATTCAAAGACAGTTTATGCCAAGAGAAACAAAAGAAATTACTTTTGAAGAATTGGAAAAGTTATCTTTTTTGCCGGGCGGTTTAAAAATTCTTAAAGATTATTTGGTTGTAAAGAATAAAGAGGCGATTGAAGCTTTAAACATTCATATTGAACCAGAATATTTTTATACAAAAGAAGATATAAAACGTCTCTTTGAAAAAGGAACATTAAATGAATTTTTAGATTGTCTTGATTTTGCGCCAGATGGTGTTTTGGATGAAATTAAAGAGATGGCAGTTACAGAACCATTAAATGATATGTCTAAGAGAGAAGCTATTTTAGAAAAGCTTAATTTTAATGTTACCAAAGCGATTGAAATTCAAAATACTAAATTTGATGGAGATAGTGAAGAGTCGACTGAGAAAAAGGCTCCAAAGAGAAGAGCGATGGCTCCAAATATTGACGAGACGGGTCGCCGCACCTCTGCTCCAAAATATAAAGTAGTTGATACAAAATAAATAAATATGGAGGTGTATTATGAGCAATCAAAAAATAACACCTTTCTCAAAAGTTTATGATAACTTTTTAAGCCGAATTACAGAGGATATGTATATGGAATTGACAGAATTGGATACTTTTCGTCTCTTGGAAGAATTATTGATTTCTGCAATTCCAAAATTTGAATTTCCTCGTGTTAATATTAATAGTTATGAATTAGAAGGCATTGATGATGTAGAAAAGTACTCAGGAGTTGAGAGTAATCATAAAGAAGTCAATGCCATTATTTATAATGATGGATATTTCTTAAATTTTTTAACCCAAGAAGAGATAAATATTCTTTCTGTTTATATGGTTGTTGAATGGTTAGGACAACAGTTAGCTAGTATAGAAAATACGCGATTAAAGTATTCAGGTAGTGATTACAAGTTTACCAGCCAAGCCAATCATATGTCCAAAGTTTTAGCTTTAAAGAAAGACTATGAGAGAGAAGGTTTTCATCTTCAAAGATTATATAAAAGAAGAAAACCTGATGAAAATGGTATTATGAGATCTACTTTTGGTCAAATTATGCAAGAGCCAAATTATAAAATGCCTGCGGCGGGAGGCGGTTCCGGAGGCTCATCTTCGTGTTGTAAAGAAACTATCGAGCATTGTGATGAAAATACTAAGAATACTATTAAATATATAGACAAGGCTTTAACTTGGGAAGCAATGAGTGAAGGAGATTGAATATGATTATTAAATATAATATTGATATAAAAGATTCTTCACTTAAAAATAATTTAAAAAGACTTACTAATCAAATTTATAAATTGCTTCCTAATAGAGAAGAAGATATTGATTGGCAAAAACCTTTAGAGACAATTATTGAAGAATTAGCGGGAATGAATTCTTTATTTCTCGACCATCAAGAAATTTTGTTTTCGCTACTTTGTAAGTTAGAAGGTTTATTTAGTTTAACAGGAAAAGATGATTTTTTTCTATTTAGAAGAATTATTTTTGAATGTTTAAGCTTAATGAATGGATTAAGTGTAGCATGTCTGGGTTAGAGAATTTAGAAGCTAGACTAAACTACAGAGGAGGGGCTGCCGCACAAGATAGAATGATTAAAGATAAACTTCAAACTTTAAGAAAAGCTTTATTATATTCTTATCAGGCGGAAACCGCAGTTCTTCCAGATGGTCGAGAATTTAGATGTTTAATTAATAATAATAAATTAAGTACGGACTATGATGAAAAAATTATTTCTATCCCTTTTGAGGATATTTGTTTAAATAGTAAAAGAGTTGGAAAAACCTCTGAAGGAATAGTTCCAACAAATATTGCGGCTGGACAAGTTTTTGAATGGAAAAGAACTAATACTTTTTGGATTATTTATTTACAGCACTTAGAAGAAAGTGCTTATTTTAGAGGAAGTATTAGAGAGTGTAATGGAGAAGCGGAAATTGGAGATAAAAAATATAAAGTTTATTTACGAGGTCCCGCAGAAACAGAATTACAATGGAATCAAAAAAGTAATATCTCATGGAACGATATTAACTATTCTCTTATTGTTTATATAACTAAAAATGAAGAGACAGAACAATTTTTTCATAGATTTACTAAAGTTAAGATAGATGGAAAAATGTGGGAAGTTGCTGTTGTAAATTCTTATTATGGAAATGGTATTCTTAAAGTATGCTTAAATGAATATTATAATAATGAAATGGAAGAAAAACAGCAAAAAAATAATATTCCAGAGATTGATACTTCTAAACCTTATATTAGAGGAGATTTAAAAGTTCATCCCTATGATATTATTACTTATAATATTGAAGGAATGGATGGCGGTCAGTGGTTTATTGATAATAAAAAAGCAAAAATTTTAAATATTGATGGAAATAGTGTTATAGTTGAAATTCTTACTGGAAAAAGTGGAGAATTTAATTTAATTTATAAAAAAGAAGATAAAGAAGTTAAACAATTAATAAAAATTGTTTCTTTATAGAGATAAAAGGAGTTTTTAAATGAAGAGAGATTTAGTTTCAACAAAAAAGATTATTTCTTCTTTTCTCTCTTGTGAGAAAGATTTTGAAGAAATTTTAAGGAAGCTCTTCATAGAGAATAGACCTCATAGTGATGAATTAAAAAGGTTATTAATTATTAATACAAAAGATTGTTTAGATGATAAAACGAATACAGCTTATTTAGAAAAACTTAAAACCATGTCAATAGCCAGATTGAGAGAAGACGGTTATATCAAATTAGAACCAAAAATTTCAATTCCAGAACATGAAGAGGTTAAATCTTATATTTTAATAAGTTTTGATAATTTTTTCCCAAATGCAACAAATCCGCAATTTAGAGATTGTACTGTTACTTTTGATATATTATGTCATACTGATTATTGGGATATTGGAAATTATCGTTTAAGACCTTTAAAGATTGCTGGCTATATTGATGGTATATTAAATAATGCTAGATTATCTGGGATTGGTACTTTTCAATTTGCGGGTTGTAATGAACTTGTTTTGGATCAAACTTTTTCTGGATATACTTTAATGTATAAAGCTATTCATGGTAGTGATGATATAATTCCGAATAAGGAAGGCTAATATGCTTAATGATTTACTATTAATGTCAGGTATTGAAGTTCCTTTTGCGGAAGCTGGTGTTAATATTCATCAACCTACTTTAAGAGAAATTGCTTATGTGGGTGAAGAAAATTTTTTTATAGGCTGTGAATTTTTAAATTTTTCTAAAGATATTTTATCAGATGAGGACAAAAGTCATTTAGAGAATACCGATAATTTTGAAGTATTTATGTCAATAATGGTAGACAGGAAAACTGTTGGATTGCAAAGAGGTAGACTTTGTGCAATCATTGTTTTAGGGATATTATTTCCTAATTATAATATTAAATTCTCTTTAGATAAGATTATCTTAGAAGAGAAAGACGAAGAAACTGGTAAATCAGTTGAGCATTATATTAATAAAAATAACTTTGAAAAATTTAAAAAAATCATTGTTGACATTTTTTGTTTAAATAGGGGTTCAGAGGAAGCCACTAATTATAATCCAAAAGGAAAACAAGCAAAAGCTATAGCTGAAAAGTTAAAAAAAGGACGCCAAAAAGCAGCAGAGATAAAAGGCAATAGTCAAAAAATTTCTTTATATAGTAGATTTATTTCTATTGTTTCTGTTGGGTTGTTTAGAAGTATTAATGATCTTTTAGACTATACTTTATATCAACTTTTTGATACTTACGACAGATATGAATTAAAAGTTTCTTTTGATTTTTATATGAAAGCTAAATTAGCTGGAGCTAGTGGTATGGATGAACCAGAACATTGGATGAAAGAGATTCATTAGAATCTTTTTAAATAAGTAGTTTTTTATAAAAAATTATTGAAAAAAATTCAAGGAGGAAAACGAATATGAAATTCGGAAGCCGAGAGATTTGTAATGTTGTTTTTAAAGCAAAATCAAATGTAAAAATTGGCAACAAAGAATTTAAAAAGGGCCAACCCGTTCTTTACATTGATACAGCAAAGACTTCTACCATGGAAGGCGCAGCTACTACAGTGTATGCAACAGGTGGACGTGGTAACTCACGACTCATCGCGTGGGAAGGAGAAAAAACATTGACTTTCACCGTTGAAGATGCCCTTCTCTCCCCGATAGGTTTCGCTATTCTGTCTGGAGCTGGTTTGTTTAAAGGTTTAGCAACTGAAGAAATTCACTATCATACAACAACAATGGCTTACAGCGATGCAGATGAAATTGATTTAACAGATGCTCTTGAAGCAGAAGAGAAAATTTGTGCAACAGCACCTATCTATGCTATTGTAGCAGAGGAAGATGGCTCTATTACAGGTGAAATTATTGATGGTTTAAAAGTTGATGCTACCGGTAAGAAATTAACAAAATCTGGAATCGAAGCTGGAAAGACTTTATTTATTGATTATTATGTAAATAAGAAAGCTAATACAGTTTCTGAATTACAGATTGATGCAGAGAACTTTGCAGGATATTATTATGTTGAAGCAGATACATTGTTTAGACGTCAGAATGATGGTGTTGATTTGCCAGCTAACTTAACATTCCCTAATGTTAAGATTCAGTCTAACTTTACTTTTGCGATGGCTAGTAGCGGAGATCCAAGTACATTTACTTTTACGATGGATGCGTTCCCTGGTTACACATATTTCAATCCTACAAAGAAAGTTCTTTGTGCTATGCAGATTCTTGATGATGCGGAAGCTACTGGAGAAACAATTTCTACAGTATTCCCTCATGCAGAAGCAGAAGATTATGATTCTTTTGTAGACAGCGTTCCAAAAGATCAGGGTTAATTAGTTTAGATTTAGAAGGCAGGATAGAAAAAATCCTGCCTTTTTTTGTTTTTATAAAGGTAATTTTAAAGAAGGGATAAACTATGAGTGTATTAGGAGATTATGTCCATTTATGGTATTCTAGTTATGAAAAATATGGAGTAAATAAATATAAGCAATCTGGGAAACCTAGTTTAGAATCTGTTTTAGCTAAACAGAGACGACTAAATCAAGATAGAATAGATTCTTTACCAGAAATTGATTCAAGTGTATTAGAAGAATTAAAGACAAGAGTAAAGAAGAATCTTTCTACTGGTAAAAATTTAGTCTTATTAAATGAAAATTTAGCTGAGAATACGGAAAAATTAATTGATACTTTTAAAGGTTTTTTAGAAGAAAATGTCACAGCGGCAGAATCTTTAGGAATTAAAAATAAAGTTGATGATTTGGATTTTGATAAATCAAGAGTTAAAGTTGAAGAAGCTAAAGACGCTAGAGATAAATTATATAGTGCTTTAAGAACGGCAGAAAAAAATTTTAATAGTGGAAAACCTGTTCAAAAAATAACAATAGATACAATTATTAAACATTTCAATAATTTTTTTAAAGCTATGGGAGCTGCACAAAAAGAAGGCGGAGTAAGTTTATTAACACCAGAGCAAATTAAAAATACAAATGTTACAGACGCAATAAGATTATTAGTTCAAGATATTTCTTTTGCAGAAGCACATAAAGCTACTATAAAAGGAATCGTTGGAGAGACTACTGTTCAAATTTGTCGCGATGAAGGATATAATTTGGCTTCAAAAACAGTTTATAAAGAGATAAAAAAAGATATTAAGGGTAGTGATGTTTCTTCTTTTCAGGTAATCGAGTCACAGGTTTCATCAGCCGTTGCAAAAGAATATAGTAAAATTACGAAAGACAATATTTATAAAGTTAAAAGTTCTCAAAATAAAGTTGATGTAAGTATTACGGTTAATAAAGCACCTTTAAATATCTCTGTTAAGAATTATTCTTCTTCTAGTAATGGTAAAATTACTGTTAGTTTACAAGATGCTAATTTCTTTACATCTTTAGTAACAACAGTAGATGATTTTGCAAATCATTGGTTAAATCTCCATGTGGCAAATAGGAAACCTTTTTCCATAAACAGAGATGTAGAAGAAGCTTTAGGTGATCATATCAAGTATGAAGCATTAGTATCTGGAAACTTATTAAAACAAAATATAGATTTAACAGATACTTTTTTAGCTATGGACTCAAATAAAGGATTGGTTTATGCGGTATCTACAAAAGATATTTTAAAAGGAACCGCAAAAGGTTCAAGCATTTATTTTTCTAATAAATCAGATTTTGAAAATTGGCGTATTAAAAATGATAAAGAATCAACTTGGGCTAGACGTATTGCTAAAATATTAGTTCAGCTAAGACAAAGTTTAATTCATGTTATGATGAATGTTCAATTAGAAGAAGTTTAAAACTTGACAAAAAAGAAAAATTTTGGTATAATAAAAATATAAGAGATAAAAGGAGAATTAAATAATGACAAAAGTTAGTTATGCAAATTTAAAACTTAAAATGAAAAGTGATATAAAAACTTTTGATTTTGAAGGACAGACTATTGAAGTTAAACAATATCTTCCAATAGAAGATAAATATGATTTAATTATGATTACTCTTCAAAAAGCTTTAGAAGATGGTATTTTTAATCCTTTAAAAGTAGATTTATTTTTTCATTTAAATATTATATATCTTTATACAAATCTTTCTTTTACAGATAAGCAAAGAGAAAATGAAGAAAAAATTTATGATGCATTAGTTTCAAATGGAATTATGGATAAGGTAATTGAAAATATTCCAACAGAAGAGTATGATATATTATTTGAATATATTGAGAATATTAAAGAAGATACCTTAAAATATAAAACTTCTGCGGGTGCTTTGTTACAGGGTGTAATTCAAGACTTACCTAAACAAATGGAAGCTGCTAAGAAAATTATTGATACTTTTGATGAAAATAAATATGCGGAGGTTCAAAGCTTTGCGGCTGCCGCAAATGGAAATAGACCAATCGCTATTGATAAAATTGATAAAAAATAAAGCTTGGGTAATTTAAATTAATGTACTTACCTCTATTATCATATAATGATAGTAGAGGTATTTTTTTATGCATAAAAATATACAAGGAGGTAAAAGGAATTATGGCTGGTGCCAATATTAATTTTAAAATCGGATATACTGTCGACAAATCCGGTTTAAAAGATGTTGAAAACTCATTAAGATCTTTACAAAAAATGGGTCTTAATGAATATATGGATTTAAATAGAAGTTTAAATATGAAAGAAGCAAATAGCAATTTGAATGAATTAAAATCAACGATTGCTTCTATTAGAACTTCTTTTGCAAATTCTTTTAATTCTAGTTTAGGTTCTTTCAATACTGCAAAATTAAATAATGACCTTCAAAAAATTGGTATTGATAAAATATATACTCAATTTAAAACAATGGGTGCTTCTGGAGAAACTGCTTTTAGAATGATCGCATCGGAAGCTCTTTCAACTAATCTAAAATTAAAAGACACAAGAAATCTTTTAGATGAAATGGCAGATACTTTTGCTAGTACTGTTAAATGGAATATCGCTTCTTCAGCAATGAATGTTTTACAAAGAAACGTTCAAGCAGCTTATAATTATGTTGTAAAGCTTGACAGCTCTTTAAATGATATTCGAGTTGTAACTGGAAAATCTGCTGATGATATGGAAAGATTTGCTCAAAAAGCAACAGATGCAGCAAAAGAATTATCTGCAAGCACAAGAGATATTACAGAAGGAGCTTTAATTTATTATCAACAGGGTGATAATGATGCCGATGCTTTAGCAAAAGCTAAAATTACTCAAAAAGCCGCAAATGTATCTCAAATAGATACAGCTGATGCTTCTGAATATTTAACAGCTGTATGGAATGGTTATCAAGTAGCAAATCAGGCTGCGGAAGAGGGTATGCAAGTTTATGAAGAATATGTAGATAAGCTTGCGGCTGTGGCAGCTACGACTGCATCTGATCTTGAAGAATCTTCTGTCGCAATGTCTAAGGTAGCGTCTGCCGCAAATGCGATGGGAGTAGATTTTGATCAGTTAAATGCTCAGATTGCTACTATTGTATCTGTAACACGTCAAGCGCCAGAGAGTGTAGGTACTGCATTAAAAACGATTTATGCTCGTATGGGAGATTTATCTATTGAGGGTGGTACAGATGAATTTGGTGTTAGCTTAGGAGAGATTTCTGGTCAATTAGAGCAAGTTGGTATTCATATTTTAGATGAAAATAACAATTTAAGAGATATGGGTACTGTGATAGAAGAGGTTGCTGCCAAGTGGCAGAATTGGACGGAAGCTCAACAACAATCAGTTGCTATTGCCATTGCTGGTAAACGTCAATATAATAATTTAATATCTCTTTTCAATAGTTGGGATATGTATACCGATGCTTTAAATACATCTAAGAATGCTATGGGAACTCTTCAAGAACAGCAGGATATTTATGAAGAGAGAACAACTGCACATGTTCAAGAATTGACAACAGCTTTTGAAGATTTATATGATTCTGCTTGGGATTCTGATGTTTTTAAAGGAGTTGTTGATACTTTAACTGGTATCATAGATATTTTTTCTTCTTTTGTGGATAGTATCGGTGGAGGATCAAAAGCTTTACTTTATTTTGGTTCCGTGGCGACTTCTGTTTTTAATAAACAATTAGCAAAAGGTTTTTCTTCAATAATACAAAATAGACTTGATAAAAAAAATAATAAAAAACTTTTAGATGAAGATATAGATACTGTTAAGAATTGGGCTGTAAGTGAAGGCGCGCAAGATAAGGTTGTAGGCTCGATAGTAGAGAGACAAAGAAGAGCGCAAGATTTTTATAAAACTTCGACTCCCGAACAAATTAATGAATTAAATCAAGCAAATAAAGAAACTGCACAAGCAGAAATTAGACTTGAAGCTTGGAAGCAAAAATTAAAAGAAGCTTATGATATATATGTTTCTTTTTCTAATGAAAAAGATAAACTTAGTCAAGAAGATTTTTTTAATGAAAAAGGTACTTTAGCATTTAAACAAACTTTAAGAGAAATAAAAAATCTTTTAAATGAAATTGATACTTCTGAAATTAAAGGTGATTTAGAAAGTGGAAATTACCATGTTGGAAATAAAACTCAAGTAAAAAAGAATTACGCTTCTAGTATAAATGAATTATTTAATAAAGCTACTAATTTAAAGAATAATTATTCTGACATTTTGAGTAAAGGGGTTCAAGAATCATTAGATGCTGCTTTATTACAAGAATTCAATGGTAAAAATATTTTTACGGAAAAAGGGCTTTTTGGAGGAGCTTCTAATAAATCAATATTATTAAATCAAGCTTTGAATGATAAGGGTGATATACAAGAAAATGAAGCTGGACAAAAACTAATAGAAGTTTTAGATTCTTTAATTGATGCAATAGAGTTAGCAAGTGATGAAATTGAGCGACGTGCTGAAGAAACTGGACATACGAGAGAAGATGAAGGTGCTGATAAGCCAGGACAGCCTTCAAAATCTGAGAAATATAATAAAGAATATGAGAATGCTGAGAAAAAAGGCAAAAATCTTGAAGATAATCGAGATATTCAAAAGAAGGCAGCAATGTATACTTCTCTTGTTTCAGGAGCTATGCAAGCCATCTCTTTAATGACTACCATTAATAGTCTTTATGATACCTGGAGAGATAAAGATGTATCAACAGGAACTAAAATTACTCAAACATTTCAAGCTATTGGTGGTCAAATTTTAGGTATTCTTCCTAATATAAAGAATTTAAAAGATAGTTTTAAAACACTTGGCGAATCTTGGGGAATGAGTGCAAGTCAAGTTGCAGGAGCTATGATTGGAGTTACTGCGGCGATAGGTCTTGTTGTTTTTGCTATTAATCAGTACGAGCAAGCTGCTAAGAAAAGACTTGAAACAGCAAGAGCTGAAAGAGATGAGGCTCTTGCAAAAAATGAAGAACTTCAAAAAACAGAAGATTTATATAAAACTTATGAAAAAGCTTATGCAAGTTATCAAGAAACAGGAGAAGGAAAAAGTGAATTAGTAACAGCAACAGGTGAATTATGTACTGCTCTTGGAGAAGAAATTGATAATGTTGCTTTATTAGCTGATAATTATGAGTTATTAAATAAAAGAATTCAAGAAAATAGAAAAGAAAAATTAGAATCTTCTTTAAATGATTCTTCTGTTGGCGTCGAAAGTGGACAAAGTGCTTTACAGCAAAATGTAGGTAGTGGATTTGATGATAGTATTATTGAACTTGGAAGTTTTAGCAATACAGGAAAAGATAAAGAGGTTCTTGACTTTTTAAAAAAGAGATTTGAAGAAGAAGGAATTGCTTTTTCTGCTAATGAAGATCCAAGAGCGAATGCTACATCTTTCAGTCTTAGAGATTTGGCAGATCCAAAAGATTTTGCAAGAGCTTGGAAAATTTTATCTGAGGCTTATAGTGAAATTGGTGGAGATATAGAAGATGCTACTACTTCTAAAGGATATAAAAAAATTGGAGAATTATTAGCTGAAGGCAAAGAGGATTGGGATAAAACACTTCAATTAATGAATGAAACAGATGATATTGCTACTAATCTAACACAGTCTTTATTATCTTCTGAAAATAATTTAGATATTGAAAGTATTGATTCTGTAGATTCTTTAGATGCATATAGAAAAAAATTTATTGAAAAACTAAGACAGCAAAGAGGTTATGGTAAAAATGAAAAAACTGACGAAGAAATTTCTGAACTTGTAGACCAATATTTAAAAGGTTTTGATAATGTTGCTCAATATGTTGAATCTTTAGATTTAAAAAATAAATTTATTGAAATATTTAAAGATGAAGAAGGTAATCTTTCAAAAGAGGCTCAGAGCTTTCTTGATGAAGTTCAAGAAAGTAATAATTGGTCTTTATTAGCTACGGTTGAAATAGATGAGGATTCTTCGATAGAAGCAATTAAAGCAGGATACGAAGCAGCTAAAAAGCAAGCAGAAGTAGAATTGGCTCCAACTAATTTAAATTCTATTGGTAATGTCGTTGATTTTTATAATCGTGATGAATCTAAAAAAGTTACTAAATCAGAGCAAGAAGAGTTTGATAATTCTTTAGGGGACATAGAGTCATATTTAAAAGCAACTGAAGGTATTAAAGGGTTGGCTTCTGCATGGGATGAATTTAGAGTTGCTCAAGAAATGGGTTCAGCCGCCGCAATAGAATATCTTCAAGATTTAGCTAGTCAAGAAAATCACTATGCTGAAAAAACAATAGATGATTATACGGAACTTTATACTCTTCAAGAAGACTCTTTAACAAAAAGACAGGATGATTTGAAGAATGCGAAAGAGGAATTAGAATCAAAAATTGAGAAAGGGGCTTCTGCATTTGATTCAGCTGAAGAGTTTGAAGATGCTAAAAAGAAAGTTGAAGAATATACCGCTGAAATTAATAATTTAGAGGTTGAAATAACCAATCTTCAAGATAAACTTGATAATGGAAATTTTCAGTTTGATGTTGATATGGGCAATACTGATGAAATATTGTCTGTTGGGGATGTTATTCTTTCACAATCTGAAAAAATACAACAAGGAGCTGAATTAATTGGAGAAGGCTATCGAGTTGCAGCAAGTGATATAGAAGCTTTAAATAATATCTTTCCAGGGATTATGGATAATGCTAGTTGGCTTGCAGATGGAACAGTTCAATTAAATCAAGAGACAGTACAAGCTCTTTTAGGAGATCAAGAAGCAATTTTAAATGGCGATACTCAGGTTGCTATTGCAAAAATAGATAATCAAATACAGACTCTTACAGCAGCAAGAAATTCTGCTCAAGCAGAATTGGATTTAGCTCAAGTGTTAGCTCAAGGTGAAATGGATTTAACTAAAGAGCAAATAGAAAAAATTTCTGGCGCAAGAGCGGCTTTAACTCAATATCTGATGGATATCGGAAAAGATGAAAAAACTGCTAATGAAGCTGTTTTAGCTGCAATGAGTGGAGATATGGATACTTATCAGAGTCTTGTAGGAGATGCTGGATTGAATATAGCCCAGAATCTCGCAGCTGCATATGCAAGTGCAGCAAACTCAAGTGCTACAAATACTTCATCTATGATTAGTAATTTTAATGATGTTATTATAGCAGCGAAAAATGCTTCAGCTGCCATAGCGACTGGGCAAGGCAATACTAAAGATACTTCAACCAAAGGTGGAGATAGCTCTTTTAATTATTCTAAAAAAGGCGCTTTGAATGGTTTTGTTGGTACAGCGACTTCTAATATAACAGCTAAGAAACCCAATATTGATGCATGGATCTCTGATTTAACATTACAAACTAAGCAATATGATCGGGCTATTGACAAATTAGGTGTATTAAAATCAAAACTTTTAGCTAATCAAAAAAATGCTCAAGCCGCTTTGCATGGTGCCGCATCTGGCGCGGGCGGTAAAAAGAATACTGGTAAAGGCTCTGGCTCTGGGTCTGGCTCTGGAGGCTCAGGTAAAGATAGTGAAAAAGAAGCTGACCATATTGATCAACTTGAAGATGAGGCTGATACTTATCATGATATTGATCTTGAAATATCTCAGATTGAAACGAGTTTAAAACGACTTCAAGATAGACAAGAAAAACTTTCTGGAAAAGATTTAATTGATAATTTAAATAAACAATTAGAAGTATTAGAAAAACAGAAAAAAGCATATCAAGATAAAATTGAATTAGCAAGAATGGAATTGGACGTTCTTAAGGAAGCACTTGCCGCACAGGGTGTAACATTTGCAAGTGATGGTTATATTTCTAATTATTATAGTGCATTACAAGCTAAACTCAATCATACTAATGAAGTTATTGCTAAATACAATAACATGTCTGCAACAGAACAGGAAGCTTTTAAAGAAACTGTTGAACAAGCAAAAGAAGACTATGAAAATTTTAAAGACCAAATTGAGTCTTATGATAAGCTTATTTCAGACACCATTCCAGACTTAGAAGACCAAATTCAAGAAGCTACTGATAAACAAATTGAACTTCAGATTAAAAAGTTTACAATGGAAATTGAAGTTCGATTAGAGATGGCTGAAGCCGAACGTAAATTTAATGAGTTTAAAACAAAAGTAATAGATGGACTTAGTGAGGATGATATTTTAGGAAAAACTAAACAAAGTCTTGATGATTTATTATCTTATTTTAATACCAATAAAACAGGAATTGGACCAGTTCAATCTTTAACAGATCAATTAAATGGTACCTTAGAAGAATTAAAACAAATAGAAAGCGGCGGCTGGGCTAATAATTATGGCGATAACCAAGCACAAGCTTTAGAAGATTTAAAAACTTATTATGAACAGTTAATGGATCAATTAGGTGAAGTTCAAGATTTGGTTGATAGTATTAAAGAATCCTATCTTGATATGATTGATGAAGCTGTTGATGCTTTTGATAAACAAGTTGATCAATATGAGTATATTAATGATTTACTTGTTCATGATATTGATTTAATTAAATTGCTTTATGGTGAAGATGCTTACTCTGAAATGGAGAAGTATTATGGTCAAATTGAAAATAATAATAATAAAGAATTAGATTTTCTTAAGAAACGTGTTGCTTATGCTTATGAAATGATGAATGCGGAAACCGACCCAGAAGCGAAAGAAAAATGGCAAGAAGAATGGGAAGAGGCATTAGGCTCTTTAAATGATAAAGTAAATGATGCTTTACAGAATATTGTTGATAAATATGTGAATAGTATCAATAAAGTTTTTGATGAATTAAATAAGAAAGTAACAGGTGGATTAGGATTAGAGTATGTAAATGATGAGTGGGATTTAATTAATAAAAATGCAGATGCTTATTTAGATACTATTAATGGAATGTATGAGATTCAAAAACTTGAAAATAAATATTTAGACGCTATTGATCAAACTGACAACATTGCAAATCAACAAAAGTTAAATGATTTAATGAATGAACAATTATCTATGTTAAAAGATAAAGAAAAATTAACTCAATATGATGTTGATAGAGCAAATGCTTTATATGAAATAGCTTTAAAAGAAATTGCTTTACAAGACGCACAACAAAATAAATCTAAGATGCGGCTGCGGCGAGATTCTCAAGGTAATTACAGTTATCAGTATGTATCAGACCAAGATAGTATTGCTCAAGCACAGCAAGATCTTATTGAAGCTCAAAATTCTTTATATAATTTAGATAAAGATAAATATAAACAAAATCTTGACAGTATTTATAGTACTTATTCAGAATTTCAACAAAAATTATTAGAACTTTATTCTGACCAAACAATTAGTGCAGAAGAAAGACAACAGAAAGAAGCTTTATTAGTTGAGCAATATGGTGAATTAATTAATGGATTAGTTGAACAGAATGAAAATATTAAAAATAATTTAAGAGAATCTGCATTTGATTCATTAGCTAATATGTATGAGGTTGATGTTGATAATTTTAAGAATATGTCTAATGAAGAGCAAGACATTTTAATGAATAGTTTAATTCCGCAATGGGAGTCTGGAATACAAAAGATGACTGATATTTTTGCGGGAGATGGCGGTTTTATTCCTTCTTGTTCTGAAGCTTTTGATAAGTTAAAAGAACTTACAAAAGATTATCAAGATTCTTTAAATGAATTAGAAAGTTCAGCTGGTATTAATTTTGATTCTATTTCTTCGGGATATGATAATACAATTTCTCAAGTTGAGAATTTAATTGATTCAAATGATGAATTAATTGATAGATATAATCAACAGATAGATGCAATTCAGACAATAATTAGTCAAATGGATACTTTAATTTCTAAATATACAGCTGCTAAGAATGAGGCGATTGCCGCAACGAAAGCTGCTTATGGTTATTGGCAGGCAGAACAGACTAAAAAAACTAATACTGGTACAGGCGGCAGTGCAAGCCCAGGAACTACAGGGTCTAATTCTAGTTCTACCACAAATGGATCTTCTTCTACAGCAGGGTCTTCTGGTACGAGCGGAAGTTCTAGCACTGGAACTACAGGATCTAGCTCTAGTACTTCTAAAGCAAACGCCGCCGCAGGTGGAGATGGAGTTCCTAGAGTTGGAGATGTTGTTACTTATACAGGTGGTCTTTATTATTATGATTCATATGGAAAACCGCCTACAGGGAGTAGAGGTCCAGGTAAAAAAGTAACCATCGTCCGCATTAATGAGAAAGCTCCTTATCCTATTGCAGTTAAATCTACAGATTCTGCATATGGATGGTTAAAGAAATCTCAAATAACTGGTTATGATACAGGTGGCTATACAGGAGACTGGGATGATGAAGACGGAAGACTTGCTTTGTTACATAAGAAAGAATTAGTACTTAAAGATTCTGATACAGAGAATATGCTTTCCGCAGTAAAAATGGTAAGAGGAATGGGTAGTTTATTAGATTCAATAAATCAGTCTATGCAAAGCAGAATGTCTGGATTATTATCTTATCTTACTTTTGCGACAAATAGTATTTCTAGTATACCTAATAACTCTAATCCTCTTGAACAGAATGTTCATATTGATGCAACATTCCCGAATGCTACAAATTCAAAAGAAATTGAAGACGCTTTTAATAATCTTATTAATGTAGCATCTCAAAGAGCCTATGATAATAGAAGATAGGAGAGAGGGTAATTAGCCCTTTCTCTTATAATTTGACATTATAGAAATATTATGTTATAATAAGAGAGAAAAGGAGAAAAAATGAATACATCAATAGAAAAAAATATATGTGAAGCTGTTGATATTATTGTTAAAAAAGCTTTATCAGAAGCTTCTTATGATAAAACAATTCAAGCGACAGTTATAGAATGTGTTGATGCTCTTACTGGAAAATATAAAATCCGGTATCAAGATAGTATCTTTTATGCATATTCTAATAATATTGATACAACTTATAATAAGAATGCTTCTGTTTATGTATTATTTCCTGGAAATGACAGCTCTAAAGATAAGACTATTTTAGGAACTGTTAAAAATCTTGGACTGAATTATAATATTACAATAGAAGATAAAGATGCTTATGAAATAAATGGTAATAATGTTATTTCGTCATCTTCTACTTTTGGATTAAGTTCTTATCGAAAAAATACTTACACAAAAGTTCTTTATCATAAAGATTTTACAGAAGAACAAAATTTAATTAAACTAAATAAAACTTCTATTGAACAATATATTAAGACTTCTAAAAATATTAAGTGTAGTGCAAAAATACGAACATCTTTAGAATTAAAACAGCAATTTAGAGGTAACTATGGGATTATCTTTGCTTTTGATTTTATTGATAATGCTTCTGAAGAGTTAGTTACTAGATACTATACTTTAGATGTTGATAAGATGATAGGAAATCCCTATAAGCTTATTACAGAAACAATTCAATACGGTATTTTTGAAATTGATAACCTTAATTTTAAAGAAGTCAATTATATTAGTTTATTTACTTATAATTTTCCTATCACAAAAGAGGAAAGTGAATGTATTGATGATATATTTATAAAGGATATTGAATTATGCGGAGTGAATAAATTAAAGGAAGATGATATTAGTAATTATAGTTTAACTTTTACTACTCCACAAGGAATTTATTTTGGGGAGGGTTCTTTAGATACTGATACTTTATCTGTACAAGCGGTTGTGAGAATTAAAAATAAAGTTTTAGAAAGCACTTCTCAAGGGTTATCTTTCTATTGGTTTAGCAAAAATGTTGGAATCACTTCTGGAAGTCAATATTATAATAAGTATGGCGGACAGGGGTGGAAATGTTTAAATCAATTCAATATTATTGCGGCGGCCGGTGAAGGAGAGGAAGATCTTGTTGAATGGATTCCTGGCTCAGATAAGATAGATATAAAGAAAAGTGATGTCTTATCTAAAGAAATTACCTATAAATGCGTGGCTGTCTATCAAGGTTCAATAATCTCTAAAGAAATTATTATAAAGAATCTTGTATCAGAATTTGATTTATCAATAGTTTCTGACAGTGGAACTGAATTTTATTATGATATTGGTAGACCAACTTTAAAATGTCTAATTAATGGTGGAGAAAGACCAGATTATACTTATTCCTGGAGTGTTACTGATAATAACGGAACTTTTCAGTCTTTAGCGCCGACCGCCGCATTAAATGAAGAATATCAAAAAACAAAAATAGAATATGATAACTTATCTTCTGCTATTGAGTCAGAATTAGTATCGTATGAATTGAATAAAGATAAACTAGAAGAATTAAAAAATAAATTAGATATTTTAGATAATGAATTTAGAGTTGATGGAAATACTCTATATAAATTGAATGTTAATACAATTACTAATTTCAGTCTTTACTCTTGTGCAGTTTATAAAGATGAATTATATTTAGGTACAGTATCTCTTACGCTTACTAATTCTTTTGAAACAAAAAATGGATATAGCTTAGTTATAGAGAACGGTTCAAAAGTTTACAAATATGATGAAAATGGTATAAGTCCAGCTAGTAAGTCACTTGATTCTCCTATTGAGATAAATGCTTTAACTTTTAGTATATATGACAATAAAGGTAATAGACTTGATGATGAAGTTACTCGACATTGTGATATTTTATGGACAGTTCCAGATTCAGATAGTATGATTAAAATTTCCAATGAATATCCTGTTTCAAAAGTTGATTTAATTAATAAAACAAAAAGTTATAAAGATATTATGTCATTAAGCTATTTTATAGAGGATAGATATAATATTAATAAAAATAGAAATACTATTACTTTAAATGTAGTTTATAAAGATTTAATTTTAATGGCAGAGACCGATTTCCTTTTTATTAAAGAAGGAGAAAGTGGAACTAATGGAACTGATATAGTTTGTAGAATTATTCCTAATATTTTAAGTGGAGACGCAGCTCCTCAAATTCCAATGGTAACTGAATTTAAAAATGGTAGCTATGAGTGGAATTATACGCCAGCCGCCGCAAGCAAATATTTTAAAGTTCAGTTATGGAAAGATGGAGATAAGATATTCGATAATACTGAAACAGGTTTATCAGCAGATGGTAAAGATGTAATTGTAAATTGGAGCGTTCTTAAAAATACTTATGCTAGGAATATCCAAGACTCTACTTCTTTTGAAATTAATGCAGTTACAGGAATAATTAAATATAATAAGTATTTATCTTCAAGTCCAGCTAATATTATAAAAGTTTTAGTAACTTATGATAAAATTTCTTATTATGCTACTATTCCTATTGTAACTGTTAAATTAAAAGATAATAAATATAGATTATATTTAAAAGATAATACGGGATTTAAATATGCTATTTATACATCAGAAGGAAAAACACCTAAATATGATACATCTAATCCTTTTGAATTAATTGTTAAAAAGAATATCCAAGGAGATATTTTTGAAGATATAAGTTTGAAAGCTTCAGAAGAATATAATGTAGATTATCAATGGGATTATTTAGGAGAAATTTATGAAAATAAAGAATGGATTTCTTCAATTAATCTGGAAGATAGATATTTATCTAAATTAGAAAAGAATCAAAAATCTGTGAAGCCTATTGATGATTTTGATGGTCAATGTGTTACCAATGCTTTAGAAGGAACTATTTTAAAAAATGGTAATGAAGTTGCTTATATTCATATTCCAATTCATTTATATTTAAATAGATATGGAAATTCTGCAATTAATGGATGGGATGGAAATAGTGTTAATATAGATGAGGATGGGGGATTTATTCTAGCGCCTCAAATAGGAGCAGGAATTAAAGAAAAAGACAATAGTTTTACTGGCGTAGTAATGGGTAAGGTTAAAGAATCTAATGCTTCTAAAGAAGATATTGGTTTATTAGGTTATTCAAAAGGACAAAGAAGCATTTTCTTAGATTCTGAAACAGGTTCTGCTTCTTTTGGTGTTAATGGTAAAGGTCAGGTTATTATTGATCCATCTTCAGATAAAGCAATTATTCAGTCTGGGAATTATGACGAAAAAGATGGTTCTGGAATGCAGATAGATTTTACTACACCAGAAATTAAATTTGGAAGTAAAAATTTTAGTGTTGATAAAAATGGTTATCTAATTGCTAAAGGCGGCGGTTCGATTGCAGGATGGAATATTAGTGATACTAAATTATATAAAGAAAATGTTGGTATTAGTTCAGACTATAAGACAGATGATAGTTTAGCCTTTTGGGCGGGTGGATCTAAACCTGAGAATTCAGAATTTAGTGTTAGTTTTGGTGGTCATTTAAAAGCAAGTACTGCTACTATTGGATCTGGGACTAATAAGATTTCAATAGGTAAAAGTATTAATGATTCTTCTATAAGTGCTATTTTTAGTGGAAAGAAAGATGGTTTTTCATCTGGTTCTTCTGGTTTTTATTTAGGTACTGATGGTATTGCTTTAGGTGCTTATAATGGCGATGTTAGTCGATTTCAAGTTACCAAAGATGGAGAGCTAACTGCAAGATCTGGATATATTGGAAATGGTCGAAGTGGATGGATAATTCAAGATAATGCTATTGTAAATGGAGAGAAGGCGAATTATGCAGATAAAGATCATGATGGAGTTTATCTTGGAAAAGATGGCATTAGTTTAGGAAAAGAGACATCTGAAGGTACGGGAATTCCTTTTTCAGTATCTGCTTCTGGAAGTTTAAAAGCTATCAGTGGAACTGTTGGTGGCTGGACTTTAAATAATGGAATGATAAGAAGTAAGGAAAATGAAGCCAATAGCACAATGCCTAAAATGTTTTTAAGTCCTACTTCTGGTATTAGAATTAGAAGTGGCTTTAGTGTTAATTCCAGTGGTAAACTATCTTGTACTGGTGCTGATGTTTCTGGAAAAATTACAGCTTCTTCAGGAACTATTGGGGGATGGACAATCGATGGATCTACTTTAAAAGGTGGACGAATGGTCATTAATAGTAATGGTTCTATGAAGGGTCCGAATTGGAGTATTGACTCTAATGGAAAAGCTAGTTTTGCTAATAATAATTTATCTGCTACGGGAGCGAGTCTTTCTGGAGGCACTGTTTCTGGTGGTAATATTTATTCTGGTGGTGGATATGGTGGAGGTATTTATACTACTCCAGAGGGCTTACTTATAAATAATCAAAATGTAGGTAATTATATCAAAGGTTTAATTGTTGATAATTTATATATTAATAATATTTTAGAATTTAAAGGTGAAGAAGTTGGTTGGGTTGAGGCTATTTACGGTATTCCGGCAATGACATTTAATAAATCTACTGGGACAATTACTATGACGGTTCGTACAAGATACGTTTTAGGAAGATATACGGGAGCTCATGCAAGTCAAGGACTTTTTTTAAGAAATCAACAGTGTGTTTATTCTGGTTTATAAAAAGAAAGGGTTAATATTAAAATGGAGAAAAAAGAAAATAAAGAAATAAATTTTAATTATTTATGTTATAAATTTGGAAAAAATTTAGAAGAAGTTATTAATAATAGTGGACTTCCTCTTTTAACAGCGTATTATATTTTAAGAGATACCTTTAATCAAGTTTCAGATTTAAAAGATCAAGAAATGTTAAAATATATGCAAGAAGAACATAGTAATGAGCAAGAAAAAACTATTAGTATTCCTATTAAAGAAATAGAAGAAGAAGAAGAATAAATTTTTTATCAAGGACAATTCTCTTCATTTTATTGTTAAAGAATTTCATATTATTTCGTAAAAACAATATAATAAGGAGGATTGTCTTCTATGATAGAACTATTTAAATCCTATAGTGTATCTGAAATTATTGTTATGATTGTAATGATTTGCTTTGCTATAAGAGAATTTTTTACTTTCTTTGATTGGTGTAAAAATCGAAAGAAAGAGGCTTTAAATGAGAGTCTTGAAGAAGAGCAAACTAAACATAATATTCAAGATCAGGTAACTGAAATGAATGAAATTTTTTCTGAAAAAGAAAAAAGATTTCAAGCAAAAAAAGAAGAAATTAATGATGAATTTAAGAATTTTAGAGAAGATTTAAACACACTTAAAAAGCAAATATCTTTGCTTTTAGATTCTGATAGAGATGAAATACGAGCATATGTTCTTGAAAAGCATCATTTTTTTTGTTATCAACAAAAATGGATTAGTGATTATGATTTAGATTGTTTAGAAAAAAGATATAGTCACTATCTCCAAGAGAAGGGTAATTCATATGTTTCAAAACTTATAGATGAAATAAGAACATTACCTAAAGAACCACCTAAATAAAATACGGAGAGAAAAGGAGAGGTCGTTATGGCAGGAATTGGAAATAATTTATATCCACCGATAATAAATACATGGATGCCTGCTTTTGTAAGAACAACTGCTTGCAGACTCTATTTTTCTTTATCATCTTATAATACTATTGAAGATATTAAAAATGTTCAGGTTATTATAAGTAATCAAAATAATAATCTTTCTGTTTTAAATTCGCAGACTTATCCTGCTGGGATTAAAATAACTAATTTAAGTATTGATAATGAAATAAAAGGAGATAATAAATATTTCATAACAATAGAGCCAGAAGATCTTGAAGACGGTATTTTTGAAATTAATCAATTTTATAAAGTTCAAATAAGATTTACTGGGGCGGGAGCTGCGAATTTAACAGATAGTAAGAAAATAGCTTCTTGGCTTACAGATAATCAGAAATTCTTTTCTGAATGGTCAACGGTTTGTCTTATAAAAGGTATACAACAACCAAAGTTATATATTAAAGGATTTGAAGGTAGTGACATTGAAGGCAGTACAGAAATTGTTTTTACAAGTGAAATTATTGATTTTATAGGGGGAATGTATTTTGATGAAAATGCAGACCTTGAAAAAGAATATTTAAAATATTATAAGATTCAAGTTTATAATAATGTTACCAATAGTCTTTTATTTGATACTGGTAATATTTATACAAATGAATATAATCCAAATGAAATAAATTATACTTTAAAGTATAAATTAGAAGATGGAATTAATTATAGAATAGTTATTTGGTATACAACCAATAATGAATATACTAATAATGTTTCTTATACTTTTTCTATCATTCAAAGCGGAATGGGTGCTTTAAATGCTACGATCGAGGCTAGTCCGGATGAAGCAAACGGCCGCATTCGAGTTAGTGTTGTTTCAAAAGATACAGAAGCTTTTTTAAGCAATTTAACTATTCGACGCACTTCTAGTGAAACAGATTTTAAAATATGGGAAGATATTAAAACGGTTACAATAAATGAAGGAAAACCTTTAAATTATAATTTTTATGATTATACCGTAAAAAGTGGGGTTTGGTATAAGTATTGTGCACAAAAGAGAGATAGTAAAGGAAATAGAGGAACTATTATTTCCATTAAAGAACCAGTAATGATTTATTTAGAAGATATGTTTTTGCTTGACAAGAATCTTCAATTAAAAATAAAATATGATCCATCTATTTCTTCTTTTAAACAAACTTTATCAGAATCAAAAACAGATACGATTGGTTCTAAATATCCTTATATTAGAAGGAATGGTATAGTATCATATAAAACTTTTCCTATTTCAGGATTAATTACTTCCTTTTGTGATGAAGAAGGGCTTTTTTTAAATAAAGAAAATATTTATAATGAAAATAAAGAGTATTATGATAAATATGAAAATGATTATGATATTACTCAATATAAAGACTTTGTTTATGAAAGAGAATTTCGTGAAAGAGTAATGGATTTTTTACATGATAATACTGTAAAATTATTTAAATCATTGACTGAAGGAAATGTTCTTATTAAATTGATGGATGTTTCATTTACACCGAACCAGACACTTGGAAGAATGTTATATAGTTTTTCTGCTACCGCTTATGAAGTAGATGAATGCTCGATTGAAAACTATAATAAATATGGTATTCAAACTGTTGGAACTTATAATACTTATGTGAATAGAACGTATCAAAAACTTGGACAGTGTAGAGGAGAATTTCCTGGTACTCAACAAAATATTTTAAATATTTTACAAAATAAATATGCTGATACAATTAAAAATAAAGTTATTAATGAAACAAGCGCTTTAAAATGGTTACGATTAGAATTTGAATCAGAGCCTTATTTAATAAAAATTGGCAAAGATGGTTCTTTAAGACCTCTTGTGGACGGAGACTCAACGACAGAAAATATTGCTCTAGGATATATTGTTTATATTAATGAAAGACCGATTATCGTTAGTCCTAGAGGATATTATGAATTAAGAGATGAAGATACTTTGGTAATCTCTTTATGGTTTCCAACAAAAACAACTGTATCTATTGACTATATTGCAGAAATAAGTGAAGCTGAGGATGTTTCTAAAATAGCAAGTAAAATCTATTATTATAAAAAAGCTGGGCAATTAAGAGGGATATATAATATTAAAGAATCTATAACAAAAACTATTTATTTAAAATATTTAGAAAGTTATAAAAAATATTATCAAAATCTTGTTTCTATTGATAAAATTAGTGTTGAAGCAATTCCTGGTACGATTATTTATTTAAAAGATTCTTTTAATGAAGATTATTATAAACATATTGTTGGATCTACTGGAATATTAGATTTTTATGATGATGAGGCTACTATTTCAGAGATGTATTTTGCGGGAATCGCCTTAAATGCGACTGAGGATGCTACGAGAGATGAAGTTCGAGATTCGGAGTTTATAGAGACAGGCATCTCCGCAAATTCAACAGAAGAAGTTACAAAACTTATAAAAAATGGAGTTTATACAATAGCTTCTAAACGTTATATTTATTACAATGGAGAATGGTATTTATTTAGTGATAATAACGAAGTTCAATGTCCAGTAGAAGCTACTATTGATTATATTTTTGAAATGGTGAAAGGAGAGTATTAAAATGAGTAAGCATTATCCTTATTTACAAGACTCTTCTTTCTTAAAATCATTTGATAAATTAAAAGTAAAAGAGCAATATGTCAAAATCACAATATTAGATTTTTTAGAAAAACCAATTCGGGCTATTGAAGGACGTGTTTTAGGCGGAAGTATTAATATAGATGGAAATTCTAGTATAAGAAGAACTTGTAATTTATCAATAATTGCATCAGAACATGAAAATGATTTAACTAATGTTGATAATTTATTATCATTAAATAAAAAAGTTAAAGTAGAAGTTGGTTTTTTAAATACAACCAATCAATATAAAGATTTTGATATTATTTGGTATCCATTAGGAATTTATGTTATTATAAATCCTTCTATTTCTCATGGTTCAGATGGAGTTACTATATCTCTTCAATTAAAAGATAAAATGTGTTTATTAAATGGAGAGTGCGGAGGCGTGATACCCGCATCAACAACTTTTAATGAATATGAGACAGTAGATGAAAATGGTAACTTCTTTTTAACTTATCCGACAATATTTCAAATTATTCAAGAATTGGTTAATCACTTTGGTGGAGAACAACTTGGAAAAATTATTATTTCAGATATAGATACAAGAGTAAAGAAAGTAATGAAGTGGGTTGGCAGTTCTCCATTATATATAATAAAAGATGCGGAAGGCGGGACTGTTCAGTATACACCTACGACCAATGCGGCAGAGATCGGTTCCCGCGCTTATACAATGTATGAATATGGCAGCGATATAGGGTATATTTATACAGATTTTATTTATCCTAGTGAATTGATTGGCGATGCTGGATCATCAGTTTGTGATATTCTTGATAAAATAAAGGATACTTTAGGCAATTATGAATATTTTTATGATATTGATGGAAATTTTATTTTCCAAGAAATAAAAAATTATTTAAATACAAGTCAATCTACTATTGAATTAAATAAATTAAATAAAGAAGATTATTTAATTGATCAAAGTAAGGGTAAAGCTGTTTATACTTTTGATGATAGTTCATTAATAACTTCTTATTCTAATACTCCTCAATTTAATATGATAAAAAATGATTTTATTATATGGGGAATTAAAGAAAATAATAATGGAAATACTTTTCCTATTCGGTATCATTTAGCTATTGATAAAAAACCTTCTATTGGAAATGAATATGAATGTTTCTTTTATACAGATCCTAACGACAATCTGGTAAAAGCTAAATGTCCAATAAAATATCCTACTAAAAAAGATTTTCCAAAAGTAGGTGCTCAAGAAATTTTTTATATGGCTCTTGATACTGGAATTATTTATGAATGGAGTCCTAAAGAAAAAGATTATCTTTCAATCACAGTAGACTTACAAAAGATTAAAACTAATGATTGGCGTTCTGAGTTATATTTATCTGGTAGTCAGAGTGAGCCACTAGGTCGAGACTCTAACTATTATTATACCGAGTTAGTTACAGAATGGCCTAAGTTATTTGATGTAAAAAATAATAAATTTTTTGAAGAGACTTTAAAATATCCTAGTGATATTGATTATTATTTAGATTTTATAGATTCTTCTGCGGCAATTTCTGAAATGAGTATTTCTAATATTGGACGAAGAACTAAAATAATAAATGATGATAGTATAAATTGTATTTTTGAACCAGAAATACCAGATTTGGTATTATTGAATACTGGGGATGAAAAAATTGCTGAATTAAGAAAAGAATGTGAAGATAAAGGTCAAGACTACATTCAAATGGATCCAAATCTTTACAATATGACAACAGGTGGAGGAAATTTTAATTCAGCTTATAATATGGCAAGAGAGTTATTATATCAGTATACAAGTTATAATGAGAGTATAACAATAAACGCTTTGCCAATATATTATCTTGAACCGAATATTAGAATTTCGGTAAGAGATTTTCAAAGTGGGATACATGGAGACTATATGATAAATAGTATGAGTATTCCCTTAGATATTACAAGTACAATGACCTTATCTTGTACTCGTGCACTTGAAAGAATCTAAGAAAGGAGATAAAAGGATAAATGAGCAATAGTAAAATTGGTCAGTTAAGAAGAAATCAAATTACTTCTTATTCTACAAATCTTAACTATTCTCTTGATTTATTAGTTAATGAAAATAGTATAATTGATTTTTATGACCCTTATATTCAAGTTACTGGTGTTAATGTAGTAACTTCAGTATATAGTTATTATCTTAGATTTGAAGTAAAACAATTAACCAATTCAGTACAAGATTTTGTTATTAAATTAAAAAATAGTGAATTAGAAACGGATAACTCCCAAAATATTAGAAGTTTTTCTGTTAAGCAAGGTACTGAATCAACAGTATTTGAATTAATTTTTAATCCAAATGGAACCTATAATGAAATTATTTTTGAATTAGAAAGAGCAATTTTAGATTTTAATACTACAGATGATCAAGGTAGAGCAGGTCGAATTATGGATATTAAAATCTTAGATTTTTATATTATAAATAATATTGTTAGTGATTATCTTTCTGTTACTTATTCGGGTTTAACCACTCTTAAAAAGATTGGTATCCAGGGCCCGCCAGGATTATTATTCGTTATAGATGGAGAAGAAATAAAAGTTGGTAGAACTGGAATTTATGAGTTAAATATAGATGGAATTACAATATCATATTTAGGTTTTATTATAAAAGATTCTCCGCAGACACCAGATGGAAAAGATTTTTTCATTATGGATTTTAAATATTAAGGAGGGTATATAAAAGATGGCTGAAAGCTTTTATGGTGGAAAACCGGGTTTTTCTTTTATCATCGTTAAAACTTTTCCTTCTATTGAAGAGATGGCAAAAAGTTTTAAACAAGGTCCAAATTATTTAGCCGTGCATTATGATGAACATGTCATGATAAATACTGAAAATAAAAATAGTCCTGATAATGGAAAAGTCTATAGAAGAGGATATGAATATACAAATGATTTAGGCGGCGCCCTTTATGTTGGTACGATAGTAGGTCCAGCTGGTAGATCGCCGATGTTAGAATTAACAACAATAGAAGATGTAAATACTAAGCATGCAGCAGAGGGATTCGATGAACGTAAAGGTGAAGGATCTTATAAAGCAATAGATGGGAATCTTGTTCCTGGTAAGAATGAGGATGGATCTTTTAATGATGAAATTCAATGGGCTTATTGTAGTATAAGAAATGAGAATGATGAAGATTGTACTGCTTATATAGGATTTAAAGTTCCTTATTTAGTTGCTGAATTCACAGCAGCTTCTGTAGATGCTTATTACAATAGAGATAAAGAAACTTCAGATTTTCAAAATTTAAATTTAACAGAACGAGTAGATGATGCTACACATCCTTTTTATGAAAAATGGCATTTTAAAATTCCAAAAGGTATTAAAGGTGATACTTTAAAGAATTTTAGAGTAATGACTGCGGATTCGACTATTGAAACTTATAATGGTCAAGAAGATGATATTGAGAATAATAGAGAAGTTTTAGTTTATGATTATTATAATTATGATGCTAAGGCAGAAGGAGATAAGACTTCTGTATATTTAGGTGATTATAATATGATTAAAGATATTAATTTAGAAAAAGATGGTACTTTAAAAATTAATTATTCTCATGATAATCAAGTTAGTTTTGATAAAGCTATTAAATGGGTAGATAGAATAGCAATCAATACAGAAACTGGCCACTTTACTGTAGTTTATAATCAAGATACTGATGCTCAAGGAAATCCAACTCTTTATGAGGTTGATTTGAAATGGGTGAAAAATATTGCTATTGATGAAATGGGTAATATAATAATTACTTATTCAACTCGGGAAAGAGAAACCTTACCTTGGAAAATTAAATGGATTGATCATATTAATATGGGTGCGGATGGAATAATTAAAGTCGTATATAATGATACAACTACTGATGTACTTGATCAAAATATCCAATGGATAAAAAGCGTTTCTTTATTAGAGGATGGTCAATTTATTGTAAAATATAATAATGCTAATATTCCTGATTATAAAACTCAATTAAAATGGGTTAAAGATGTTAAGGTTCAAGCAGATGGAACTATATCTATTTTATATAATTATGGAGATGCTTTAACTCATAATAAATATTTAAAAACAATAAACAATATTTCTATTCAAACAGAGGATGCTTCTGGAGCTGAAGGTAGCGGAGATCAAAAAGTTCATGTTTCCTATAATACAGGAGATGAAGTAGCTTTAGGAAAACCTTTGAATTATATAATAAAAACAGCAATAACATCTGATTATCATTATATTGTTTATTATAGCGACCCACAATTAAGAGCCAAAATTGTTGAAGATAAATTAAATTATACTTATGAGGGTAAGAATGATTGGTTTGATTTAGGAAGCATTAAAGATGAAAGTGGTATTTTGGTCGGAATGAATATTTCTTTGCAAGATCACCCTACTCTTGGAGATATTTCATCTGCAATCACTTATTTAAATAACACTTATCCAAATGGATTAGATGGAGTAGATTTAAAAGGAAAGATTATATCAATAGGGGATTCAGAAGATACTAAATTATTCTATGCTTTTGATTATTCTTATGTAAATGGCAATTATGGCGGTTGGTTTTATTTAGGAAGTTTTAATACGAGTATTTCTAATTATTTTATGCTTGGAAAAACTTCTGATGCAGATATTGAAACTAAAAAAACAAAGTTATCTCCAGGAGGTCTTTGGTTTATAGTGGAGGAAGAATAAAATGAATGATAAATTTATTCAGATTCGAGGACCTTTCTCCGCAGGACAAGATTTAATTAGTTATATTAAAACAGAATATAAAACTAATTTTAATTATATTAAAAAAATAGGTATTCAAACAAAAACAAAGAATGAAATAACTATTAACAATGAAGATTTTGAAATTGGAAAAACTGGAATTTTAGAGTTTGATAATGTTCAAATTACTTCTTTATCTTTTAAACAAGATGAATTATCATCTACTTTAATAGATTGTGTTTTAGAATAAAGGAGTTGAAATAAAATGGCAAAAATAAAAACTTTATCTGTAAAGTTGTCTAATGGTTCTTTTTCTGCTCCATATTCTCTTGGAGTAGACAGTCAGAATGTAGACTTTCAAGATGATAAAAATCTTGATGAAAAAATTTTAGAAATCAATAATAATATTGAAAGTAAGGCAAAAAAGAATCATGCTTCTGCAACTGAAGAATTTGGAATTGGTACAGAAGATTCTTTTGGACATTTAAAAATTAGTAGCGAGTTTAAAAAGACTCTTAATGATCCAGAATCAACTGCTATGAGTCAAGGAGCTATTAAAAATTTTATTGAATATCTTGGAATTTTTCAGTTATTAGAAGAAGAGACTTTATTATTTTCTTCATTAAATACAGCTTATTTTAAAATAGGAGAGCGGTCTACTTTAAATTTAATTTCAAATTATTTTGAAATTCAACCAAATGGTTCAGATTATACTCTTGTAATAAAATAAAAAGAGAGAAAAGGAGTTTAGATTATGGCAATTACAAAACTTGCTTTAAATGGGGTCGAATATGAAATTGGAAATAGAGTAGTTACAGAAGGACCTCAGTTATATGAAGGAAGAGAATTGACTGAGTATTCTTGGGCTCAGTTAAAAGAAAAATGTGCAACAGGAAATTATAGTGATTTAAGAATTGGTGATTATAAAATTCTTGATTTAACATCAGGAGAACAGGTTAAAGCTCAAATTGCAGGAATAGATACTTATAGAGGAACTTATAGCGGACTTGTTGGCCATCATATAGATTGGATTAGTAAAGATTGTTTATCTACATCCTATCCTTGGAATGATGACACCTCCTCTGGAATGAATAATGGTACTGCGGAAGAAAATAAACCTTATATAGCTTCAACTTTATATCAGAAACTTACCACTGATGTTTATGATATTCTACCATCTGATTTAAAAAGTAATTTAAAAGAAAAATTTGTACTTTGTGAAAATAGATATAGTGAAAGCGGAGTTATTTCAGATTCTACAAAAGGAAGTATTGTTTCTGTGGGATATGTTTGGATTCCATCGGAATATGAAGTTTTTGGTTCTATAATTTTAGGAACTAATAAATGGAGTGCGGGCGGCGCTGTCCAGTATCCTATCTTTAGTGGCAGCTGGTCACATAGATTAAAAGGTATTGGAAATAACGGTTCTGCTGGTGATTGGTGGTTAATGAATCCTATGGGAGGAGCTTTTAATAGTAGCTTGGTAGTTTCTAAAGATGGATTTGTTGATAATATTAGTGTATCTGAAAATAAATATATACCATTATGCTTTAGAATTGCAGAATGATTTTTAAGGGAAGAATTTATATTCTTCCCTTATTTTTTTATTGTTTTTTATAAGATTTTGTTAAGATAATTATTTAAAAAATGAAAATTATGAATAAGAGTTCATTTTTAGTATTTTAAAATTACTACAAGCCAAATTATTAAATTTTAATTAAAATTTGGTCCGCATTCATTAATCTTCTCTTAATAAAAATTATATATTAGTGAAAGCAAGGGAAAGGAGTGAAAAATAAATGTCTCAACAAAATGGAATGTTAGACAATAACCCTTATTATCAATATCCATATGATCAAAGAGCAAGACGATTAAATCAAATGGAGCAAAACTATATGCCACAATATATTAAATGTAGACCCGTGGTCTCTATAGACGAAGCCCGCGCCGCACAAATTGATTTAGATGGATCTTTATTTGTTTTTACTGATATAAGAAATAAGAAAATTTATACTAAACAAGTTAGCTTGGATGGGATTGCTGTTTTAAACACTTATTCTCTTGTAGAAAATGAAGAACCCTTAGAAGAAGGTTATGTTACTAAAACAGAATTTTTAAAAGCTATTAATGAAATGAAAGAAGAAATTTCAAAAGGAAAGTAATTAAATTATGTTAATAGGAGGTTTTTCAAATGGAAGATCTTACTATTAATTCTGAAATAATTAATGATGAAGATGTTTTAATAAAAATAATGGAACAAAATCTTCAAGGTGTGATGTTTCATTTATATCAAACAGATTATTTTGATTTTTTAAATTTAGAAGGTTTTAAAAAAATGCACCATTTTCAATCAAAAGAAGAAAGTGATAATCTTGAATGTTTAAAACATAAATATATAAAAGAATATAAAAAGTTACCAATTTTAAAAACAAAAGAAAAAAATTATTGGGAAGCTGAAACCTCTTTAAGTGGTGAATTGCCAAAAGAAAAAATAAATCCAGCGGTAAAAAAATCAATGGAAGAATATGTAGATTGGGAATCTAATGTATTAGAACATTTAATCTCATGGAAAAGAAATGTTAAAGATAAAGCTTTTATAAGTAAAATGATTGATGATGTAATGGAAGAGATTAAAAGAGTTGAAACTATTATTGATATTTTAGAAGATCATAAATATAATTGTGAATGTATCAATGAAATGTCAGAATATCTTTATAAACAATATAAGGGAAGCTAATTAGCTTCCCATTTTTTTATTTTCCCCAATTTAATTCTTTTGGTTTAGGATGAGTATAAGCATAACCTAGACCTATAGCGTCCGCAGTATCATCATTTACATCTATATTATAAGTATCTTTTACAAATTTTATATCTGCGGGCTTCAGTGATTGACGTCTTATACCTCGTCCAGTATGAATTTGGCAAGCGGCCCGCCACTCACTAGGATATAAATAAATAATTTCAATATTAGAAAATCTTTCATGTATTAAAAAGGTGATTGCCGCCTGCAAATACATTAAAGCTTTATGCGTTTTAACATTCTGTAATCCCTGTTCTGGTCTAACTTCCTCTAAAATTATTTTATCTATTTCTCTTTCTCTTGTAAGAATTTCATTTAATTCTGTTATCATCTTATTTATTCTTTTAACCAAATCTGTAGAAGAGGCTGTTATGCATCCATATTCTTTTAATTCTTTATCTTTAAATATCGCAAATCCAGTACTACGAGTAGACGCATCAAGACTGAGTATATTCATTTATTTTCTTCCTTCCACTTCCAAGCAAAACCATAAGCTGACTTGCCTTTTCCATTAGCTGTTCGAGCAATGTTAGCACGATAGGTAACATCACCCAAAGCTTCTGCTGCTCGTCTTGCACTAGGATATTCAGCAATAATATTTTTAGTTTCTAAATCAAGTTGATATATAGATTTTGCATTAGGAGGTAAATTCCCAATATTGTGAGCACCATAATATTGTTTTCTTTCTTCTGGACTCATAGCTGCAGCTCTTGCCTTTTGAACCTCTTTCATACGTTGAATAGAATATGCTGCTTTTTTTGGATTATTCCAAATTTCATTTGCTAGTCTTTTTCCATTGGCTCGCATTCTTTCATACCCTTCTTCAGAAACATATTGTAATCCATGTGGAGGTTCTCCGCCACCTTCTACGCAATTATATCCTTTTGTTATTAGTTGTTTTATTTTAATAATTTCTTTTTCTTTTTTTAAAGCTTCTTCTGCATTATCATATACATATAAAATTTCTTTTTTAATATTATTCCAACCATATTTTTGAATTGCTTTCCACACTTTAGGACATTTTGAATAGCCACTTCCTTTTTCCCCTCTCCATCTTTTTTTCAGATTACTTGTATAACCACAGTACTGCTTTCCACTTGGAGAAGTTAACATATATACAACATATTTATTTTTATATTGATGTAAATCTAATTCTTCCATATATATTCCTCCTATCTTTATATCTTGATTATATCATAAATTTTTAGAGCTGTCAAATTTTATTGCAATAAAAATAAGGTGCGGAAACCGCACCTTAATTAAATTGTCCAATATTTATTTTTTTGTAAAGATTTCCAATGATAACCTCCACAAGTTTTTTGCTTTCCTTTTGTAGTTTTTCTAATTGAAGAGGGATCTAAATGTAAAATTTCTCCTGCTTTTGTAGCACTAGGATATTCAGTATCTAATTCAATACAATAAACTTCTGTATTTATTAATTGTTTAAAAGTTCCATTTGCCCACATTTGATAATTTAATTGCCTACGCTGCTCTTTTTGTTTATCTGATAGCGTATTAGTATTACCACCTTTAGTTACATTATATCCAAAATTCTTATTAGTAGACTGATATAATTGTATATAATAAATTTCTTGTTGGTTAGCTTCCTCTTGAGTTAGTCCTTCTTTTAAAATAATATGTTCAAAATTATCTCAACCATATTTCTGAATAGCATTATAAAATATTTGTCCTTTATATCTACGTCCATCAGAACCCCATCTATTAGCTAAAATTTGACAGGTCTGTCCTATATAAACTTTACCATTAATTTTGTTTTTATGCATATAAATAGTATATTGTTTCATTTTATTCTCTTTTAAACTATATTTGTTTTTCTATATAAATATGAAAAATATACTATTTATGTTAATTAAAATTGACCAGTAGAGCCAAAACCTTTGGTAGAACGGGCTGTGTCATTCAATTCATCCACAATATTAAAAGTAACTGGGATATAAGGTAAAACAATTAATTGAGCAATTCTTTCACCAGCATCTATAAACTGAGTTTCATTTGTATCGTTATGGAGGGCTACGATTATGGAGCCTCGATAATCTGAATCTATAACTCCAACTTTATTTGAAGGAGCTAAACCTTTTTTAGTAGCAAGTCCACTTCGTGCAAAAATACCTCCAAAAGTTCCTGGCTTTAATTCAATAGCAATTCCTGTATCAATTTTTTTAGTTTCATGTGGGTCTATCTTGATGCGGCAGTCGGTTGCGGCGTACAGGTCATAACCTGCCGCATCTTTACTTCCTCTTGTAGGTACTTTAGCTAAATCATTTAAAAGCTTAATATTAATTATAGATTCTTCCATTAAAATGCGCTCCTTTTATTGTAATCAACTTCTATTTCAGAATCCGGTTCAGCTTCTTCATTAAAAAGTTTAGTAATTTCAAATCGAATCCATTTATCAATAATTTGACCCTTAGACTTTTTTTCTTTCTTTTGACTACTATATTTAGCGATAGTAAATCTATCATCTTCTTTTAATTCTTTTAAAAATGTTTCAACTTCTTGTTCATTTGATAATCTATATGTTTCAATTACTTTTGTTAAATATCTCATTTTATCTCCTAATCATAAAAATTAAATAATACTAATCATGACTTTATTTTCTGTATAAGTCGTCAATTTTTCTTTTTTAAATTTTTTACTAATTCCTTTTGCATATTGGCTTGGACCAACTAAATCAACTTGAGAAATATTATATTCTTTAATAAAGGTTTCAAGTTGATTATTTAATTCTTTCATTTCAATTTCTTTTGCATCTATAGCATTACCATCTTCATAAACATAAATGCTTTGTTCTTTACAAAATGGTTTTAATAAAACAATAATTCTTTTTGACATTAATCCTTTTTCACCTCTATTACTCCTAAATCATATGGAAATAAATAATAAACAAAGGCTTCTTCATCTATTTTTATCCATATTTCATATGCCTGTTTATCTTTTGTTCTCTCAATAGATAAAATTTGCCCTCTGTTTATTAAACATTCAGACAATTCTTTTTTAAAGATTTGTCTATTAAAATCTTCATTTTTAAATAAAACAAAAACAGTATAATCTGAACGTTCTTTACATAAAAGCATAAAGTATTTATTATCTTTTTCTTTTATAAAGTCTTTAATTTGATTTAAAGAATCTTTAAAATCAATTCTTCTAAGTTCTTTAGCTTGTGACATTAATTGTTTATTAAAATCATAAAGCGTGCCTAATGTCATTTTAGATTTACTCATATTTTTTAATATCCTTTTTTTCTTTTATTTTAACATATTTTTTCTCTTTTGTCAACATGTATATATTTTGATTGCGGCTACCCCTTAACCATAAAGTTAAATCTTTTTCTTTTTCAATGAATCGTCCATCAATTAAAAAATTTATATTATTTAAAATATATTCAATATTTTTATTTTTCATTTTCTGGAGTTCTTCTAAAGTATATCCAGTCCATAAGAAAATTTTTATATTAGGATATACTTTTCTTACTTCTTGGATAAGATGTTTTATAAAAGATTGATTTTTTTTATATAAGGGTTCACCGCCTAAAAAGCTTATATTTCTTTGTATTCCATTTGCAGAAATAGCTTTTATAATCCTATTAACTATATCTTTTGGAATCTTATATCCATTATTAGGATTCCAAGTTTCTGGATTCTGACAATTTCTACATTGAAAAGGACACCCAGAAGTCCAAATAGAAACAGATATTCCTATTCCATTTATAGTATCATTTGGCATATATCCAAAATATTTCATTTTATACCTCCATTAATGAAGTATGTCGAAATCTTAAAGAAACCTCTTCTTGTTTACCTTTATTAAAAGCTGTTTTATAGTTTCCGGTTAAATAACCTGTTACTCGGCGAAGATGATTTATATCTTTACTATGACAAACTGGACATTCATCATCAAATTCTCCCGTGTAACCGCAAGAGTTACAAGTATCATTTGGGACATTAATAGCAAAATATGGAATGTCTTTATCCATAGCATAATTAACTAATGTTTCAAGTACTTCTAAATTATTTTCTAAGTTTGCATCTGCTTCGATATAAGTAATACATCCCGCACTAGAGTATCCAGTAAGTTGGCTTTCTAAATCAATTTTTTCAAAAGGTGAAACTTTCTCCCAAACAGGAATATGCATAGAATTAGTAAAAAAATCTTTATCAGATATATTTGGAAGAACACCATATCTCTTTTTAAATTTTTCCATGGCTGTGTAGCAAAGATTCTCAGCTGGAGTCATATAAACGCCAAAGTTAAGTTTATATTTTTCTTTAAACTCTGCACATCTTTCTTTAAAAAGTTTATAGATTTTTTTAGCTAAATTCATACCTTCTTCTGTAGTATGATTTTTACCAATTAAGATCTGTAAAGTTTCCGCCAAACCTAAATTCCCAATAGCTAGAGTTCCATGTTTAAGAGCTGATCTAATTCCTTCTTCGGGAACATATCCTGCCATTATATTATTTTCATACATAAACTTTGCAGCTTCTGGTGATTGAGAGCAAATCCAATCAAATCGTTCAATAAGCATATCTTTTGCTTCATGAATTTTTTTATCTAAACATCTTAAAAAATATTTAATTAATTGATCTTTTCCTTCTTTTGTTTGAAGGTAGTCTTTTTCATGAAATTTTTCTTTAGCTTCCATAGCCAAAGTTGGCATAATAATTGTTACTGGACAAATATTACCACGACCATCTTTTAATTGACTAAAACCGTTAATATCGTATCCATTGGCTGTTCTACACGTGTTTACCTGATGTCACCATCAGCACTGACTAGATTATCATTCTATTTAAAAGTAAATAGAGTTGTCTTCCGCTTCGGTTCTCAGTTGCTTCGTTTCCTAAAACAACGACGGTGCTTATCTCCGTCCCTACTCCCATACATTCATCAGGGATAGTCGATACACTTTATTCATTATAATATTCAAAAATCCAAGTATTTTTATAAGGACTTTTTATTTGTCCATTTAATCGAGTTGAGACAGATGTTTTACCATTTTTAATTCCACAAGCTTTAGCACAATTAATAACAGTATCAAATATATCTATCTCGTTGGTAATAATGTTTGTTCGTTTAATTTTTCGTGCCATAGGGTTTTTAGCACCTATTTTTGTTTGTCGAATTTTTTCTTTAATAATTTCCATCTCTTTTTCAGTTTTAGAACGATATGTATTGCCACCGCATTTAGATATTGCATCTGTTTCATTATATCCTTCTCCAACTGAATTATAAAATTTAATCCAATATTGTTCTTTTTGATTTAATTCATCTTGAGTTTGAGCAGTATCAATTTCTTCTATGATAAAATTGTCTTTGCCATATTTTCTAATTGCTCTAGCAAAGTGTGTATCTAAAATATTATTGATAGCATCATTCAAGTGTCGATGAAATCTTTGTTTTATTGGTCGTATTGTTTGACCAATATAAACTTTATTATTTTGAATATTTGTTATTTTATATATCCACATATAATCTCCTTCTATGTGTGAATATTATAATGAATCTTAGCACGGTCTCATCTTAACAACAAACAGCAAAGTTATTAAGACCTAACCGTTAGCTCATATATTAGAATATATAAACACCTGTTAGCACAGTTCAAAAGATTTTAAATGGGCTGAGTTTTCGCTTACCCATTGTAGAAAAGTAGGTACGGGGATCATTGATGTCATATCCTGCATTTCCAGACCAGTCGACATTAGCATAATTTGGGTAGAGTCTTGTGGCGGTTGAACGTAATGCGAGTTTAAATAAATCGTAATTTGGGTCTCTTTCTTCACGATTAACTCCTTTCATGCATTGAAAAATAGAACATGGGAATATACTTGTTTTATGTAGAGATCCCATTCCTTTTAATGATGTTTCTAATAAAGCTTTTATAACAAGTCGTCCTTCTGGTAAAGTACAAGTTCCATAGTTAATTGAGGAAAAGGGTAGCTGATTTCCAGATCTCGACTGAAGCGTATTAAGATTGTGATACATTGCCTCAACCGCTTGATAAACTTCTTTAATCGTCATATCCCTTGCATATTGATATACTTTCGGTTGCTCTTGATAAACACTTGCGTCAATCGAAATATTAGATAATTCTTCTTTATCGTATAAAATATTGTCATCTAAAAGCCATTTCACACCATCTAAAAAATGTTTTGCAAAACTCTTACGGACGTATGGAACCATTGTCCAATCTAAATGTGTTGCGCTCACTCCACCGAATTGTTGCAAGCTCTGTAACTGAAAAATAACAGCAACTAACTGAAAAGCTGTATTTATAGATTGGGCTGGTCGTATATCTGTTTGTCTAGTTTTAAAGCCATTAGCTAATAAGTCATCAAAAGGGATACTAAGACAATTATGGCTTCCGACTGCATAAGATCCTAAATCATGAATATAAATTTCATTATTTAAATGATTTTCTTTTGCCATGGATGAAATAATATAATCTAAGGCATATTGCTTAGTTAAAACTTCATTAGCTTCACCCATTCGTCCGCCAAAAGAATGTTCATCTACATTTGCATTTTGATTTTGTACATTAGAAGCTTTTAATTTTTCACCAGCTTCTTTAATTAATTTATTTTTTCTATTTCTTTCTTTCGTTCGCTCATCTCGATAAAGGATATAGGCTTTAGCAACATCTTTTCTTTTAGTCGACATCAATCCCGCCTCGACAAGATCTTGCACTTCCTCAACCGAGAGTGTTTTGTCCTTCTCTTTTGAATAGTGTTCAATATAATCTGCGATATTTCCCGCTTTAATATAGGCATAATCTGTTAATTCGCCATCGACTTCTTTAAAAGCAGCCAGTATCGCATCAATAATTTTATTTTGGTCAAAATCTACAATTCGACCATCTCTTTTTTGAATTTTTATTTTATTCATATCTTTCTCCTTAATTATTTAAATATTTTAAAGGTACAAGAATATATGAAAATTATTTATATATAATTAATCTAGTTTGTCCTTTTAAGAAACTCTTCTAAATATGGTGTTTTTAAAATCTCTTTAAAAGATTTATTATTAATATTTGCATAAACAAGAGAATCAAATGGTACATCATCAAAATCTTTGTTATCAGATAAAAATCTTCTACAAATTTCTTCACAATCTGGATTTTTTTCTCTTTTTAAACATCTTAATAATCTTTCTTTATCATATGCTAGAATTTCAAGAGGAAGAACGTTTAATCTTTTATCGTCTAATAGACAATCAATCCCTTGAATATTAAAGACTCCTATATTAATTTTATCTTCTTTTAATGATTCTATTGGTGTACCATATGCCCAATTTCTAAAAAAAGTTGCTTCAAGCATTGAATAGTTTTTAACTTTATCAAAAAATTCTTCTTCACTTAAAAAATGATAATCTTGTCCATTAACCTCTCTTTCACGCGGCGGCCGCGTTGTGCAACTAATGATACCATGTGTATTAGGAAGATTTGACACCATCCATTTTTGAATGGCGTCTTTACCACTTCCGCTTTTCCCAAATAATGCTAAAATCTTATATTTCATCCTCTTGTCCTTTCTCTCTTTCATGCTCTAATACAATATCTCCATTTGATTCTACTTTTAAAATCTTATAAAGTTGATGGGTATTTGTACTTTTATAGGTCTTTCCGACAAAAGTATCTTCTCTTCTAAAGCCAGTTATCATTAATTTAGTTCCTCTTGTGAACCAACCTTTTTCAAGGACTTTTTTTGTACCATCTTCTCTTTTTTCAGAAATCTGTTTATTGAACATTGCAAAATAATCGCGAGTAAATTTCACATTAACAACTCCTTCTGTTGTAAGTAATGAAATAGAAGATCGAGTATCATTTTTACCAATGACAGTTCCAGCAATTCTATAAAGTTTATAAATAGGAATTTGATGATTTCCTCTATTAAAATAATAATCAATTTCAGGATTTTCTGACAGATTAAAGAAATTTGCAAGATTATATTTTTTAATATTTACATCTTGTAATTCATGTTTATGATAATAAAAACACAAACTTTCCATTTCCCAAGCTGAAATTGTACTATTTGCATATTTATTCCAGGCTTCTTTAAATAAAAGATAATTAAAATCTTTTAAAATTTGTTGTTGATTTTCTTTAATCCAGTCCCTTGCGGTATCCATTTCTTTCTTATAAATTTTATCCCAAGTTTTTTGAAGAATGAAATAATTATTATTATTAATAATAAGTTCTTCTATATTAAAATTATTTAGATAAAAATTTTCATTTTCTTTTGGAATAATATAATATTCTTTATATTTATTTGTTTTTAAAACTTTATTAAATAAAAAGGTTTCTTTTTGTAGTTTTAAAGAAAATGGAATTAAATTTCTTTGAATTAATCCATTAAAATTTTGTAAAGTAATTTTATTTTTTGGTTCGCTTACTTTTGATAAATATAAACTCATTATCAAAATTCTTGGTTCTATATTTAAATCCTTAGCCCAATCATTTTCAAAAGTATCAAAAGCACCAGATTTAATTAGAGAAATCATTGCAGTTTTATTTAATTTTACTTTATTAATAAAATCATAAAAACTTTTATAAGGTCTATTTTGAATAATTGTATCAATTATTTGACCACCAATGCCATTCAAAGCTTTCATTCCAAAAAGAATTTTATTATTTTTAATATCTGGTTTAAATCCATAGTCTGAATTATTAATATCAATTAAAGATACTTTAATATTATTTGAAATAATATTACCTAATGCTTTAGCAATTTTTCCATAATCAGTTCCTTTTTCCTTTGTATTTTCATTGTCCTCTTCTTCAAGAGATCCACTGTTTACGACTAAACAAGCTGTATCCCAATATAAAGGATTCCAATGAGTTGCGAGATATGCTGTTTGGAACCCGATAAAAGAATAACTTAACGAATGAATGTCGCTAAATGAATAACCTAGACCCGGACCAACAACGTTATCCCAAATATATTGACCGAGATTAGAAGATGATACTGTATTAAATATTTTTTCTTTAAGAGCTGGTATTTCTTTCATCTTTTTCTTTGAAATAACTTTTCTTGCAGCATTTGCTTCTTTTAATGAAAATCCACAAATCTTAGAATCCATCAATACTCTCATAACTTGCTCTTGAGAAATTCCAATACCATTTGTTTCTTTTAAATATTTATTTAAAGTATCAATTTCTTCATTGTTTAAATTATACTTATAATATTCTTTTTTAAGCATTTCTGGATGTTTTTTAAATCGTACATATTTATCCATCCATGTCTCTGCATTTTTATCAGTAGGCATTAATCGAATTAAACCATTTGTCGATGAAAGTTCAATCATATTATCTGGTTTAACTTTTTTTGCGCCTTGTCGTCCTATATCTGAGTCTAATTGAAAAAGATCTAATACGGAAGCTTCTTGAATAGATTTCCATGTTTCTTTTGAATTTTCAATAGGAAGAATGTCAGGATGAATATATTTATCATAAATTTCTCTTAAAGATAAATCTTTTTCAATCTCATTATCTTCTTGTAAAAATTTTAAAGTTTGGATTAATTTATCTTGTACCTCAGTTACAAGTAAATCCATCTTAACTGATCCTGCCCATTCTGCATCATGAAGATCAAACTGCGTTACAATTTCTCCACTCGGAGTTTTCATATAAGCATTAAATTCAAAAGGATCTTCATTATTAAAAATAACTCCTGAAGCATGGCGGCCGCGCCTACTTATACATCCTTCGATTCCAAGCATAATTTCTAAAAGTCCAGGATATTTATTTACTTCATTAACAAATGCGGCAACCGGTTTACGATCTTTATCCTCGTTTCCGTAAACTACATCATGAATTGACCATACAAATCCTCGTTCTGATGGTATAAGAGAAGATAAATACTGCGATGTATCTACATCAATGCCATCTGGAAATTCTTCACTTCTATATCCTCTTGCGCTGGTTAAAACACTGCTTTTACTTGTTTCAGTTCCAAAAGTACAAACATAAGTAGCTCCTAATAATTCTCTGATTTTTTCATCTTCAATTATAAAATCATTAGAAAAATTCTTACTCCGTTCTTTAGAAATTTCTGCTACAATATGTTTAATTTTACTTGGCGCGAGATCTATATCAATATCACCCAATCCATCTGTTTCTCTATTCATATAACGAAAGAAAGGAAATGACCACTGTAAAGGATCAAGCTGAGTTATTCCTAATAAGTAGTGATTTAATGCTGCACAGGCTGAGCCTCGTCCAATACCAACCGAACTCCCGCATTCCCAAATCATATTAATGTAATGGGCAAGACAAACCGGATAAGAAAACATATTGGTATCAAGTTTTTTTCCTACTATTGTTTTAACCTCTGCCTCTTCTTCTAATTCATCAAGATATTCTTTATTATATTTATTAATTTCTTTTAATTTATTAATACACGTATTAATCCAATATCTATCTATTTTATCTTTTGAATAAAACATTTTAGATAATTGAGAATATTCTTTTAAGTCTTGCGGTGGCTCTTGAATTGGAAATTCTTCTACCTCAATTTTAGGAACTTGTTGAGTGTGAAATAAAGAAAAATCTTCTACTTTATCATATATTTCCATAGAATTTTTAAACATTTGTTCAACAAATTCTTTTTCATATCCACTTTTTTCAAATTTTTCAATCATCTCTTCATTAGTATGAAGATAAGCATCTTGATAAAAAGCATCTACTTCTCTTTCTTTATTTTCACTATTCAGAAAAGCTTTATGCACGTATCTATTTTCTGGTCTTAAATAATGAGTATCTGATGTCGGAATCATTTTAATATTAAAACATTTTGCAATAGATCTCATTCTTTTATTCATAATAATTTGCTCTTTTGAAATTCCTGGTTGCACTTCAAGATAAAAGTCATCTTTAAAAAGAGATAAATTCCATAATATAAAATCTACTATTTTATTATGATAAAATTCTGCTGATGCAATATCTCCTGTTTTTTCAGCTTTATCTAATTCAAGAATAGACTTAGCTATTTCACCGCCTAAACAAGCTGAAGAACCAATAAGATGACCAGGATTCTTTTTAATAATTCTTTCCAAGTTTGATTTTAAAGTATCTACTCTTGTCATACCTTTTGAAGAATAACTATATAACCAGGCAATGGAAGAAAGTTCTTTAAGTTGATGATAACCTTCTTTATCTTTTGCTGTTAAAACATAATGATAATGTTCATCACAAGGTCGTTCATCAACAAGATAAATTTCATCTCCTAAAATAACTTTAAAATCTGGACACTCTTCTTTTATTTTTTGAGCATATTGATTAGCTTTAATATGACCAGAAATGCATTCATGATCACTTATAGAAATACCTTTAAGACCTAAAGATATTGCTTCATCAATAAGCTGTTCTGGTGTTGCTAAAGCATCTCTAAGTCTTAAATTACTATATCTTGTATGATTATGAATATCAATTCTAGGAATCAAATCCATATTTATGAATCTCCTTTCCCTAATTATTTTTCTATATATATTATATCATATTTTTATTAAAAAATCAAATTTTAATTATCTTTTAATCTTGATTTATATTAAGCATCTCCTTTTATTAAAACTAATTTTTTTTCACTTCTGGTTACTGCTGTATATAACCATCGACAATGCTCCAGCTTATCAAAAGGAAATTTTTCTTCGATAACTAATATATTAGGCCAGGAACTTCCTTGAGCTACATGACAAGTTACGGCATATCCATATGTTAGTTCTTTGGGAATTAAGTCTTGTCCAGTTTTTCTTTTATGCTTAGTTAATTGTATTTGAGTATTCCAATCAATACTACTTTCTTCATTTATTAAAAAGTTTTTATCAATATCAAGATTATGAAAAGGTTTTCCTATTTCTGGATAAAAAGAACCTATAAAAATAGGAACTGGATCTATAGAATTTTTAACGAGAGGAGCTAATCTAAAATAACTTTCAAAAGGATTTCTTATAATTCCAGTTGAACCATTTACTATAACATCTTCATCTTCATTAAAAATATCCCAATAATTTCTTTTTATAACTACTCTTTCTCCATCTTCAAGAGGCTTTTCGTAACCTAAGATTTCTCTCATTTGTTTATTTATATTGTGTCTAGTCTTATTTGTAGCACAAATAATTTGATCTGCCCAAGTAAGCATTCCCGTATTTAAATCTTTTCTACTTAATACCATAGCATCTTTACCTTTAAAAGATTGTAAAGGAGCTCCTTTTCTGATTAACATAGAAAGTTGAATAATTTCAGACTCTTTTGCTTGCCGCATTACTTCATCTAAAAAAACATGAGGATTATCTAATAATCCGTGCTCTTGATCTTTATCTAGCATAGGAAGTTGCATTGGGTCCCCTAAAGCGAGAACATATACATTATGAGAGAAAAGTATCTTTAACATTTTAGATGGGACCATAGATACTTCATCTACTACTACAACACGATACTCTAAAAAATCTTTAGGTTTTAAATAAAAGCCACCATTTTTTTTAGGATATGCTTGATATAATAATTTATGTAATGTCATAGCATTAGAATTTCCTTTTTGACGAAGAACCTCGCTAGCTTTTCCAGTATATGTAGCAAAAGCTACTAAGTCTGGATCTATATTGAGAGCTGCAATAATGAATTTAACGAGGGTACTTTTTCCCGTTCCCGCCTTTAGGCATAGCCAGATATAACTGTATATTTCTCATGATTTTTATATCTGGCTATTGCAATTTTCAAACCTTGTTTTTGACGTTCTGTCAATTCCAAAATCCTACTTCCTCCCTTCTTCAAAATTTTCTAAATAAAGAGTGATTATATTTGCTAACTCTCTTTTGCAATCCTCACAGAGGTCTATTCTTTTTTTATCCTCTAAATGGTTAAATTTTCCTACAACAATGTTTTTTGGATTTAAGGCATATACTGTTTCAAAAACGGGTAAGTCATAAGATGTTAGAACCTTTTCTTTTTTGCACCTATCACAAATATAAATCTTTTTTATCAATTAAGCCATTCTCCTTTTTATAATTTTCTGATAATTCTTCTAAAGTCTGATGAAAGCTCATCATTTGAGCACCTTCCCATTTTTTACGATTAAATTTTTCATTATTAGTAATAGCCTCTTTTTGTATATACTCTCTAAGTTCTTTAATTGCTAAAGCAAGTCTAAAATATAAACTATCAAATGCATAATTTAGTCGTTCAGATAAAATTCTGTTCCAAATATCATTATTAACAGTAGTTACATTTAATTTTTCTAATATTTTTTCTTTATTATCACTCATTATAAAAAACTCCTTATTTTTAATACAAAATATTATATCATTTTCTAAAACAAAAATCAACTTAAAGCATTTTTGGATAAAAAATTACTAAGACCACTTTTAAAACTAAATATCTATAGACGCCACTCCGAGCAGATCAATTCTTAAAAGCCCCAAGCATTAAGAATATTTTTTTCTTCTTTTACAATATCATAGTCTTCCATAATTAATTGAGGATTGATATTACCATTCCATTCATTTAAACAACATTTACAAACAGCATTAATTTTAATATTTTGACCAGAAGAAAAATAATCAATCTCTTCATCTGTTCCTTTAAATTGAATAATGTCTATAAAAGAAGGAAGTCTATATTTTAAAGTATTACCTTTCATAATATAAAAATTATCTTTTGTAATTGGGATATTTTTAATATAAACAAGAGAGCGTTCAATTCCTTGTCCCCAATAATCATTCATATTGGCAATATCTAAAATTTTATTTTTATCTACGTTATCAAAATCCCAAATATAATCTACAAAATAACTAGGCTCATTTGATAAATCTTTTAATATCTCATTCGTATCTTCAATAAATGCGGCAACACTTGCTTTATCACTCTTTATAGCAAGCCCAAAAGCTCCAGGATGACCCTCTCCGAAAATACACCCCCTCGCCGCACGACAAATACTTTTAAAATCAATTCCACCATAACCGCGAGCTGAACCTGAATAAACAATCTCCCCATTTTCAATTTTTGTTTTAACAAGAATTGCAGTTGGACGTTGGTATTCCGCCATTATTTTATTAGCAACTAAGCCAAGTATTCCTCTATCAATAGACTCCTCGTCTAAAAGAAATAATAAAACTTTATTATCCATCATATGATATTTTTTAATGTTTGATGTTAAAAGTTCCATTCCTTCAGTTTGTCTTTTAGTTTGTCTATTTTAAACATTTGTACAAACTCTCAAAGCTTGATCTATTACCCTTTCTTTTTCTCCTAGTTTATGTCCTCTTTTTGTAGAAGGAATTTCTTCAAAAGCTTTGTATTTTAACATAGAAGTAAAGACAATATCTTTCTCTTCTATTTCTCCACTTCTAGTAATAGCATTTACAAAAGGTGTAATAAAGAAAGAGGCTCCCATGGGAGTTATTTCTAATTCATTATTTGATGATGGTTTATAATCTGCTTTATTTAAAGAGAAATTATTTTTTTCAATCATATTAACTATAAAAGGATTTTTAAGATTTTCTTCTTTAAAACCTTTAAATAATAAAGCTTTAGTCTCTAAAGATCTAGCATCCATCATATCTGCACTATCACCAAGTGCTACAAGATCTAGATAGTTATTGGCATAGTCCTTATTTAATATTTTATCAAGGTATCTACAAAATTGCCAAGTCACGCCAACACCAGACAGTTCTTTATTTGGATATTCTGATAATTGATTATTAATGATACAAGCATTCTGATATGCGGAAGGGTCTACCTCAGCATCGTGATGATCTAGAACTAATACATCTATACCGGCTGCCGCCAATTCTTCATGATAAGAAGCATCATTACTACTAGCATCTGGTAATAGTATCATTTTATATTTAAAACACTCTTTAATGCAGTCACTTAACCCATGCTGTTTTTTCAGATGTAAATAATAATCTATTTTTTCTTTTGTGTACTCTGGAAACAAATCATAAAGATAATTAAGAAGTAAAGCAGATGAAGTATAGCCATCGCAGTCTGCATCTACAATTACTAAAATAGGATCTTTATTTGAGATATGTTGAATTAACATCTTTGCTCCACGCTTTAAAAGTTCTTCTCCCAAAAGTTCTGGTTGATTAATATTTTTATCATTTGTTTCAAGATATTTATTTATATTTATAATACCTCTATTGTAAAGAACTTGATATAATGCAGAATAATGTTCATTTGGTTGATTTATTAATTTAACTTTCAAAAGCCATAATCAATCCTTTCTATTTAATATAAGTTTATTTTATTTTTATATAATTCCATAAAAATTTCTTTTCCTTTATCGGTCGGAGAATCTTTATAATCTAATAAATGGCCTTTATCAAATAAAAAAGAGACTTTTACATAATGTCCATATTTATTATAAATATGTTTTAAATTCTTAACAAGTTTTTTATGTTCTTTATCATTTAATTCTTGATACTGTTTATCAAGGCCAATAATAATTTCTTCCACGCCAAGTTGAATAAGTAACCAAGCCTGATATTGAATAAAAGCGCTCCCGCAAATGGCACAAGCTATATTATTTTCTTGACCAAACATCGTTCCATATTGTAGCACGGCCTTTTCTGACTCAACTATCAAAGCTTTTTTTAAATTTTTTATATTCTCTTGATTTTGATAAATTCCATATAGTGAAAAAGATAATGGATGATTATACATTGTGCCATTTACTTTCATTGGAAGATATTTTCCATATTGCTCTGATATTTCAAGAGAAAGAATTCTTTCTCTGACGCCTATTAATTTTCCTTGAATATCTCTATGCGGAATTACAATACCGCAATTCTTTGGGTCATAACAAATTTCATAATAATCCATTATTTCTTGAGAAATTCCTTCCTTTATCCAAAGATCGATTCTCGGATGAGAAAGATTTTTTAAAAAAGAATCATCATATGTTTTTAATTTAACAATTTGAGTTTTTATTTCTATTTCTTTTATTTTATCATATTTCTCTAGGAGCTGCCAATCCTTTTTTGAAAATTCATTATTTTCTGTCAAAAGAAAGGAATCATTAGAGAAATTAAAATATTGAGCAATAAACTCTACACATGCGGGAAGCGGATATTCAGATTTATACTCTAACTCTTTAACCTTTTTAACTAGTTCAAAAATATCAAAGGATGTACTACAATCTGTGAAGCAGTGAAATAAATGAGTATTATCATAGTAATATAATTTATGACTTGCTTCTGCTAAATCCTCTTTTGAATTATGACAAATAGTTTTGGAAATAAGTATCCCATTTTGAATATAGGGATCGCCGCCAAACTCTTCAAGTAATTGTTCAATTTGTTCTACTGTTAAACTATTTTTAATTTTATCCTTATCATAACTATAAAACATAATTAAAATGCACTTTCATCTTGCACAGAAATTTTTAAATTTTCAATATCACATAATTCATAATTCCATTTTGTTGCAAAAATAGGATTTATTCTACAAATTCCTCTATCTGCCTTACACCAAAGATAAATATTTTTCCATCTTCCTCTTCTGTTCTTATAAACAGATATTTTAATATCAGGCATTTCAAATCCATTTTTTGTAACTATTTCTCTAAGACTTTCACGGTCTTTCTCAGTCGTTTCCAACATTATCAAACCCACATCAACTTTATCTGCGATACTTTTCGCTCCTCGTAAAAGGTTTTGATCAGGAGTCTCGGATTCTGCGTAACTCGTTTACTTTTTATATTTCTATAAAAAACTGACTATCTCTTACTTTATAATTAAAATAATTATAAAGAATTTCTTTTTCCCCATTTAACTAACTTCGTTTCCTAAAATTAGAGTGCGTATCAATAGCACCGGTACTCCCCAGCTTATTTCAGACTTTGGGGATAGTCGATACATGGCTCAATCCATTGATTAATAGATTTTTTAAAATAAGGTAAATATTTATAACTTTTTCCTTGCAAAATTGCTCTCATTGTATTTAAAGAAATATTATATTTTTCAGCTAAAAATCTAGCTGTTATTTTTTCATCATTGGCATATTCTTTTCTTATTTCCATAACTTGTTTGTTTGTAAACAGAGCAACTTTAGATTCTTCTCCACATTGTCTTTTATGGCTTTTCCTAATTGGATACTGTTCATTTTCATCATACCAATTTTTTCCTTGGTTTATCAAACTAATTATAGCTTTTGAAGAAATTTTTGGAAATTCTTTTAAAATTTCATTATAGTTTTTATCAGTATTTTTTAAAAGATACTTTATTTTATCTACTTCTTTTTGAGTTAGTTTTGCTTGAGAATGTCTTTCTCCTTTTTGAGCTGAACCAGATTCTTGGCCACCATCAGTTAAATTATATAAGATAAATCCTAAATCTTTATAATATTTAATCCAATATTTTTCTTTTTCATCTAATTGATTTTTTAAACATTCTTCAAGTATTTCTATTGAAAAATTATTAACACCATATTTTTGCATAGCCAAATGAATTGGTGTTTTAGAATCTCTTTCACTCTTTTTACAATATTTTTCTGGTTGACCAGATCTAAGATGTTCTAACCATCTTCTATGACAATCAGCACTTTGTCCTATATATATTTTTTTATTTACCTCATTTGTTATTTTATAAATACCTATCATTTTAGTATTCTCCTTTTCATTTTAATATAGAAATAGAGAATATTCTAATGGATTGCATCACACGGGATTTTCATGATATACTTAACAGGATATCCTCTATTTAGTATATTTTAGAATTCCCCGTTAGCATTTAATCATTTTTGTCTAAAAATACAAAAATTTTTTAAATACCCCTACCGATAAGTAGGATAAGAAATTATTGGCAATTACTTTTTCTCACCATTTAATTGAGTTGCTGACATAATAAAAATTCCATATTGATTACATAAATCTTTAAGTTTAATTGATAACATAAATAAGATATTATCTTCTCTAAGGCGAACACCGCCAGACCTTTTCGTGATTTCTTCCAGGATCTTCATTGATGTATGCAGATAGTCAAGCATTACATATCTAGCATCGTGTTCTCTAACCCCGCGTTTAATTGTATTCTCAATATCTTGAAGAGAAAAATCAGGAAGTGATTCAAAATAAATTTTTCCATTTTTCAAAAGCATAGCTGCTTTGCATACTCGTTCCCATTCACCCTCATAATATTCACTTGTTAAGATATGCTCTTCATTGACACCAGACAAAAAAGCGACCATCATAGTTTGAACTTCTGATAAATCTTGCTCAGTTGCTATAAAGATAGTTGATTGAGATGCTCCAGTAGAGATCCATTTTCTTTCATCCAAGTCATACATTTGACTACAACCGATATAACAGGCATCTGCTACCATAGAACGTGACTTACCTGTACCCGTACTTGCTGATCGAAGATAAAACTTCTTTAACCGAGCGCCGCGTACAACAGTATTAATATAATCTCCATATAAAGGATAACCTATTTCTGGAGTTTCTTTTAAATCCTTTAAAAGTTTATCAATTCCTTCTCCTGCTTGAACTCCGCCCTCACTAGCATTATCTACATATTTCATACGAATAGATAAAATTTTATCATCTATTTCATTAGCTATTTCTTCTAATGTATGATTATCTAACCAATCCTCTTGTCTTTGCTTAATTTTTAAATCAAGAGTATCTGGATCGTACCAATAAGACATATCCATACCTATTTTTTCATATCCTCTAAGCAAAGTCATTTTTTTCATTCTATTATAATAATAATCAAAAGAAGAAAAATCATTATTTTCAGAACACCTTAAAAGATACTCTGAGCCTTTATTTGCTTTATATTCAGAATATGCTTTTGGTCTTTGCTCAAGATAATCTTCAATAGAAGAAAGTGTTAAAGATTTTGCACCATGCTGATATAAATTATAAATAGTCCCAAAAATAATTTTATGAAAATTATCTACAAAATCTTCTTCATTAAAGAAATATTTATCATCTGCTTCTAAAAGTTGAGGATGATTATAAATACTTCCAATAATTTGAACAATAGAACTAATATCTATATATTTACTTTTACTCATTCATTTTTACCCTCTTCTTCTAAAAATTTAAAATATTTTTTCTTTATTCTTTCTACAAAAGGAGGTTTAATTGTAACATTCTTTATAGATTTTTTAATTTCTTTATTGGAATTTATTTGTTGCGCTTGATAAATTCCATAATAATATTGAAAAGCTTCTTGGTAGACGTAAGGAAGAATCGTATTCCTCTTATGTTTCCATAAGTACTGACTATATCTTAATAAATTTATAAAATAAATTTACAATATCCATTTCGAACTACGTATCAATAGCAGCCCTACTCCTCCGGTCCGAGGATAGTCGATACAGCTTTATTATTTTCTTTATTTGCACGAATAGGATATAAATATCCCTCTTTTTGATATGTTTTTCCGTTATTTAACCTAATAATTGTATCTTTAGAAACATTATATTTTTGTCCAATAGATTTAAAACTTTCTTTAGTATTTATTAACATATCATAAACACTATCAATATCTTCGTAGGAAAGTTTTAAATTTCTTTTCTCTTTTCTAATCGGATAATTAGTATTATCTTTTTGATATTCTAATCCTCTATTGATTTTTGAGATTGTAGTATAACTGACATTATATTTTTTAGCAAGTTCTCTCAAAGTTAAATTAGATTTTTCTAAATCATTATAAATACTATCTATTTCTTCTTGAGTTTTAAACTTCGCTAAATGATTATTTATTCCTTTTTCTGCCTTGGGAAGATATTTGTCTGAACGTAAAGGATATTGCAAAAACTCATTATAATATCTTTTTCCATTATTAATATCGCTAATAGCTTTAGGAGAAATATTATATTCAGCAGCGATTTGATAAATGAATTTTGTCTTATCATTTATTAATTTATCATATACTTCATTAAGTTGCTGTTCATTTAATTTCGCTGATGAATTATATATACCTGTGCTACTTCCGTCTCCTCCTGGAGTTAAATTATATCCTTTGGTTTTATCTTCATAAGTATTATAAAACTTAATCCAATATTTTTCCCTTTCACTCATTTCTTCTCGTGAACCAGAACATTCTTCTAACAATTCAAATTCAAAACTATAAATCCTCATTGCCCTATGGACGGGGAGAATATCTTTTAAATTATCTCTATTTTTAAAATGTTGCCAAAGACGTTTTTTAACTCTATCAGACATCCCTATATATCTTTTTCCATTTTCAAAATTAATAGAATAAATACCTCTATATTCAGTTTTATAAGTTTTTTGATTTTCATATACCGTAAGCTTCATTGTATTCTTACCTCCTTACCATATATGAATTTTTATGCAAATAAATTAAACAATTTTGCCACGGGATTACCATGAATTTTATTAAAATTTTTAGGCTTCCCCGTTAGCATATATACTATTTATTTTTATATATATACACCCCTGTGATAAACAGGAAAGGATATAACAGGCATTATTACATACCAATCGTTCCATTACTCCTCTCTTTTGATCCACCTTTTATTTCATAGAAATATTTTAATGTTTTTAACATTCCAGAATAAGTATAATTATATTCTTTTTGAAATGTTTTTATCTGTTTTGTTATCATTGCCCAGTTTGCGGAATTACCATATAATTCATTTATATATTCTTTTAATTCTTTTAAATCAGAATCTGCGGCGGGCGCCGCTTTCTTCTTTATAGGTTTAGAATCTTTCTTATATGGGCTAGCACCGCCCGCATTATCAAAACAACTTTTATGAGCATATCTTCGCCCTAATTGCACAAACTCTTCTTGTATTGTATCAAATTCTTTATTGCAATAAGGGCATTTAACAGTATGTTTTTTCATTATATATTTTCTCCTTATATAAATATTATAACATATTTTTAAAGAAAAATAAAGTAGGAAGTTTTTATCCTTCCTACTTATTAATTTAATTAAGCATTTTTTACAAGTTCTTTTAAATCTGCTATAATAAGAGAAAGAGCCTCTTCTTGATTTGGATTGCACTGAGAAACTTTTTTACCTTTTCCCAAGTACTGTTCTGTAACTTGTGTAATTTTAGGAGTCCAGTAATTTTTAAACTTAATTCCATCTTCTGTTGTGCAGTTAATGTCTTCTGCTCCTGGAATGTTACAAATAATTTCATTAAATTCTTTCATAAGATCTTCAAAATCTAAAGCTGTAACTGTATTAAGTTTTTGCTGCTCGCTAAAGCTTGTTACTACAGAATGGTCTAAAGCTTTCTTTTTATCAATTCCCTCTTGAATTGCCGCAGATAAATTCTCTGCTGTAAATTCTTTAATATATGTTGGTGTATATTCAATTCTTGCTCTTGCAAAAAATTCATTTGTTTGAGCTAAATAAGCAGAAGATTTAATTACTCGACCTTCACTATCTACACCATTACTTTTAAGATAAACTACATAATCACATTTATCTATAATAGGATTCATGCATCGTTTATCTCCTTTTGGACTAATAAATTTTGTCTGAGAATCTTGTTGCGCATGAGCAATAAAGACTACTGTATATCCAGCTGAAACTAAAAGATTAATTTGACGGAAATATTCTTTTTCATCTTGACCTACCTTATGTCGCCATAAGGAATAGACTATCTCTTCTTTAATTACAATAATTAAAGTTACGGCACTTCGGGTTTGGACTTTCACCTTGCTTTAACCCTACGGACTTCATCGCCATTTTACAGGCCGTATGTCCTAGTCGTTACACCTTCAAGAATTTTTCAATTCTAGCTTGGCACGGTATTGTCTGGGGTTTCACCAGATTTTCACCGTTAGCAAAATAATAGCTAATTATTTCACACCTTATATTTATAAGTTCACCGCATTTACTGCACCAATAAGTGAATAAAATTTATCTATTTATTGAAATTTTTTAAATTTTTCAAATTTCCTAGATAAAACAATTTCTTCTGAACTATTTTCATAAATTTTAGTTAAAATATTCATAACTTGTTTATTACCATCTAAATGTAAAACAAAAAAATTATTTTTATTTTCTAATTTAACATTGTCTTTACCAAAAATATGTTTTATAGAATTAAGCATATCTGCAGTTCCAGTAAAGTTTATACAAATTCTATTTTTTTTCTTATCCTCGTATATAGAGCCATCTCCATCAAAGAATCCTCTTATAAAATGATATTGGAATTCTTTAGGAAGAATTTCTTCTGTAGGAAAAGTTAAAGAATAAGTTTTATTTTCAATGCAACCTTTATTAATTAAATCATTTACAATTTTTTCATCGGATAAAGAGAAATATGATATTTCATAAATCTTATTATTAATAATATCTTTTTTATCATTTCTTTTAATTTCTGTGTTTAAAGCTCCAATAAAATTTTTAAATTTAATTAAATGATCTTCATCTATTGTAGATAAATTTATTCTTAAAGTATTTGTTGCTTTTTGTATATTGCCATCTGCATATAAAAAACCTAACCAATATGCTTTAGCAAAAGTATCTATTTTTTCAAATATGTTAGAATTTCTAGGAAATCTCTTTTTCCATAAATCCTTTCTATCAGAAATAATCGTAACTTTTTTATTTTTTAATACCGTTCGTATCCTTGCGGAAGATACTTGATATTTTTTTGCAAGTTTTTGAATATTATAATTTATTAAATAGTTTTGAGCAATATCTTCTTTTTCTTGCTCAGTAAATTGTTTCATTCCTTATCTCCTTTTTTACAGTTGATAAAGATTATGTTTTCCATCTCCATCTGCCATAGTAAGTGCTCCATCTCCAAAAGTCTGACAAACATAATCTTGACAATAAATAGATGTTGCATATACTTCATCAATTATAATTGTAGAATAAAGTTCTTTAGCTTTATCTTTTGTAGCTCCAGTAAATTGCTTAATAGCTGCTTTAAAATCTGACCATCTTGTAATTGGAGCATAAGGTACTCCATCAATTCCGTTCAACCCCATTTCCGCCGCAAGAACAAACGGTTTTGGAAATCTCGTTGCCTGTGCTGACTTCCCTAAGTTATTAGATCCATAAATTAAGATTACTTTACCTTCAAGTCCATCTGCAATAACAGATTTAGGTGCTGAAAAAATATCAATTCCTGCCATTTATTTTATCATCCTTTCTTTTGAGAAAAAATCTAAGAAGTTATTAAATAACCTCTTAGAAATTAAAATTACCTGCTGGAACTGCATTTGTTGCTACTGCTGGACTTGGAGAATTACTCTGAGAAGCTCTATAATCTTCTGCATTCTTCTTTTTCTCGGCAAGATAAACTTCTCTATCTGCCATTGCTTTCTGAACTTCTTCAATGGTAATACCAGTTGTCGCATCTCCAACTTCATACGGTTCTGTGTTTGTTCCTGTAATAATCCATTCTTTTGTTCTTTTAGTATAAGTTTTTACAGAAGCCTCACCAAAAGCAGATTCTTCAACTACTTTAGTTGTTTCTGAAGCACAAACAATTTCTCCCCATACTTTTGTAAATACTGGATTATTTTTTGTTACATCAAGAGATTCAAAATAATTCATACCATCTTCTCTTGTAACAATGAAGGTATACGGAAGCAAATCATTTTTAAAATTAAATAACGCCCCTCTAACTTCTACATATTCTGGCTTATCTTCTGGTTCTTTCCTTACTACACTTGTAATAAATAAATCCCCTTCAAACTTATTTCTTTTATTTTCATCAAAGGCATTAATAATATTAACAAAAGAGCCATTTGTAATTCTCTGAGAAACAAGCTCTCCATTATTACTACTTGGATAAAAGTCATTTAATGCAAGAGATCCATCAATTCTTACCTTTGTTGCATTTTCTTTTCCATCCATTACCCAAGATTTACCCTCATTGATAATTTTTTCAAGAGTAGTATATGTATTATTCTTATTACCTTTACTTGTATTCTCAGCAACATAAGTAAAAGTTGTAGTTACAATATTTGGGTTATCATCTTTATCATCTGTTGCTACATCAAGAGTTCCAGCAATATAATTTTTTCCATAATTTTTAGAATTTTCATTTTTTACTGTTTTAATAGATAAATCATACTGATATACTCTACCTTCAAGTCTTACATTATTAATTGGTTTTTTCATTCTTTAACTTATCTCCTTTTTTAATTTATCTATAAATTTCTTTATATAAATATTATATCATAAATTTTTATTATTGTCAAATTTTTAATATTTTATTAAAATATATTGAACAGGATTAGCGCCCTGCTTTTTTACATATCCTTTTTTAATAAGATTATAAATCATTGGACTAATACTTTGTGGTTTAATATTTAAATCATTTGCTATACTTTTTGCTGTAAAACAATTATTATATTTTTGTTTATTAACTCTCATATATTTTAATAATTTTATATTATTCTCTGTAAGATTGTCTTTACAAAAGTCATCCCAAAAGGAAACAGCATCTTTCCAATAATCTGGATATGCATCTGCATACACTTCACAGGTTTCTTCATTAAAAATTTCTTTTTGAATTAAATAAATAAATTTATCCTTTTTAGTCATCTTAACAATTAAATAATTCCATAATCTGAGTATTAACAGGCTTAATAATCTTTTCTACAATTTCATCTTTATAATATTTACGCCATATTCGTTCTCTTTTAAATCGAGGGTATTCTTTGATTTTTACAATAGTAGAAAGAGCGATTATTGCATCTGACATACTCCATAAACCATCATAAGAACGTTGATTGACCCATTTTTTAAACTCTCTAAAACTCATATAATCAAATCTCCTTAAAAAACTAAACTTGAAAATAAAACAGCATAAATAAAGAGAAGAACATCAAGTGCGGCGGTTGCAATTAAAAGGTTATCACAAAAACGATAGAGGCGGCCGCGCCTTGTCGAAAACTCTAAATAAATTAAACACAATAAAGTAATTGCACTAAATACTAGAAATAAAATTAATAATAACATTTTTTAACTTTCACTTTCTTTTTCTTTTGAATAAACATCCGGTGTATCTATATGTTCTATAACCCTAATCTGTGAAATAGGAGCTGCTAAAAGCAAAACAGACTCTTGAGTATATATATTTAGTTGTTTAAAAAATACGATAGGAATATTTGGTTCATAAATTATTTGATTACATTTTTTATCCATAATATAAAAAGAATCGTTCTCTAAAGTAACCGTAAAGTATCCATCATATTGATATTTATTCATTATTTATTCTCTCTTTCCAGTAATTAATTCAGAATGAGGTAGTGTTTTAATCCAATTACAAAACTTAATCCATTCATCAAGTTTATGATTTTGTCTTTGCCTATAAATATTCGCTAGTACTTCATAATTAAACATGACATTTCGAGTTTGATTATAACTACTAGGAAGAAGTTGAATCATTTGCCACCAAATATCTTTTCTATTTTCAAGGATACCAATGGAACCATCTGGTGACGGCGTACCAAGATATAGTTTTCTATAAATATTTAATGTATGAATAGTTATTTCTAATACATTTAATGGTGAAAACCAACTGCCCTCAGGAACTTTCATTAAATGTTCATAGCTAAAATCATCCAAAGTAAATTCTTTATCCGCAATTTTATGCATTGTGCTACAACTATTAGAAACGGTCCCGATCTTATAAGTATCTGCCTCTTTCCACCAGTACAAGGGCGCTGTAATTCTGGCATATACTGACATCATTCTCATATATTTACGATGTTCCGTACCAGCATTTGAAAGCTGTTGCATGAGGGAGTGGTCGTTTTCACCTAATACAAAACCTGCATCAATATTCTTCTTACAATTATTTCGATTTTCATGGCAACTGTGACAAGGTAAACTTTCCAAACAAGTGCCACTGTCACTTTTCTCCCAGCTATTCTTAGGATTCCTCATACCTTGAATAATAAATTCCATCTGTTCAGAACTTGATAGAATTACATTTTCTATTTTAATCATTCGATATATCCTCCCAAATATTTGTCTATATCTTCATTTAAGTCTACTTCTAATATTGAAAAAGAAATATTAAAAGACTGATAATTAGAATCATTATAATAATTTGTTGCCAATTTTTTATATTCTTTTTCTTTTTTTCTTTTTTGTTGAATTGCCTTTTCTTTTGTATCAAAAACTCCAAAAATATTTATAGAGATACCATAAGCTGTTTCATATTCAGTATCTCCATATACTAAATAAAGTTTTTGACTTTCATTATTTTTATTTATTTGAAAAGTCTTATCATTGCTCATATTATTTTTTAATACCGTATGAAAAAGTATTGTGTTATTTATCATAATCATCTAAATCAATATATTTTAAAGAATTTGCATATCTTTTATTATAAAAAATATTTGTCCAAGGATTTTTCTGACCATATTTATATGCAAAAACATCTTGATTCCACTCAGAAACTTTTTGAATCACTTCAAAAGAAGAAACATCCTCATTATCATTATCCAATTCTTCAATTTGTTTAATAAGATATTCATATTCTATTTGTTTCTTCTGAATATTTCTATCAACGAAGATATTTTTAGAAAAACAATCTATTAAACAATAGAGTAATAATACAAAAGAAAGTATAGTACAAAATAAAGGCAAAGCAGCCACCCAATATCGTTTTTCAAAATTTAAAAACACACCGCTTAAAAAAATACTAATTCCTATAATAATTATTATTAATAATAAAGTTAACATTATTTATTTCCTTTCGTTGAATTATAGCCTGTTTTATCAGATTGATACATTTCTATCCATTGTCGTTCTTTTTCATTTAATTGGTCTCTTGGACATTCTTCCATTAATTCAAAAGAAAAGTTCCAGACTCCATCTTCTTGCATTGCTTTATATAATTTATTTGTTGCGGGTGCATCTATTCCAAGTCCACATTTTATATGTTGTTTAATTCTATCTTGAATATTTACACTTTGTCCGATATAAACTTGACTAGATATTAAATTTGTAATTTTATAAATTCCACATTTAATACCGGCTCCAAAAATTCTATTACATAATTCAGTTGTTTGTTTTTGAAAATAAGTAGACCAAATAAGCTTACTTAATATAATAGGTTGATGTAAAACACTTTTTATTTTATTTAAAGCTTCAATATCACTTAAATCTTCCTTTGAAGTTTTTAATTTATAATAATTTGTTTTTTCTTTCAACTCTTTTTCTCGAAGTCGAGCTTGAACACCTGCACTTAAACTTTCTTTTATTTTATTTAATTCTTTTTTGCATTGTTCTTCTTCATCATTTAGTTTTTTTATTTTATTAAAATATTTTTCTTCATTTTCTTTATAATTTTTTTCTAAAACAGCAACATACTGTTCACTTGCATAACTAAGATTATTTTTATATAATTTAATTTGTTCATTAATGCGATTTTTTTCATTTTGATAAATCAAAGAAATATTACTTTTTTCTTTTTCAATTTCTTCTAATAATTGAAATTTTTTTAAAGTAAGTTCATTAATCTCTTCATTTATTTGCTTTTGTTCTTCTTTTTTATTAACTTTAATATTATTTGTTTTATTTAATAAATAAAAATTTAAACAAAGAAAAAATATATTTAATAAAATAAAAATAATACATATCTTTTCCATTTCTTAATCATACCCTATTTAGTAAAAATGGGTGAGAAATATTTCTCACCCTTCATAATATTTTTATTTTATTACTATATTACTCAGCTTTCTCTTCTGTAGCCTCTGGATCAAATGCCTGACCAGCCGCAGTAAGTTTAATAAATTTTACACTCTTGTGTGAACCATCTTCAAGTTCAATCTCTGCGGGAATTCTCTTCATCAAACCTTTACGCTGAAAAGCAGATGTAATAATACCATTTACACTCTTTACTTCAAGACCTGTTGCTTCAGCAATATCTGCTGCTGTTACGTTTGTATCTCCAACACTTTTGATGTAATTAAAAACTCGTTTGCTGTTCTCTTTTAATGCCATTTTTAAATTCTCCTTATTTTTTAAATTAATTTTTTTAATATATTTTTAAAAGATACTTTAACTATCTTTTATATAAATATTATAACATAAATTTTTTATTTTGTCAATAATTTTTTTCTAAAAATATAATCATCGACAGCCAACATATCTTCTAAAGAAAGACTTTCACATAAAGAATTTAATTTATTTATATTATCTTTAGTATCAGTTTTTCCTTGAATTAATTTTTCTAAAGTAACCACCTGTTCAGCAATTTCTTTAATACTTTTATTATCTTTCATATATATATTATAACAAAAATTTTTTTAAAAGTCAAAATTTTTTAATTGTTCTTCTGAAATAATCTTTATACCTAGTTCTTTTGCTTTTTTATTCTTGCCTGATGATGAATTAATATCATTATTTACAAGATAATTTGTCTTACTATTAACAGAGTCACTTGTTTTTCCGCCATATGAGGCAATATAATCTTTTATTTCAGATCGGTTACGAAAAGATTTCAATTTACCAGTAATAACAAAAGTTAAATCTTTTAACTTATTATCTTTTTCTTCAACAGCCATCTCTCGTTTTTCTTTAAAAATTAAATATTTACTAATCTTTTTGGCTATAGTATAATCATAATTATTAATAGCTTTTTCCTTTTCATCTCCAAAACCATTAATTTTTGACCAAGAGTAGTGATTTTCTACTTTATTAATAAACTCTTCCCAGTTAGAACAGTTTTTAACAATTTCTTTAGCTACTGAAATGCCTATTAAAGGAATACCAAGAGCAGAAATAAAGTTTTCTAAATAGCAATTTTTATTATCCTCAATAGCTTTAAGAACATTATCAACCGATTTCGCTCCAAATCCTGACTTTTTAATCCACTCTAAACGATAATTTTTTAAATTATAAATATCCTCAAGAGAAGAAAGCCAACCCCAATCAATTAATTTTTCTAATGTAGCTTTAGATAATCCTTTTATATCTAATCCTTTTTTAGAACAATAATGGTTTAAAATATTAATTAATTTTCCTTGACAGGCGGCGTTTGTGCACTCAAGCTGCTTAGTTCCAGATTCACTTATTACAACCCTAGTCTCGCCGCCGCACACAGGACACACTTTAGGAATTTTGAGCACTCCTCCAGAATAATTACTATCTTTTACTTTTGTAATATAGGGTATTATCTGATTTGATTTAATAATACTTAATTTTAAACCTTTATGCCAAGGTTTTTGATATAAAGACTCCATTACACTTATATTATGTAAATTCGATCTACTGACCCGAGTTCCTTCTAACTCTATCGAATCAAAGATGGCTACCGGTGTCAGAATGCCTTTTCTTCCCATCCCCCACTCTATATCTCTAAGAATAGTTTCCGCCTCTTCATCATAAAACTTAAAAGCGATAGCATTGTTTGGATGATGTGAGGTTTGTCCTAATGACTTTCCATATTCAATATCATCATATTTAACAACAATTCCATCAATAGGATATGAATTGTCTTTTGATTTTTCCTTAATAAAATCAATATCTTTTTCTGAAAAATTTTGAGATATAATAGAAGGAACTATTTTAAAACCTAATTCTTCTAATGCTAAAAGATTTGTATTTAAGCTATTTGATTTAAAACCTTTAATTACACTCCACGCTACAAAAGTAAGATGTCTTTTCTTACACTCTTGACTATCTAAAAGTCTAATACTTCCAGATGCAAAATTTCTAGGATTCTTATATTCATTAGAAAACTGTTCAAAATCTTTATAGGTACAAATAATTTCTCCATCAATCACTAATTCTTTTTTATAAGATATTTTTTTAGGAATAGATTCAATTACAAAAGCATTGTGGGTTATATCTTCACCTATTTCTCCATTACCTCTAGTTTCCGCAGAAATAAGAACACCATTTTGATACAAAAGACTACAAGATAAACCATCCATTTTACTCATAATAAGACAATCTTTATTATTCATAAAAGAATTTACTTCTTCAATATTTTTTGTTTTTTCTAGGGACAGCATATCATGATTATGTTTAACTTTTTTTAATTCACTTACTTTTGAATCATAAATAATTTCTTGAGTTGGAGAATTTTCTAAAACCATTCCAGTTTCTTTTTCAAGTTTTTTTAATTCAAAATAAACATCATCCCAATGTTTATCTGATACTTTAGGACTTCCTTTATCGTAAAAGAAAGTCCATTTATTTAATTGTTTAATTAACTGTTGCATTAATTCTAATTCATCCATTATCAATACCCTTTATAATTTAATAACTGAATCAATGTTGTTTTTAGATAATTTTGTTCCTGCGGCGGCTCTACTTAAAAGGGGAATTTCTGCGGCGGTCACCGCTATAGCACTTACAGGTCCAGATAAAAGAATTATATCTTCACTATCAATCATTGCCGCACCAATCACATCATCTTCTGTCTTATTTACAGAAACGCCTTTTCCGCCTTTACTTTGAAGAGGAAATTCATCCAATGAGCATTTTTTACCATGACCATTAGAAGTTGCAATCATTAAATAGTCTGTCTCTTTGTGAATTGGGTATCCACCAATAATTTCATCATCTTCTGCCAATTTAATCCCTTTAACTCCAGAAGTATTTCTTCCAATAGGAGAAATTGTATTTGTAGCACAATGAATTGTCATTCCTTTTTTAGAAATTAAAATGACATCCTCTTCATTTAAGAATAATACATTAGCTATAGAATCTCCTTCTTTGAGCTTAATTGAAATAAGTCCAGTTACTCTTCCTTTTAATTTTTCATATTCTTCAATCTTTGTCTTTTTAATGAGACCTTTTTTAGTGAAAAATACTACATATTTTACAGGAGAATCTTTGCGGAAAGCGGTTGCCGCAATAATTTTTTCACCTATTTCCATTTTTAATAAATTACTAATGGGAACTCCTTTAGTTAATCTAGTTCCTTCTGGAATATTATTAACTAAAATTTTATACATTTTTCCTTTAGAAGAGAATAACATAAGAGTGTTTACTGTATTTGTAGAAATAACAGACAACAAAGCATCATTTTGACTTTTTACACCTTTGCCGCCTTTTTTCTGAGCTTTAAAAGAACTTTTAGGCACTCTTTTAATAGCTCCATTCTGACTAATCATAACTACAACTTCCATAGGAATGATTTGCTCTTCTTCTTTTTCTTCTTTTGGTATTTCAATATTTTCGAGTTTAGTTCGTCTAGCATCTCCATATTTATCTTTTAACCACTGGACTTTTTCAATAATTTTATTATTTCTATAAAACTCTTCATTGATAATTTTATTGCATTCTTCAATAATTTTCTTTTTCTCTTGTAACTCATTAAACAAATCTTCTCTATCTAATTTTGTTAATCGAGAAAGTTTCATATCAAGAATTGCTTTAGACTGTTCTTCATCAATTTTAAATTCTTTTTGAAGTTTCTCTTTAGCTTCTTTTGGATTTAAAGACTCTTTAATTAATTTAATAGCTTTATCAATATTATTTAAGATAATGAGCAATCCTTCAATAATATGTGCCCTTTTTTCAGCTTTATTTTTATCATATGCGGTTGCCGCCAAGAGAACATTGGTTTGATGATTAACATATGCATCAATTAAATCCATCATAGAACACATTTTAGGAGTTCCATTTACAATATAATTCATATTATATGATAAAGTTGTTTGAAGATCTGTTAAAGCAAATAACTTTAATACAGCTTTATCTGGATCAATTCCTTTTTTAACTTTAAATACTAATTTATTAATACCACAATTAGATTCATCAGAAAAATCTTCCAAGAATTCATCTAATACATTAATATTCTTATTAATTTGTTCTTTGATTTTATTTCTATATGTTCTATATGGAATAGTGTTAAAAATAATTGTATCATTTTTAATTTCATAATCCCCGCGAACTTTAAGAGAAATTGCAGAATGCCCAGTTTCAAAAGCTGTTTTAATATCCTTACTATTAACAACCACTCCACCAAGAGGAAAGTCTGGACCTTTAATATATTCCATTACTTCTTCTATTGTAAGAGATGCATTCTTTTGTAGTCTTGCAATAATAGCATTACAAACTTCGCTAAGATTATTTGGTAAACTGTTATGAGCAAGACCAATAGCAATAGTTTCTCGTCCATTTACAATGGCATTTGGAAGTAAAGATGGGAGAACTATAGGCTCCATATACTCTCCATTATAAGTTTCTTTTAATGGAACAACATTTTTCTTAAAAGACTCCATCATTAAATCTGCATATGCTGAAGGTCTAGCATTGGTATATCTTGCTGCTGCTTCCATACCATTACCTTCCTGAGTACCAAGATTTCCATCTCCATCAACAAGAGGATACCGCATAAGATAAGGTTGTGCAATTTTACATAGTGCTCCATAACATGCGGCGTCTCCGTGAAAGTATGACGAAGCTAAAGTAGATCCTACAATACTAGCACTTTTTTTATGCTTGGACTTATTGCTCATTTTAAGAAGCTCTTCCATTGTCCAAATGAGTTTTCTATGAACAGAAAGGAGTCCATCTTCTGCGGAAGGTACTGCTCTATCTGTAAGTACTTCTTCAGTATATGTAAGAAAACAGTCTTTAATTTCATCTAAAGCATCTATTTCTGTAATTAAACTATTTCCCATTTTTTCTCCTTTCTTTATACAAAATTAAATCCTAATTCTTTTGCATTATCATAAATATATTGTTTTCTTGGTGCTACAGCAGTTCCTTCAAGAATATTTAAAAGTTCAACTGTCTTTTCACTATCTGAAACAGTAATACGTTTAAATCTTTGATTCTCGAAACAGATTTCTCGAAGTACCTCAGCACGAATTTCTCCTAAACCTTTGCAGTGAGTAACGAGATACTTTTCTGTATGAGTTTCTTTCCACTCTTGAAATTCTCGTTCAGTATAACAATAATGTTTTTCATTTTTTGTTTCAACTATATAAAGAGGTGTAACTGCTCTATACAATTTTCCTGCTTCAACCAAAGGTCGCATATAAGTATAAAAGAATGTAATTAACAAAAGTTCAATGGCAAATCCATCAGAATCTTGATCGCTTGTAATTACGATTTTATCAAAGTTCATTTTTGATATATCAAAGTCATTATCAAATCCTGCGCCAATTACTTTAATAATATCAGACAACTCTTGATTATTTAAAATTTTAAGCTTATCGCACTTGAGTGTCGATAAAATCTTCCCACGTAACATATATATGCAATCTGTATCCACGTTCCTTGATTCTATAACCGAGCCTCCTGCTGACATTCCCTCGACCAATAAGAGATTACGCTGGGCAGGATCCTTACTTTTACAGTCTACGAATTTATCACTTAATTGCATTTTTGCTTTAAGACCTTTTTCTTTAGGTTTCCTAACCGTATCTCTTGCTTTCCGTGCAGCCGCTCTAGCTTTTCGAGCATTCATGGCTTTATCAAAAATAACCTTAATCTCTTTTTCATTTGATTCTAACCAATATTGAATATTCTCTACTATAGCTGAAGTAAAAGGTGACATATCTAGCTTAATTATTCGGGACTTAGTCTGAGCATCATAACCCACGCCTGCCGCAGTTATATTAAAGGCAATAAACATACCTTCCTGAATATCATCTCCTGTGAGGTTAGCTTCTTTTTCTTTTAACCATCCCTTTTCCTTAAAGAATTTATTCAATTCTCTAGTTATAATAGTTTTAATCTGTGTTATATGAGGTCCAGATTCTGTCTCTCCGGCATTAACATAAGAAATCATATTTAAAGAATAATTAGAAGTATATGTCATAATCATATCTATTTTATCTTTTTCTTTTGAAAAAGACATATTCATTCTATTCTTAATAATTTCTTTATCTTTTACAAAATTATCAACTAAATCATTTAATCCATTTTTTGAAAAATAAGATATTTCTTCTTTTGGTGTCTTTAAATTAATTGTTAAACCAGGACATAAACAAACTAAAGTTTTAAATAATTCTTTAATCTTTGAAATTTCTACTTCATTAGATACAAAAAATTCTTTACTAGGCATCCATTTTACTAAAGTACCTTGATCTTTTGTTTCTCCTAATTTTCTTGATTTAAAAACACCTTCTTCAAAACGAATTTTTTCATATTGCCCATCTCTACAAGAGGTAACTTCCAACCAATTACTCAAGAAGTTAGTAATCTTAGATCCAATTCCATTTAATCCTAAGGCAGTTCCTTCATAACTTCCATCTTCTGTAAATTTTCCAGAAGTATTTAACGTATCAAAAGCTGCTTGTAATACAGTTTTACCATCTTCTCTTATATGATTAATAAGAAAACCTTGTGCAAAATCTTTTACTAAACAGCTATTATCTTCATTTATTTGAACATTTATAGTATTTCCATGACCAATTCTATATTCATCTATTGCATTTGATACAATCTCTATCAAAAGTTGAGTAGAATATTCTGTACTACCTACATATACTCCAGCTCTAAGTCTGGTAAACTCCAAAGGTGACAAAGACTGTATTGATTTTTCATCATATAATTTACCCATTAAATTCCACCTTTTTAATCATTTTATAAATATATTATATCATATTTTTTTAAAATTGTCAAATTTTTTCTTTCCAAATGAGATCTTCCGTCCACAACAAGAGCATTTTGAGGGTCTATCATTAAAATCTTTAGTAAAATAAATAGGATTTTTACAAGAGCTACAACTTAATGTGCTATCTCCAAAATCATTAAAAATATCAATAGGATGACAAGTATTAATAACTTGTCTATGGATATCTTCAATATATCTATATTTTTTAGAATTGATAATATCTTTTAAATTAACTGGGTTATAATTAATAGCATTAGAACAAACATTATAATGATAATTGTCATAACTAAAACTAGGTAAATTATGAAGATGTCCATGTTATTTAATGCGCAATCTATATTAATAGGCTCATGCGAAAGTAAAAGTTTTTTTCCAATAAAGAGTGGGCCTTCATAAACTTCATCAAATAAAAGATTATCAATCGTAATGGGATAATAAACAAAAGGTCTTCTAAAGCTATAATATTTAGGATATTCTTTTTCTAATTTTTGTCTAATCAAAATAGGTGTCCAATCTTCTTCATCATACATTTCTTCTTTTTTATTTTTTAAATAATTAGAATTTCCTTTATCATGATTTCCCTTAATAAGGACTTTATATCCTGCTTTGATTTTTCTAATCCATTCTGGATTTCCAACATCTCCCAAGAGAATGAAAGCATCATTTCTATGAACTTTTTTATTAATTAAATCTATTTGCTCTTGCGGCGAGGGCCAGTCTGAGTCTATCTGTTTACAATCAGGATCGTCAAAATGAGTATCTGAATAAACCCAGATATTATTATATCTATTCCAATCATTAAATTTTTCATATAACTGAGGTATCATTATTTTATCACTCCTTTATATTATTCCTTTTGATTATTTCATTGAACTTTTTAATATTTGCTGTAGCCAGAGCATCTGCTAATTCATTACCTATAATATCACTATGTCCACTACATTTATTAACAACTTGACTTTTTGAAAAATTTGTGTTAATATATATAGTATAAGAGTAAAGTTCTTTTATTAAATCTAAATTTTCAATAGATTTATTTTTTGATCTTTTCCATCCATTGGTTACCCACTTATGAATCCAATCATTACAAATATTAACGCAATAAGCTGAATCAGAATATACTTCAAATTCCTCTGATTCATTTAAAATATTTTTAATATAATCAAAAGCATGAATAAGTGCTTTTAACTCCATTTGATTATTAGTTACATTATCATAAAATTCAGAATGCTTATAAATAATTTTATTATCTTTTAAAATAATTACACCAAAACCGCCATATGAATTTTCATGCCCATTATTTTTAGCGCTACCATCTGTATAAATTTTAATCATTTTATTTTATCCTTATAATTATTTTTTATTTTATACATATATTATATCATAAAAAATATAAAAAAACAAATAAAAAATGAGGAAGCTATAAAGCCTCCTCTATAATAATTACTTAATAAGAATTGTATAAGATAAGGAAATCCATCCTTGACCTGATTTTAAAAGACCCCAGCCATCTTGTTCCTTGACAATAGTATAAATACCTTTATCACGAATTTGACCAACAACATCATAATTAGTTCCAGGTCCTTTACGAATATTTAAAATAGCTGCGTTAATGCGGCGGGTGCTCGATGTTTGTGTTACTTGGCTAGAGTTGCCGCACACCTCAACATATTTTTTATTTTTAAGATAGATCCAGCCTTGACCCGATTTAAGTTTACCCCATCCATCTTTAGTTTCAATAATAGTAAAAGATCCTTTTCCAGTCTGTCCTTTAATAGTCCCGGCCATAGATGGTAAACTTCTAATATTTAAATCAGAAACTAAAACTTTTACTACAAATGGGGTTTTTGGAAGAGAAGAATCACTAGATTTAGTAGCGATCGCCGCATTTATTTTGTTTGCTAAATCCTGTTCTCTTGAATACATCCAATCTCCAGGACAAGATTTCTTTGCAAACCAACGATGCGCTGTAAGAATACATTCTCCCTCTTTTGGCTCATAAGCTAAAGATTTTTCTTTTGTACCTAGCCAAAGAACCTTTTTAATACCGTTACGTTTACAAATATCAATACATAAATCTACGAGTCTATTATAAACAGCATCATTAAAAGCATAAGGTTCTAGTTTATCACTTGCACATTCTATTGTAATTGCTCTTTGATCGTTAGCATAACTACTAGAACACCAGCTACGATTTGATTCGTCTACACAAAGAACTATATCCCCATCTTTACCAATACCATAGTTACAACTAGCTTGTGTTGTTGATTTACTAAAGTATTTACCAAGATTTTGAGCAGTCATTTGACCTACAACGCAATGAACTGTGATTCTATCTATTTTATGCATTCTCTGTCCGCTATGATTTGGACTTTTAATAATATAACTTACCAAAGAACTATTTGAATAACTCATTATTTATCATCCTTTTTTTCGATATTCTCAACATTTTCATTAACATATGTTTTAATATTTTTATTATCTTCTAATAACTTTCTAAATTTATCTAATACTTCATCAACTAATAAACTAAAAGTATCGAAAGAAATTTGTTTAGATAAATATGGAAATTTAGCAATAAACATATCATAAACATATCTTAATTTAATTTGACCCGTACCAGAGCCTAATTCTTTTTCTGCTTTTGTTACAGCATAAAGAAGCCACTCTTTCATTTTTGCTAATTGAGAAGAAGTTGGCATTTTGATAAATACATATAAGAAATATCCACCAACAGCAACTGCCGCGATAATCACTAAAATAAGAAACCAGTTTTCAATTAAAAATTTCATTATTGTTCATCCTCCGATCCTTTACCATCTTCTAAATTACTTAGGGCTAAGTCACTCATTGCTTTTTCATAAGTAATTCCATTTTTGCAATTTTCCTTCATAGATTTGACTGCATAAATTGCAAAGCCAATAACTTCACTTACAACCGCACCTATTAGAGTTACAAGAGGTGAAAAATCTACACTTTGACCAGTTAATGCGGAAAGCCGCAAACTTTGAATAGTAGACCAACCAGTAAATAATTCAATTAAAGTACAATTAATAAACAAAAATAGAATTAACCATTTTGTGGTAGTTACTTTTTTACCTTTTAATTGTTTTTTCTCTTGTTCTATCTTTTGTTTTCTTTTAATTAAACCTTTTTGTTCTTGCCACTCTTGTTCTTCTTTAATAATTTCATTTTCTTTTAACATTTTTTAATTCAACTCCTTTAAAAAAAGACCTATTATAAAAATAATAAGTCTTTTATATAAAATAAAATATTTAATTTATAAATTTGCTGCTAATTCGCCTATATGACTTCTATAAATAGTTTTTAAAACAACTTCTCCATAAATAGAGTCTCCTCTAAAAATTTCTGAAACTCGTTTCATACCATTATTAGAGCCAGCATATTGCGGCATATCGACTTGAGTTTGAGCATCTCCATCTAATATACAGAAACAATCGTCTCCAATTCTTTGAAGAGCTAGTCTTATCAATTCAATATCAAGATTTTGTGCTTCTGTAATGTAGACTCCTGCATTCATACCTGAGGTGTCATATCCCCGAATGTCACTCAATGGTAATAATTCTAGATAATTCTCATTTATAAGTCGTTCTACTTCTGAATAGTCTCCGAGTTTACTAGAAAGGAAATTGCCTATTTGGGAATCGAGTAGCTTGTCAAGCCTCGAACCGGGGTAAAATCCTAACTTAGCAGCACCATATGTTGCTACAGTATTACAAAAAACAATAATTTTACTAATCTCTCGTTTTTCCAAGAGATAGAAGAGATAGCCTAAAGCGAGAGTACTCTTTCCTGTGCCGGCTCCGCCGCCTAACATAGTAATTTGATTCGTAACAAGACTATCCATAGCAATAGCTTGATAAGCATCTTTTGGTTTTATCTTACCAAACATTTTACTTTCAAAACAGTTGAAAGGAATTCTTTGAAATTCATTATTACTTGTATATTTATATTTATCAATAATGTTGTTTGTTTGATCTTTTATAAGAAGATATTCATTAATATTTAAATTAAGTCTTGAATTATTATTACTAAAAATATCTTCATAATAATTATTATATTTATCATCAATAATAACTTCTTTGTATCCGGTATAATTATCTTTAATTTCATCTTTAAGATAATTTACCTGCAATCCCGCAGTTTTTGCAAGTTGTTTACAACAAATATCTTTAGTAATAAAAACAATATCTTCTTTTTCTTTTACTTTTGTAGCTGTAAAAATAATTCTGCTGTCATTATTATCTAAAAATAAAGGATTTTTTAATAAGTTTTTATCCCATTTATTTTGATAATTAATAACAGTATAATCATTTTCATGTTCATCAAGTAAATTAATAAGTTTTCTTGCTTTATATTTTGTATCAGGATCTTTATTTATAGAAGTTTTAATATTTTCTATTTCTTTTAAAGTAATATTGCTAATATAAAAAGGTTCTTTAAAAGCATCTTTTAATTCACTTAATAAACTGTTCGTATCATAAAATTTTTTCATATTTTATTCTCCTTCGTGGTCTTCGTCTTCCTCTTCTTTGTCATCAGAATAAACAAAACCAATAGGATTTTTTATTTCATCTGTATCCTTTTTCTCTTGACAATTTGCTGTTTTCACAGCAATTTTTGTACAAATATGTTCTACTTCTTGACAAAAAATTGAAGCTAAACCATTGATTATTGGTAAAATCAAAGATACAAATAATACACCTTTGAAAAAATTTTTCATAAGCTATTATTTTCCTTTCAGTAGATTTTATCTCATATATATATGAAAATTCTTTTAATAGAATTAATCAATTTTGTTAAAATTAGTAAAAATTATTATATAATTCTTTTAGTGCAGATTCTATAAGAATGGGATAGCAATTATGAGAATCAACACCAACATGATACATATCTTTATAAGGATTATAAAAATTTGTAGATTGATGAGTATGACCATAAAAGTTTGGAACTCGAATATTATCAACATTATTAGTAATTGTTGGATAATGAGTTAAAATACAAGTTTTTTTGCCCTGCTTGATTCTATATCCAAATTCTACAGCTTCTATATTGCGGCAGGTGGCGTATGCTCTTATGCGGGCTTGGGTATCATGATTCCCAATGGCAATATAAATATGACCATTCAAGCGTTTGAGATAATTAATCCCAGCTTCAATATCTCCGAGCATTACATCCCCGAGATGATAAACAGTATCTTCTGGTTTAACTATAGAATTCCAATTTTCAATAATTTTTTCATTCATTTCTTCAATAGATTTAAAACCTCTTCTTTCATAAATAAAATTTTTATTATGATTAAAATGAGTATCTGAGGTTAGATAAATTTCTGCCAATATTTAGCACCTCCAATTAGAGTCTACAATACTATCATTTAAAACAAGAAGAGAACATGTTTTGGTTCTTTTATTAAACCATTGACACTTTTCTTTTAAACATATAACATTTTGTTTAGGACATTTATTTTTCTCTTTCTTCAATAACATGAATTTTATCAAACCTTTCATTAAATGTTGGAATTGTAAAGCGATTATACATTTTTTTAATAGTATCTTCTGGAACAAAGAATCTAAGTCCTTTTCTAAGCTTATTTCTCTCTAAACAGGTTTCAAGAGGAACTTTAAAAACAATAGCTTCAATAGAAGTTGGTTTTTCAGTAATACTATTTAAAAGTTTATTTCTGCTTGCAATATTTAAGTGTGTAGCGTCTGCATATACATTATAACCACTTTTAAGTCCTGCATCAATCAAATCAATAAAGAGTTTAAAAACTTCTTTTTCTTTTGAAAAATACTCTTCATTTGGTTTAACAAGCATAAAACGGCAGGCATCTCTTGAAACGTGAATATCTGTATCTGAATGCATAGTTTTATTAACAAAAGTTGATTTTCCTGAACCGGGAACTCCGCACATTACATACAATTTACTCATTATTTTCCCTTCTATATTGACATTTAAAAGAATGATTAGCATTCCAGCATCTGCCATCTTTATTGTAATCACATTCTTTATTTGTACATTTTATTAATTCATCTAAAGGAATCCTATTTCCATCAACAAACCTTCCCAGTTCAAACTCTTCATAAAAATTTTCTTTTTTATATGAACCAAAAGGACGAATTTCTACATGATTAGTTTGAATTTTACACCAAGGACAGTATAATTTTTTTAAGTGTCCAGCTTCTTTTTGCTGACCAATTCTTCTCTGAATTGGAATACCTTTTCTTCCACACTGAGTACAATAGAAATCACTTGTATAAATATCTTTGGTTTTTGACATAAATACCACTCCTTTTTTTATTTTATATAAATATTATATTATATTTTTTTATAAAAATCAAATAAAAAAGCAAAAGATTTGCTCTTTTGCTTTAAAAATTTAATGTTTAATTATGATACTTGATTAAAAATTCTGGAGATACAAATTTAAAATACTGTTGTCCAGTTTTTTTATCATAAAAGACAATTCCTTCTTTAGGTAAACCATCTATTTTAGAATTTTCCCCTTCAACATAATTTTGTAATTCCTCTAAAGTATCTGGTAAAACATAATTAGTATTTAAAATTGGTACATGAGGAATATCATATTTTTCACAAATTTCTACAACCTTTTCCATAGGGAGTTTAACTCTATTAGAAACTATATGAAAAACTGCAATTTTATGTTCTTTGGTAGAATAATTTCTTTTCTGAATACCTTCTCCATATACCTCCATCTGTAAAGCAACATTTGGTAAATCATAATCTTTTAAGATTTGAACAATTTTTTCTCCAAGGTTATATTTCTGATAAGCTTCATAATAAATATTGGTATCATAAAAGCATTCTTGATCAGGCGCATCAAAAACGACATTTCTTGAACAAATATATTTTTTAATTTTTCCAAGAGCACCTCTTTCACACATTATAGAGCAAGAAGAACCGTCAATTTTTTCTGTTGCTACGAAAGGCTCTTTGTTTTTTAATATATAAATCATATTTTGTATTCGTTCGACATCTGTTTTTGCGGCTATGTGGCTAGGCCAAGCTTTAGCATTATCAATCTTTTTCTTTCCCCATAGAAGAATAAAAAACCATCTAAGAAATTTATTCTTTTTAACAGTTTTTCCATATTTCTTTGCAAATTTTGGATGTCTTGCTAAGGCGGCATTGATAGCCTTATCCGGATTAGGCTCGGCTTTTCTTTTATTATCTTCGACATCCGCATATGTAACGTCTAAAAGCTTGGTTAAAAATCTTGACTCGCCATCTGCCGCATGAGCAATGCCTTTATTATCAATAACAATATCTTCTTCTATTGTCCAACCAAAATCTGAAGGATGCATTAATAAGCCCTGTGACCAAAACTGACCAGAAGGAGTTTTAAATTTCTGAATTTTAATTTTAAATTTTTTCTTATCGAGGAAGAGAAATGGTTCTTTTTCTGGAACTTTAGAATCTACTTCAAAATAAATCCCAATGTCTCCAGGGTGGAACTGATTTTTCTGGACCATTACCGTCCAGCCGCCAACCTCCGCGCATTCAACTCTATCTCTTCCTTCTATTGGTTTAATATTATCAACCTTAACCAAATAAGCTAATTCCCTATTTCCTGTGCTATTCAACATAGGTTTTTCCTCCTTTAAAATAAGCTTAAAACAACTTTATTGACGAGTTTTCCATCAGCTTTCCCTTTTAACTCTGGCATAATATTTTTCATAATTAATCCTTTATTTTTAGGGAGTAACTAAATTTCTTTTTCTTTTGTAATTTTAAGAATAGTTTCTTTAATCTCTTCTTCATCCATCATCTTAGGAGCATATCTGTTAATAATTTCAAGATGAGCCTGAAGTTGTTCTAATCTATCTGTTCTTTCTTTTGGGCAAGTATCAATTTCTTCTTGAATAATTTTTTTAGTTTTTAAAATACCCTGAGTAATAATTTCTTCACTTACGTTATCTTTGCAACCTTTTGTAATTGCAAGATTTTTAATTTCAGAAAAAATACTCCTAATAACTAATTTTTCATCTTCATTTTTGTTCTTCATAGCAAGAACAAAATCATTCTGTAATTTTGTCATTGTGTCCATATTAAAACCACCTTTCCTTAAAAAGAATTCCAAGTTCAACTGCTTGGTCATTATATAACATTACTTTTAAAGGATTTCCTTCGTGAAATTCTGTTTTGTGATAATGACCCCAAAGATGCACATCATATGTAATTTGTTTTTTTACTTTACTAATATAATGTTCCATCTCTTTATTTACAAATGTTTGATCAACACCAGAAATAAATAAATGAGTTGGTTCATCCTCAATAGCACAAGTATGCGATAAAATTAAATCATAATGAGGTTTAAGTATCTTTAAGCCTTCATCCATTTCTTTCTGCGTAAGCATTTCTTGCGGAAACCACCGCCACCCTCGTTTTAATCTATAGAATTTATCAATAGAATAAGCACCTGGTATAATAAGAGTATTATGACCATTAATATTATATTCAGCAACTGAATCAAGAGCATAATGAATGTTAGGAAATTCATTCTCTACATACGTAGCATTACCAAAAAATTTCATTAGCTTCCAGTCATGCGGATGGCGCTGCATAAGGAGAGAGGGTCTCTCTTCATGATTTCCTCGAACGATAAAATAAGTTAAAGGAAGTTCAGAAAGTTTCTTTTTAACATCAGTATCTCTTTCGTCTAAAAAATAATTTAATCCAGCATCGCCTAATAAGACTAGAACGCTATCTTTTTCAATTAGACCTTGATTATATAATTTTTTAATAGGTTTAAATACCCCATGAATATCTCCTAAGAAATAAACTTTTTTATCACTCATTATATTATGCACCTCCAAAATTTTTCTGTTTTAACTTTTGAATAGAAATATTTAACTGATTACAAGTAATAATCATTTTATTTTCTTCTTTCTATGGAATGACTTTCCAAGAACAGCCAAAGTATTGTTTACCATTTGCGATTGCTTGAAAAAGTTTATTTTGAATATTACTGTGAGAAACTTTATCTCGTTGGTCTTCTTGGATCTTGTTATTGATAAGCCAAGTGGTAGCATCAGAAAGATTATTAAAAGCTATAGTAGGAATTTTCTTTCTTACGATACAAACCATACCAGAAGAAAGGTCACAATGATTCCATGCTTTTGGAACATTATCTTTAGGATTACTTTTCTTCACGATTGCCTTAGCCATTTTTTCACGAAGATCCGTAACAAAAATATTTTCTGCGAGCTGATAAATTTTAGTTAACATCATTGCATCTTCAAGTGCATTATGAGTTTGTTCTGTACTTGCATTAACTAAAACATTATATGCTTTAATTAATGAACAGTTATCAGCTTTTATTTTCTTGCAAAACTGTTTGGAATAATCAACAATACTACCAGTAACATATCCAATAGCAATACGGGCTTTTATTGAAGTAGTTCTACGAAAAGTGTGTCTAAGAAAATCCACATCAGAGTCTCCCCAAACAAAGAAATCAGGAACACCCTCTTTATCAGTAAGAAGCCAATCATAAAACAGTTCAAATACTGCATCAGATGACATAGCTTCCTTAACCATATCAGCAGTAATCCCAGTCAAATTAGTAATAAATGGAGTGATTTTACTGTCCACAGGTCGCACCAGAGAATAAAAAGTCTCACCATCTTCTCGAACACAACCCACAGAAATAATTTCCTCAGAATGTTGTGTAGCTTCAAAATCAATAAAATATTTCATAAAGTATCAACTCTTTCTTTTTTATATATTTATTATATCATAAAAATTTAAAAAAATCAAAATAGAAGAATCTAATTAATTTAAAGATTCTTCTACATTATAAGATATAGCTTCTGCTTTAAGTTCTGGTTGAGTTATCTTGATAAACATTCCTTTAACCCCGGCATTTACTGTAATAGCCACGCCCGCCGCCTTTATTTTTGTTATTAGATTATTATAAACAGATCTTGATATTGGATATTCTTCTGTTAATTTCTTTAAAGAAACTATACCTTCATCCTTTATTTTTTCAATAATATGATAATAAGCTTTTGTTTCATTTAAGGTTAGCCTATCAAAAAATTCTTGTCGAGTGTCAACTCCTTCTTCTTGCATAAAACGAAAAGATTGTTTTAATATTTCAATTACACCTTTATTTACAATATTTGTACTTTCCTCTTGCCAAAATGACTCAGTATCTCTATTTTCTAACATTAATTGTTTAATTTTCTTTTTTAAATTGGTTATTTCTCTTTCCTCTACAGGTACTCCATTACGAATTTTAAGAAGAAAATCTTTTTCTTTTTCATTTGGCATAATACATTCTTTATATGGTTTATTATCAATATAATGTTTAATAAATATATAAAGTCTAAAACCATTATAAATGTCTTTAGGTGTACGAAGTTCTGCTCCTTTTTCAAGAAGTTTAAGTGCTTGTGCGCCTGCGGCTAACACCGTCCGACCCTCGTCCGCCCGCGCTATTTTTTCTCTATATTTTAAAAAGTAAGATTCAAAAAATACTTTATATTTAGAATTCAAAATATAATAATCTGTAAATAAAGTTTCCATATAATTGATATTTTGTCTTAATAACATTTTATTATACAAACGAATATCTTTAATATCAATTTTTTCTCCATTAATATCTATTTCTTTTGAGATGAAACGATTACTTAAACATAATTCTTCAAAAGATGGAATGACAATAGCTTTACAATCAATATCACTTACTACTGTATCCGTTCCATAATTTTGAGAACCATATAAAAATAAACCGACGATATTTCTTTCTGGTATTCCTTTTTTAATAATTAAATATTGTTTATATTTATTTAACTTATCTAAAATCTCTTCCTCTTTTGTCAAAACGGAAAACCTCCTTTTCCTTATATAATTATTATAACAAAAATTTTTAAAAAAATCAAGGACTAAACCGTTTAATCCGTATGAACTAATTTTTATATTATACAGAAAAGGAGGAACCTATTATGCTTAATGGAAGAGTTGGTCAAGTATTAGGACCCTTCGACACCACAGACTTATTAAGTAAAGAAGGGGCAATTTCTATTTTTACTCCTGAAACGACTGCTCCAATACTAATTAAGTTGGGTATTCAAGCTGCGGAAGGCACGATTGTGAAAATTAATAATGCAGAAATAAAAATTGGCAAAACTGGAATTTATGAATTAGATGAAGTGGTTCCAGTTAAAAAATTAATTTTCCCAAACGGCGCAGATGAAAATACAATAGTAGACTTCGTTTACTAATGAGCAGTTTTTATGGTAATCACGGTGTAAGTGGTGGCACTGGTGGAACCTCTGATTATAATCAATTATTAAATAAACCTTTTACCAACTTAATAGGGGATTCTTCTTCTCCCATAATTTTTGAAACATTAGATTTTGGAAATTATATGGTTAAAGGAAGCTTTATTTATGTAGCAGGTGATACTGCTATTAAAGAAGCTAGCTATCTAAATTATATAGAGATTTTACAAGACTCAGCATCAAAAAAGAAAGTCGCAAAATATGAGACTTTTGAAGATGGAAAATATTATATTTATACAATCTATTTTAATGGAGATGGCACTTGTGTTGTAGACAAGATATTAATAAATAAATCAGAGGGTCTTGTTTTTTTAAAAGAAGAGGAGATGCCGCAAGAGGGCGTTGAATCTGTTCTTTATGTAACTGAAAAAACAATATATCAATATAAAGATGGAAATTTTATTGATATGAATGCCCCACAATGGGGAACTTTTTAATTCTTATTTAAAGGAGATTAAAAAATGGCTTATAATGTTAAATTTTTAAAAGGTACTGCTGAAGATTATAAAGGATTAGCGGTAAAAGATGCGAATACTTTTTATTTTACAGGAGCAGACCTTTATTTAGGAGAAATTAAATTATCTAGTGATTCTGATTTAAAAGCAGCTCTTACTAGAGTAAAATCTAATGAAGATGCTATCGCATTAATCAATCAGCACTTGGGTGATTTAGGTGATCTTAAAACAAATGCAAAAAATACAGTTGTAGCAGCTATTAATGAAGTATTTGATGCTGTTGGAACAGGTGGAACCGCATCTGTTGTAACCGTTGAAGAAGATACTACTTCTGCGGATTATGCTAAGGTTTATCAGATTAAACAGGGCGGAGAAGTAAAAGGAACAATCAATATTCCTAAGGATATGGTTGTTGAATCTGGTTCTGTTGTTGTTAATCCAGAAGGTCAGCCAGCAGGTACTTACATTAAATTAGTTCTTGCTAATGCAGAGAAGAGTGAAATCTTTGTTAATGTTGGTACTCTTGTAGATATTTATACAGCTAAAGCTGAAGCTGCTCAAGTACAGTTAGCTATTGATGCAAAAACAAGAGAGATTAGTGCAACTCTTGTAGCTGGTGGAGTAGGAACAACTGAATTAGCTGATAATGCTGTTACAACAGTAAAAATTAAAGATGCTAATGTAACAAAAGCTAAATTAGCTAATGATGTTCAAGCAAGCTTAGGAAAAGCTGATAGTGCAGTTCAGACTGTTGCAACAGGAACAAAGAATGGTAGTATCGCAGTAGATGGTACTGATGTTGATGTTAAGGGTCTTGGAAGTGCTGCTTACAAGGCAGATACTGAATTTGATACTGCTGGCGCTGCTGCTGGTGTAAAAATTGAAATAATTGGTACTGAGAATGATGCGGCAACTGCTCCTACAATTTATGGTGCAAAAGCTTATGCTGATGCTAAAATTGAAGAGGCTGCTGGCAACTATGATGCTAAAGGTGCAGCTGCTACAGCAGAAACTAATGCTAAAGCTTACGCTGATAGTTTAGCAAGTAACTACGATGCTAAAGGATCTGCTGCTGCGGCAGAGACAAATGCAAAAGCTTATACTGATACAGCTTTAACATGGGGTTCTTTCTAATTTTAAATTAGGAAGATAACCTATAATATAGATGCGGCTGGACTTGACTAATACTGGTCGGGCCCAGCCGCCTTTCTTATTAGGAGGGTTTTTATATGGCAAATGAAAAACTTAAAGTAAAAAAAGGCGTAAAAGCCAATCTTCCCAACAAAGAAGCTGGATCTCTTGTGGTTGCAACAGACACCCAAGAAATGTTTTTAGATATTTCTTCTTCTCAAAGAATTAGAATTGGTCAAGGTGCAGATTCTTCTTCTGGGACGGGGATTAAAGAGTTTGTATATGACAGTGCACATTCTTCTACTACTAATTTTGTATATAATTCTTTAGTTTCTGGAACAACTATTGAAGTAAATGATTTATTACTTCTGAATTTTGAAGATACTAGAATATTTATGCCGAATGATGTTCTAGGAGTTTTAAATAATATAACTTGTAAAGCAAACCTATTATTCACAGCAAATAAAAATTCAAAAATTTTATTCAGAGTTATTTCTATTACTGATAATGAAGCATCTATTAAATTGTTAGGAGAGGTACTTCCTCCTTTACTTATACCTAATACAGGGGGTAATGTGATTCAATCAAGTATAGAATCTAATAACTGGAATATAAAACATAAAGAATTATTAAATATAGGTACTCCTGGTATTACTTATGGAAGTCTTGTTACTGAAACAGACTTTAAAAAAACTATAAAATTTCCAGAAGTGAGTGTCGATGCATATGGTCATGTGATAAATATACAGGAAAGATCTGTCAATACTAATTTTAGAGAAGATTCTCTCACTGACCAGACATCTGCTCAATATAGAAATATTGTAGTTGTACCGTCTACTACTAATTTATCCACATTAGATGTACCTGTTGGAACTATCATATTCGTAAAGAATTAGGTTAGGTGATAATATGGGAGATATACTTATAAAAACAGATACAGGAATAGAAAAAATAATTCCAGAGCTTCCAAATGGAACTGCTACTGAAATAATTGTAAATAAAAATATCATAATAAGATGTGGATATAAAGAAATAACAGGTGTTCCTAGTGTTGACACCATTCCATTATTTAGCTTAAATGAATTATCCGAAATGATGGGTGTTACTATCACTGACCCATATAAAGTAATTGCTATTGTAGAAAATGCAGATAGTACCAAAACAGAAGCACATTTTCAAGCCTGCGGATATTATGAAACAAGAGTATACGATGGAGTAACTTATAATAATGTTTGGACAATACGGGCAGATAGAAAAATAACAGGTACTATAGCTTGTACTTATGCTTTCATTTATTTTAATGATACTGATAATACTACAACTGGAGCATATATAAAAACAGAATCTAGTGTAGATACTCTACAAAAAGGGTATGATGCAAAAGGCATAAAGAAAATAATTTGTGGTACAAGAGTTATAGAGATTACTACTAGTACTTCAAAAAAGGTTCATAATGAGGCAGAAATGAATGCGTTATTAGGATCTGGATGTAATAATAAAAATACTCTTGCTTATTATTCTAATGGAGATGGAGTTGCTAATGGTGCTCATATAGATGGATGTACTTTCGTGCCTTCTGATGGAAGTTGGAGAGCTGTATTTACAAATATATCTAAAACAGGTTCTTTCAGAGTTAATTATATTTTATTTAGGTGGTGATAAAATGTACGATGCTTATGTAAAAACAGAAACAGGTGTAGATTTTATATTTGGATCTAAAAGAATACAAAATGCTAAGAGAGTTGTTTGTGGAAGTAAAACTATAAAAGCTGAAAGTACTAATTCAACTGGAATAGTTCTTTTCACAACAGCAGAGTTTAGGGCGGCAGTTGGTGACTCCTCTGCGGCACCCTTGAATGCAGTAGTTTTAATTTGTAGAGATTTTAGAGAAAGCTGGTCACACCATATGCAAACCTGTACATATCAAAACGGAAATTGGTATGTTTTATTATCAGGAATAGCTGGAAACACCAATGCTAGACATATAAATTATATGATAATTACTTATTAAAAATTAGAAAGGAGTGTTTAAAAAATATAATGGGTTCAAAATTAATATTAGAAAATTTTAAAAGTTATTACCCTAACATTCCAGTATTTTTTACACAATCAGAAATAGATGTGCAAAATAAAAAATGTGAAATACAAACAAATAATTACAATAACTTAAATTTAAATGATTATATTATTATTTGTTTTAAGAATGGAAATAATGTCAAAAATGTTGCTTTAGATTTCTTTGGATATATATATGAAATTGAAATAACTTCTCATGCGGCAATCACAAAAGAAGAAGAGTTTGCTATATTGGCTAAAGTAACTAGACTTTCTATAGATAATACAATAGGTCAAATTCAATATATGGGAAGTATCACTCAAGGATCTTTCGATAATGAGAATCCTGCGGAAACCACTATATCTTCTAAAAAAGGTATATTAAGAGCACCAAATTTAGTAGGCACCGCCGCACCAACCGGAACTTCCGCAGATATGATTATTGGGGATATTCCTTATTATAGAACTGAAACAGATTATACTACACCTGTTAAAGAATGTGTTCCTCTTTTAGGAGCTGGTGTAATTCTTCAAGTTGGCTCTCTTGTTTTAATTTATGTTGAGAAAGGTCATAAAACAGCAAATAAACAATTATTGTTTAAAATATCTGGAAATACTTATCAATCTATAAATTATTTAGATTTAGATATGAGTTGCTATATAGTTATTAAAATAACTGAATTGAGTGTTAATGATGTTGCTGGTAAATGTTTAACAATGAAAGTTGTAAATAATGATATAGGCATTGCCGCAGATACAGCTTTAAAAATACAGAGTTTAGTTTCTGGGAAAAAGCTCTCTCATAAAAATTATTTTGATGGAGACCAGACTATTGATGATATAGCACCAGGTATGTCTGGATTTTATGATGATGAAGGAACCGCTGAGATTTATAGAGATTTATCACAATCTATTCCTCTTGATAAAATAACTTTAGATAAGGATGGTCATATTAAAAAAATTAATAAGGCAAATGTTAGTTATAATGTTAAAAGACAGGATATTGAAAATCAAGCTTCTGCTGAAATAAGAAATACAATAATAGTTCCCTCTGATACTGATCTTTCTACTCTTGATGTCCCGATTGGAACCATCGTTTTTGTTAAAAATGGGGGAGGGTATATTAAAACATCTTCTGGTGTTGAAGAATTAGGAACAAGTAAGCAAGAATGGCATACTATTAAGCGTGAAGGCTTTACTATACAGCAAAATAAAACATGGACTATATCAGATATTTCTTTTTATAACAAAACAAATGCGTTTATGTTAAGATTTGGAAGTACCCCTCAATCCGGAGCTGGAAACAATACTTATAATAGATGCCTTGCTACAACCATTATTCCTAAAAAATATTTATTAATAGGCGTGGATAAAAATAATGGGACTCATCAGTGTGAATATAATGGAAAGACTATCGGAATTTCTTTTATATCTGAATCAAGTATAAAAGTATATTCAGCTGTCGAATCTCTCATTGAACTTATGGCATGGTATTAAGAGTAAAAATAAAAGGAGCTGATATAAATTGAATATTCAACAAAGTTATGCAACAAAAAATGAATGCTTTCAAGCAAATGCAAGATTAAATCCTATAATGTTAATGGTGCACTCTACTGCAACTCCTGGAGTGGGTGCTCAAAAATATGCCGGTATTTTTAATCAATATAGACCAAATGGGCGGCAGGTGTGCGTTCATGGTTTTATAGATTGGACTTCTACCATGTATCAATTATTACCTTGGACGACTCAAGCCTGGCATTGTGGCGGTTCAGCAAATCAAAAAGCAATAGGTATTGAGTTATGTGAACCTGCAAATTACTCTGATAAAACAACAGGAATGGCTGTTATTAATAATGCTATTGAGATTTATGCTGAGTTATGTAAAAAATTCGGAATTTCACCTGCAAATATTATCAGCCATAAAGAAGGTGCTGCGCGTGGCATGGCTTCAAATCATGGTGATCCAGATCATTGGTGGAAATATATTGGCTATAACATGGATATGTTTAGAGCTGCTGTTCAAGCAAGATTAAACGGTACTGATAAAAAACCTGAACCGGTAGATGGATATATTAAAGAAAATACAGGAGTATCTCAAGAGTCTAAAGACTATAAGGGTATTATATCTTATCAAACTCACGTAAGAGGGATTGGATGGTTGTCTTGGAAATGCGATGGTATGATGGCTGGAACGACAGGTCAGAATAGACGTATTGAAGCTTTACGTATTGATGCACCAGGAATTAAAGAAGTAGATGTTCATATTAAATCATATGGAGATAGAGCTTATAAAAACCCAACCGCCGCAACTGTACTTGGTACAACAGGTGAGCAAAAACGTATTGAAGCTATTCTCATTAAATCTGATGAACCATATGTATACAGAGTACATCAGAAATCTTATGGATGGTCTGATTGGAAGCTCTGCGGACATTGGGCAGGAGTCAAGGGAGAATCTAAACAGCTTGAAGCTATTGAAATGAGAAAAGCAAAAGCGTATATACAAGCACATGTTCAGTCTAAAGGATGGCTTGACATGGTGCCAGATGGTGTAGTATGCGGAACAACAGGATCAGGAAAAAGACTTGAAGCATTCAAGATTAATCCTCTTGATAAAAAAGTTTCTGCTAAGGTTCACATTCAATCATATGGATGGAAAGATTATGGTGAAATTACAAAAGATACTGTAATTGGTACTGTTGGAGAAGGAAAACGTCTTGAATGTATTTGTTTAAAAGGAGACTTTGAATATAGAGTTCATATTCAGGGTTCTGGATGGACAAACTGGACTAAGGCGGATGGTGTTGCTACATTAGGAACTGTCGGTGAAGAGTTGAGAATTGAGGCAATGGAAATAAGATGAGTAAAGTAAAATTTAATATTGGCAATCACGCTTCCTTTACGGGGAGGGGTGCGGAAGGTGAACTCAATTTCTTAACCTATCCTGGCATGCAGCATCTTGGACTTTGTATTAAAAAAGATGGTATGCAATACGGATTAGGAACTATGAGACTTATTCCATTTCAGAGAAATGATCCAGATGAAGAGAGTGGTAGTATTACTTTATTACAAGAAGAAGATAGTTTTGAGACTATTTTAAATGAATTTAATTATAAAATATTTCCTCTTTTTATGGAGGTGACAGGTAAAACAAATTATAATTTATATTATTATACAGGTTTTAATTCATCTGGTATGAGATTTTATTGCTCTAATAATGATATTGAAATAGTTACAGATGATAGTCATAGTGGTCAATATGCTTATAGCTTTATGTGGCGTAGAGTACACTCAACAACTTGGATTGATTTTTAAAAATTCAATTAAAAATTTGCAAAACCATTTTTCATTTTGCAAAAACTGCGCAAAACGCCCCGAGCAGATAAATAAAATTAAGGCGAGTTATTAATTAAAATAACTCGCCTTTTTCTTTTTACATAATATCTTTATATCTATCACTAAGAAGTTTATCATACATAACTTCCATTCCAGTTTTACCTTCCATGATTTGTTTAAAGATAGCTGTATTATACCCACTAACATAAGTAACATCTGTATTTTTTGCATTATCCAAAATATTATTATGTCTAGCATTAACATTCCAGTAAACGAGAGAAGGCATCTCTAATCCACACTGCCGCCAATCCTCACGAATATTTTCCATAAGAGTTTTGTTAAAATCTTCAACCCCGTTGAAAATATCCATTTCCATGTCTGAAATAATAATAATTTTAGTAGGTCTATCTTCTTTTTTTGATTTTAAGCAAGCTTCTTTTAACAAATCAAAAGTGGCATGAATATTAGTATTTTCACAAAGATTTTTATTATAAATCCTTTTTACCTTATCTTTAAAATTGACACCTTCAATTTCAATAAACTGAGGACATGAAGAAAAACTAATATATTTATTATGAAAAGTACCACCCAATCGCTCAGCACAATACATGCCCAAACTAATCGCCACTTCTATAGGCTTTGCAGAACCTGCTGACCATCTCATTGATGCTGATGTATCAACTACGCACATAATCTTTTCATCTGCATTTTGAATATAATCTGGAAGATTATCCCAATATTTTTCAACAATATCATTTGAAATACGACAATCTAATGCTTTATTAACTACCTGATAAGGATAAAGAGCTTTAGTATTAACTTTAGTATTTTTATTAGATATATATTCCCAATATCTTTTAGCTAACTCTGGTCTTGTTTGAAATAAATGAGCATATTTTAAACCAGCTACTGAAGGAACTTTTGAAAAATCTATTTTATCCCATTCTTTTGCGGAAAGGAGTCGTTCAAGAACATTAATTCTTTCTCTTAAGAGAGATAAGATTTTTCTATATCTTCTTTCAGAAATACCCATAAATTTAATAAAATTTCTAGCTTTTCTTTTAGTTTTTTTAGAAGAGGTATTATAAGAAGGACACCACTTTGCACAAAGAGAAGGATATTCTTCTGTAAGATCCTTAGCTAACTGATTTCTAACAAGAGCAAAAGCAGCTTCTTCTAATGACGTATCACAAAAAATGTCAAATAAATCTTTCCATGTTCCAAAAGCAGGAATGTATTCCATATTCCTTATAGCTACATCTGGATGTTCTTTAATCAACCATTGATAACAAACTCTAAAGAACCTTCTTTCTCCTTGTCCATCTGTTATATCACGAATATAAAACAAACATTTAATAGATAGAAAAGGATTTTCTTCAAATGCTTTTTTAAACAAAAGAATACAGTCTTCATCCGTTCTATATCTATAGGCGCCTCCAAAAGCAAACAAATCATATAAAGTTTTTTCTGTACTTAATCTAGTCTTTGCGCCATTTTCTGTATATCCAAAATTTGTATTTTTCTGTAATGTTTTAATAAAAGTATTTTCCATAATTATCTCTCCCTTAATAATCAAACTTTTCTTTTTTCATTATTTTGTCTAATTTTGTGCGGCGGGTGTCGGTTCGTGCTAACTTACCTCCCGCCAATTTTTTATAAGTCGGACATATTTGCATTTCATGCCAGAATCGGCATTTTTTATTTTTAATATCACAGATACCCTCTGCTTTATAATGAATACAAGCAATTAATCTTTCTTTAGCCATTTTCCATTCCTCTTTTTAATTTATATAAATATTATATCATAATTTTTTTAAAAAATCAATAAGAGTGCCTATTTTCTTTTTCCTTTAAAAATAGAACTAAAGCCCGCGGCTAATTTCGATCCTCCGCAGGCTTTATAGGAAAGGGATTTGATAATAGGCTAGACAGTATAATCGTTCATTTTCTTTTATAATTAAAAAATATTCTTGTAATATTGCTGTAACTGTCTAAAGCTCCTACCCCGATTCGAACGGGGATACTGACTTTACAAGGGTCAAGTCCTACCATTAGACGATAGAAGCATATTGGAACTGTGGGACTTGAACCCACGCATTGCCTTGTTCAGGTCTTCAGTTTATAAGACTGCGGCTTTAACCACCTAAGCTAAGTTCCAGAAAGATTAAGCGCTTGCCGCGCTTTTCTTTTTTCTTTTGTTTTTTCTATTTCTTTCAGAAAGAATTTCTCTTACTTCTTCTTGAAGTTTTTCACTTTTAAGAATTCCATCTTCAGAAGCTTTAATCAACTGATCTTCATAAGCTATTCTTTTCTTATGTGCTTTAAGAGATTCATCTACAAGAACTTCTTCTTTTTTAATTTCAGTATTTCTAATAGCATTATCAAATCTTTTATATCTTTTAATTCGTTCTTCTTTTGTAGTCTCTGTAAAAGCCTCTAAAGCATTTGTTGCAACTCTTTTCCATTCTTTTCCCATTTTTCAAATATCCTTTCTTTTTTAAAAATTAAATACTTTACTTTATTTATAATCACTAGGGCTTCCCCTTACTAAACTATAATACCATAATATTCAGTCATTAAGAACTTCAAGGCTGAACAAAGAGGAGCTACCTCTTTGCTTCTCGAAGCTGCGTTTCCGCTACCTTAAACAAGATTGATTACTTGTAACTTTTACCTATCATTCAGCAAAATATTAAAAATATTATCAATATCTTCTTTTATAAAAGATGTCGATTTAGGCTACTCGATCAATGCTCTACTCTTATAGGAAATTTCTTTCTTTCAACGACAACGTATCAATTCTCTTAATTAGAACTCCCTTACTTATTCAATTCCTTATGATTTTCTAGGTCATAGGCATCAGGGTTATGCACCAAGTGGCTCTCTATTATGAGAACGAGCAGGCATTAACTTTTTATTCGCATTATAATTTAGCACCTTTCCTTAATATTGAAACTTTGTTTCTCTTGGCATCTCTCACGAATCAACCAAAGCACATCTTATGAAGTATCCCACATAAGCAATACTTATTATTCAGAAAGTCTTAGCAGAGTGATTAGCTCTTCATGCACTAAGATAATAAATTATAAATAAAGTAAAATATTCAATTTTTAATATTCATTTGATATATTTATTATATCATAAATTTTTTAAAAAATCAATTAAATTTTATTTTTATTTAAAAAATAATAATGGGGGCATTATAATCTTTTTATATTAACGCCCCCTTGAAGTCTCAGGACTGTTATTTAGTATTTATAAACTAATTACTAATCCTAATCACATGACTCGACAGGGGAAATTAGTCCGTACCCTATACTTGAAGTTTATGTTCCATTTCGTCTCTACCTACAATATTACCTTTCACGCCATGCAACTTTATTTTTTTAGACTTCTTATATAGCCCAGCTCTATATGTGCCATATTTTTTGAGGTTTTATTGAGTCGCCGAAGCACTCATCAAGCAGGTATTTACCTCCAACTTGGACTCTGGTTAATTTAAAATATTATGGCGGCATCAGTCTATGATACTCTTTAAAGGAGGAAGTCATTTGACTACCTACCATAATAACTGCCCCGGCAGGGTTCGAACCTACTCACCATGGGTCAAAGCCATGTTCCCTACCAAATAGGATACGGGGCATTCTTATATATTATTTTCTTTTTCTTCTGGATTAATATGATGATAATCTAAAACATATCCTCTAAAATCTCCACATTTAGCACATTTAGCTTCAGCTTTTAAATTCTGCACAACATCTTTTTTCTCCTGATATTTCATTTTCATATATCCAGAATGACATTCTTTACAATCTGCTCTTCGAGTGCCCTTAGCTTTATTTCTCCAATTAAATTGGTCAATAGGTAATTCTCTTCCACACTTGCTACAAATTTTAGTTTCCATAAATTTTATCTCCTTTTTTACTTGATATTATTTATGAAAAAGTATAAAAAGTATTTTTACTGTTTTGACCAAAAATTTTTACCGCTTGGCGATAGCCCATTATTTAATTTACAACAAATCAACCTTTGTACCATCAGTCACATTATAGCTGGTGTTTGTCGTTAACTGTTAGACGCCGTTTTTATCACGTTTGAGATTTCTCTGTAATGTCGAGTCACCCTTCCTCTCGAATGATTTGTTGTAAAATTGTGGGTGCGATCTTGCCTAGGTTCAAGCCTTTACCCCGGCGAATTCAGTATAAATACTATTTCCGCTGTGCCCTACGCTCTAATTTTGCGTATGCCATTCATCGCATTTAATAAAGGATTTACGACCCAGAAGAGACTCGAACTCTCGATCTTCGCCGTGACAGGGCGACACTCTAACCAACTGAGCTATCTGAGCATATATAGGTTTTTTCACACTTCTGCAAACCATGCTGAGGACTTTATTTTACTTTGTTGCCTCAGCCCTCAAAGGATCCACGACTGAAAGTATCGTCTGTAAGTTTCTCTTTTTTTAACTTACATATATATTATATCATAAATTTTTTAAAAAATCAATTAGTAATATTTTTCAAGATAAAATTTACTATCTTTAGCTTCATCCTCTGCGAGACAAGAGTCATGATAATAAGTAAGCATCTCCATCATGTGTTTCTCTGCGACAGCTAGAATTTTTTCTGCTTCAAGCTTTTTATTATAAGCTCTTTTTCTACGTTTCTCTGCAATTTTAGCATTGCATCTTGAAATAGCAAGTTCTTTACCCTTTTCAAGATCAAACGTATCTCTTGGATCACATTTAGCAATGCCTTTTACATTTTTTCCAGCATAAGTAGAAACTGCAATTACAATACCTTTTTCTTCATTCTTAAAAATTTTGTATTTAGTTTTATCAAATTCCCTCATAATTAATTATCTTTCTTTTTTATTATATAAATATTATATCATAAAATTTTTTAAAAATCAAACGAGGAGTAAAGGATTCGAACCTTTGGACCAGCTATTCGCCGGTCGGAAGATTAGCGATCTTCTGCTTTAAGCCTGACTCAGCCAACTCCTCAAAGAAATGCGGGCGGCGAGACTCGAACTCGCACGACCGAGGTCAATGGATTTTCTTACTACTCTATGTCACCATAGCCACATTTCTGTGTTGTAGTCTGGAGTACGTCTTTACCATATCTTATTCAGATTTAGGTAGCCAGTGTATACTCTCTACACATTTATTATAATATTTTCATATTATAAACTTAGCACGGCGTTCTGTATTCGCCTTCGCCGTTTTAGCCAGCTTCTACTCTAAGAGTTTCCTCTTAGGCACTCTCTACTATTATTAAATAGTAGTATCCATTTAACATGGATAGAATACATCAAAGTCCACAGCGTCTGCCATTCCGCCACGCCCGCATTAAATAATCAAGACACATTGTTTAAAGGAATTGAACCTTCTTAAAAAATTTTTGCAGAATTTTTTGTAAACCATAAAAAAGTTTGCTGTGAGTGTCTTTCTTTATTTTTCATATATATTCAAATTTATCAAACATTGGTGCATAATTCTTAATATGGTCATGTCTTACAACACCTAATAATTTTTCGTTATCATCTTCTTCAACAATAAAAATCTTTGCCATATCGGTAGTTACCGCAGAACGACCTTTAGGTCTAGTTATTAATTTTGCACATCGCTCAATCTCTTTCATGTTAGCGGTGTTCATCTCTAAGCGGCCACCGCCGCCTATAATAACAAATATTGGTTTACCATTTTTAATTTTTGGTTTTGTATCAAGGATTTTTCCTATCCATTTAATTGAATATTCCTCTTTAGTAGATGTAATTATTAAATGAGTTTTTAATAAGACTTCTGACATATAACTTATCCTTTAAAAGAATTAAAAAAATTTAAAATATCTTCATTTACTTCTCTTGTTTCAATATCTTCTTCTCTTGGAGCTTCTTTTGATTTGTGAAAAGGATGTTGCTCTCTCCAACAAATCAAAAAATGTTTAGTAAGATTTTCTTCTTTTTCAAATTTTCTTTTACAAGTTGGACAAATAAACATTTTTAACTCCTTTAAAATATTACTAGACACGTTTGTTATTTTCAAAAAAATGACTTTCAATATTAAACATTGCTGTTAGTGTCTAAAAATGGAGGCTTTGCTTTATTTTTGCCTAGCGTTTCAGATACTTTTTAGTCCTAACTTGTCTTACACAAGGTCTAACATTCACGCATACTCCTTTAGTATCATGGGGTTTAGGTCTCGATCAAGTAGTTGTACTCTTTTCATAGCCTGGACTCTTGAAAGATGGTTTAGTTCTTTTTATACCACCTACTCCTTATGGTGGTCTAATCTCATTAGTAATATCTCATTACTTTTTAAGATTAAATATTGAATGAGGGACTCGAACCTTCGGTTACCGTCGTCACTGAAACGAGCCGTTTTGCCATCAAACTAATTCAATACTTAGATAAATATTTCAAAATATTTAAACTCCCTGAGCTGGACTCGGACCAGCAACTCTCGCCTTAACAGGGCGGCACTCTACCATTAAGTTACCAGGGATTATATATTAAGAGCCTATGCTATATACTTATACACCAGTTTTGTTTAAAAACAAATACCTTGCTCTAAAGAGGGGTTTATTTGACTTTTTAAAGTCAATTTTTATATTATAAACCTTTTAGGAAAACTGTTGTTATTTTTGTATAGCACCCGTATCTATACTCATTTATTTGCCCAAATGTTTTAGTACTTCCGGGATGGCGTAAGTGACATTTTTTAAAGAAAGACTTACCAACAAAACTTTTGTGCCTAAAATTTTCCTTTTAAATGCGATATACTAACTCTTAGGCTTTCATATATCTATCTTAAAAGGAAATTGCTACGCAATAGAATCGGACTATTTTTTCCAAGGGTATGAACCTCGGTGAGATACCAACCTCCCGCCAGCTATAATAAGTTGTAATAGAATCGAACCATTTAAGGCAATGTCTTATGTTTAAAACTGCATTGCCTTACTAACCATAGACAACTTAATAAATATGTTATTGAAAACCAAATTAGACAAGATAAGTGGATGGAGAGGGTATTGCACCCACTCGAGCAATATGCAACGCTTTTACAGAGCGCCCTGTCTCTTTACCAGTCTACCCATCCTTATTGTAACTTATATTAAAGTGTAGTTACCAAACACTGTTCTTTTTAAAAGGTTAACTCCTTTATTTTTAATATAAAGATTTGTTCAGTGCACATTTGGGTGAGTTTTCAATCCCTAATACCCATTCATCAAGGGTCTTTATATTAAAATTAGCAATTTTTGTCTTGTTCTAAGCTCCCTTCGCGCTTATGCCGTTTTATCGCTTTGATTTTGCGGTGAGGTTACGATCCTCGTGCCAGGTGACATTTTCTTTCTTTTACTCGGGTCTGCATAAAGCCATTTTGTAAAAACCCTATTGCTCGGGTAAGACATCTCTTTAAAGTTGGCCTAGGTCTTTAAAGTTTTTATTATTGCTAAAGCGAATAAAGAGAATCGAACTCTTTTTAAAACCATTATTCGCAAAAATCAATTAAAGGAATTATTCCCAGCTCTATTCTTCCTTTCTCTCATTGTATTTTCATATAGCCATTCATTCTTCGACTGACAAGAGAATTTGATTTTTCAAAAGAGAGGCAAAAACATATTTACTGACTATCACAGCGGTTTTTCAACCATTTGATTTTCACAATTTTTCTTTTCTTTATATAAATATTATAACATAAAATTTTTAAAAAATCAATTATTTTTCAGAAGTTTCAAAAATAAATTTTAAATATTCAATAGAATTTTCATAATATTCTTCACAAGAAATTTCTTCAAACATTTTTAAACCCCTTTTCCTTTTTTATCTTATATAAGTATTATAACATAAAATTTTTAAAAAATCAATTAATAATTTTTGTCCTTACTTTTTACAATATTTTTCAATAAAATCATCATAAGAAAGAGCATTACAATCTTCTCGTAATTTTTCAAAAGGAGTTTCGATGTCTGTGATTTCTGCAATAGCCCAATCCGGTTCAGAATAAGAGTCCTCAATCTGAGTTTCATAAGCATCCTGAATGGCGCAACCCATATCGTAACCAATATCGTTCGATCCATCCCATTGAATCGCTTCAATCTCACATGGTTTAGTTTTATATTTCTTTATCATTTAAAAAAATCCTCTATAATTTTAATAATTCCATTTATTTCTTCATTATAAACCCAATCAGAATGATATGCTTTGCTCTATTCTTTTAATAAGAAAATCAATTAAAAAACATTAATTGATTTTCTTTAAAATTTTATTATTAATACCAACCGTGAGAATTATGAAATGCCAATGCCGCGTCCCAGCTACCATATCTCTGCTGGACATAAGCATCTGCTACCCTTTCCTGGTTTTCTGGCGAATAATCTCCATTAAGCATGGTATTAGTTAATTGATACCGACCTACATATCTACCAGTAGAACTCATAGCATTATAGTCTCCCCTTGATTCTCTCCATGCAATAATTTCCTTGGCGGAAGTTCCTGCCACAGATTCCATGGGCTGGGTATAAGTAATACTATAAGAAGTTGAATAATTATTTGTTGCCTGCTGAACCGGCTGAGGCTCAACCACTTTTATTTCCTCAAGAGAAGAAATAGTTACAATATTTTCTGGTATTGCGGCGGTCACATAATCATTATGAACATAATACTCGCCTTCATTTAATTTTATTTTAATCCAGTTCTCTACATCATTGAATTCAAGTTTAATAAGTTCAGTATTTGGATTAAGTACACCAAGTCTTGTAGAGTTCGCATCAGGCGCTTCCCGCACATTCAAATAAGTTGTAGTATAAACCTTTTCTTCTTTTGGAAGTTCAGGCTCTTCTTTCACCTCTTCTACTACTTCTTTTTCTTCTTTTGTTACTGTTTTGTGCTTTTCTAAAATATTTTCTTTAATTAAATCCAAAAATGAATTTGGTACTTTGTTTGCGGCTGTTGCGTCTGCTTTGAAAAGTAATAAACTTAAACTTAAAATAAGTCCAGTTAAAATAGCTTTTTTCTTTAACATAAATTACCTCTTTTCTATTGTATAATGTTTTTCTCTAGCTTTCTTATTTATATAATTTTTATACTTACGACAATAATTTAAATTGTCCCAAGAGAAAATAAGAATATTATTTCTATATGAAATATCCGATACTTTAAAAGTATCAACCAAGAGAAGAATGTATTCAGTCAGTGAAACATCTAAAATGCGGGCGGGGATCCACCACTGAGATGAAATGCTTGCTAGATCTTCTACATCATTGCAATACCATTTTCCGGATGCTCCCTGCCATTCTGTACATTTATATAATCTATTCATATTAAACTAATCCTAATTTAGAAAGAAGATCCTCTACATTTTTCTTTTCTTCTGCGGAAGGCTCCAATGGTGCACTTTCTACGCTTGCCTCATTTATCTCTGAATCGGCAGCCGCCGCACCTTCAATATCCTTTGCCGCAGTTAATGTGACTTTAATTTCTATTAGTTCCCCATCTTCTTTCATAGGAATACGAATAGTTTTATTATCACTTGCAATAAAAGCATCTTTGAAAGTTTCTAAAATTTTATTTTTAATTTCTTCTTTAACAATCTGTCCTCTTGCCATTATTTACCACCTTTCCTCTTCGCCTATTTTTTGGTGGATTGCAAAAAGCAATCTACCTTTTTATTTATAAATATATTATATAATATTTTTTATAATAAATCAAATACTACTTTTGAATTTCAATTATTTTATAATTTTTAGCATTAGCTTTTGGATGATATGGAAGCCAACACCTTCCTTTATTAGAAAAATAACTTTGAATATCATTAAAAGAGGTAAAAGGATGACTATATGATGCATAAGGTACTATATGATCTTTTTCATCTATAAAAATACCATTTTTAACTTTATAAATCTTATTTTTCTTAATTGAATTATCTTCACTCTCTTCTAAAAATAAAATCTTACCATTATAGAAAGGAGGATCGCTTTTAATCTCAACTAGTTCCCAATAATTTTTATTGAAAAAATCTTCAACATCTTGAAAAGATTTAAAAGGTTTAGAATTCATATCAGGAAAGTCTTCAAAAAAACCATTACTTATTTTATAAATAGTGTTCTTCTTAAATATAAGACTAGAATTATTACTAAAAGTTTTTGCGAAGAGAACATAACCATTATAAAGAGGCTCTTCTTCAAAGAACTCTTCTATAATGGAAGATATATTTTGTTTTAAATCAAATGCTTTTACTCTTCTAGTATCAGGATCTTTAATAACAATACTGTCTGAAGCATCCTCTCTATTATATGAAAGAATTAAGCCTTTTCTTTCTGTCATTTTTATTTACCTCTCAAAATCTTTAATTGTTAAATCGTGCTCCATTAAAGTATCTGACAAATGTTCAAGAGCCTCACACACTTGACATCCACTACCTTTAATACATTTTTTATTACACTTAATGCGACGTTCCGCAAAAGAAGGAAGTATTCCCCTATTATCTATTTCACTGTCAAAGCTAAGAATAATCTCATTAAGTTTTCCTAACCATTTATGGTCAATAGCATAAATTTTATAATATGTAGAAATTGAATCTGGTCTTCCATAAAATTCCATTACATCTACATATGGTTCATAATATTCTATATCATCTGGGCGGATGAAGAATTTTTTGAGTGCGGGGGTGCCGTCCCAAGATGACTGAGCTACATTTGGAAAGACTCTAATTGAGACTCCTAATTTATGAGCGAGATCTGCCGCCTTATCAAGTTGGAATCCCATATCCTCAATAAGATATATGTCTGTAGGATTAAGATTTAGGTATCCAATAAAAGCATCCCAGTCTTTAATTTGAGTGCTGAAAAAGAGCGGGTAACCGGCGTCCGCCGCCATCTTATATATTTCTTTAACATAGTCATCTTTATAATCCCCTAATCTAAATACAAATTTTAAATCAGGATATTCTTTTTTAATAGCATTAAAAGAAACTATCTGATGATGTTTTAAAAAATATTCTGGATTTTCTATTGAAACATTAATTCTTTGATTTTTATGCTCTAGCATAAAATCTAAAATTGTTTTAATGGTATAGTTTTTCTTTTTAAATTTAATAGTAATTTCGTCTACTTTATCAAGATACTTAAAATCACCGTTATAGTCTACACAAAATTTCATCTTTTTACCTCTTAGAGAAATAAACTAGGAAGAGATATTTCTCCCTAGCTTTATAATTATTTATCTGTACCAAATCTTACTCTTCTGCTGCCACTTTTCTATATGCGGAAAGCTTGCGGCTACCAACTTTAACCTGGTCTTTCTCTACCATTTTATCTCTTACAAGAGTAGACAGTCTGTTTGTTACTTTTGCTCTTGTAACTTCTGGCTGGTCTTCAAATCCTGGCATAATGTCATCAAGGGTCTGAAGTTCATCATTCAAAAGGTCATATACTTCAAAAATCAAAGTATCTTCTTTCTTTTTTGCCTTCTTAGCTTCTTCATGCTTTTCAATCAACTTAAGTTCATGCTTGATAAAAGCTGTATAATCTTCTTTCTTTTCTGGTTCAAGTATTACTTCATCCACTACTGCCAAAAGTTCTGTATAAAGCTGTTTCTTTGTTTTTCTTTCTGGAATATTTACTGCCATTATTTATCTCTCCTTTTTTGAATTATATTGTTTATTGTTTATATATATATTATAACAAAAATTTTTTAAGAAATCAATTTAACCACTGCTCTTGAGATCTTTGTTGTCTCGATCCCCTTATAATAATCATAATTCTTGATTGTTGCGGTTAAGTCTACTACCGAATTGATGGGAATGTCATTAAGTTCTGTTTTAGTAAACCAAACAAAAAGATGGTCTTTATACTCAAAAGAGAAAATGTTCATCCAACCATAAGGAGTCTGATACCCCGTTTTTTTAATATACTTTGCTGTAATATTATAGATTCTTGTGCCGGGTGGTTCTTCTTGATAGTAGGTATAATTCTTTTTTGGGTATGCTCTTTTAATTTTCTCTTTCACAAGAGAAACAGAAGCTTCATCTTTATAAATTGGTTCATTTGTTTCTTCATCTATTGCATAAATTTCATTGAAGTTGACTGTTATTGTTTTATAGTCAGGCGGGAGCTCGATTAAAGTTGAACCATGCCAGCCTAATATTGGATTGTATAAGTATCCTTGCTCTTTGAGATAGTCTTTTATTGCATAAGTTTCACCTATAATACAATAAGTCTCATTCTTTTCATTAAATGCTCTCATGGTATCTCCTTTTATTTAAAAATTAACTGTTTAATTGCTTTAATATCGTTGTATTTTAAAGAAGGATCATAGTCTCCATAGATAGCGCAAGCCGCAAGAGTAGAAGGATTAGTAATCTCTGTGTGATTATACCAATCTTCAATACGTTTTGAAATTGAGGCGGAATCCATACAAATTCTGCTATTTTGACAGTATTCAATTACCATATCTTGTGCCATTGCCGCCAATTTTAAGTTATACATATTATGAACCTCCTTTAAATATTATTTACATGAAGTGAAAATAATCAAAAAGTGAGCCAACGTTCTCTCTTGATGAAGCCTTTTCGTAACTCTGCAATGTTTTAGTCAAAACCTCTTTTGTCTTATCAATAGATTCTTTTGACTTATTTGGAATTCGTCCAAGAGCAAAAAGGTATTTGTATGATGCATCAATAAAATTTGCGCGGGCTACATCAACATTTCTTTTCGCTTCTTCTTTTTCTTTTGTTTCAATGTCTTTAAGTTCTTCCTGTAATTCTTTAATTGCATTCTGAATAATTTCTTTCTGAGAAAAATTTGATTCTTTTGCCATTTATATACATCTCCTTTACTTTATATAAATATTATATCATAAAATTTTTAAAATATCAAATAAGGTTTTAAGGAACTACCTCTATTAAGGTACAAGTTTTTGAGCTATATCGACTGTTAGGATAATTTTTGCGTCCTTCAGCTGAAAAATACTCTTTAACATCTTCAAAAGATGTAAAAGGCATATTTTCATAATAAGGGAAGGAACATCCATTATCGTCTTTAATAATTCCATCTTTGATATGATAAATTTTATTTGGAGTAAAATAATTAGGCTTTTCACTATCAATATAAATATTAAGGGTTGACATTTATTTACACTCCTTTTCTACTTCTCTGTTGATGCGGCGGATCTCGGATGAAGTGAGATCGTTTTCGGTTAATCCGTATTGAGACAGAATTTCATCAATATAATCATTTGGGTCATAACCAGCTTTATAGATGCGGGTAAACTTTTTTATTACGTTGTTAATAATTTTGTTTCTCTGCGGAAATCTACCTTCTCTTTCCGCCATAAAGAGTCCGTACTCAAGTTTCATTATTATCTCTCCCTTCTTAGTTGATTGGCTTTAGACAATCAACTCTCAAATCCAGCATAATCTACTATAACTGGTCTATCTCCTACCCAACCAAGGTTGCCGCTATGTAAGTCAGATATATCTTCTTCTTTAATAAAAGACAAAAGACGAAAGATATAATCATCTCCATAGTAGTTGAAAGCATGAAATAACCAAGTGGGTGAAAAGATATTAAAGTTCTTTTCTTTTACTTTTGCTTTTGTAGAGTCAAGTTCTTCCTTTGAACATGTTACACATTTGTCTTCTACAAAAGTATTAACTTTCATTTGAGAGTAAATTGGAAAATAGTTAATATCTCCTTCATAAGTTGTTTTAAGAAATACCTTTTCTACATTTGCGGCTTTTGCTTTTTCATAGATATGAATTTCTTTTAAACAATAATCCCAATGATTTTCATCATCTTCAGCTCCTTCAAAATTAGAAAAGACATATTCTTCTTTTACCCAATCTTCTTCAAAATAACCAGTAAAAGGTATTTTAATGACATAATTTGTTTCTTTTGGAACTAAAACAGCTTTAGAAGCTCCGTGAAGACATTTAAGATTATTTTGATCTTTTAAATAAATAAAAATATCATTATAAAAATGATTTTCTGTCAAACTTGTTTCTTCAAAAGAAGAACAGTCTTCAAAAAGACTAGCGATATATTCTTTCATTTTCTTTATCCCTACTTCCTTTTTTTATATATTTATTATATCATAAATTTTTTAAAAAATAAAGAGTAAACAAAAGAAAGAGTAAACAAACAAGGTAAATGAAGATAAGAACCATTATTATTTATACTCCTTTTATATATTATATTATTATTTATATATATTATATAATATATTTTTATTATTTTCAAATACTTTTGCTACTTTCTTGACAAAAGAAAAAAATTTTGGTATAATAAAAATATAAAAGGAATGGTTGATGGTTGATTGTCTAAAGTCAATCAACCTACAAGAGAAAAAGAAATTAAGAATAAATATATAAATATTAAAGTGATTGCTTTTTGTAATTATTAAAAGAAAGGAGAGGCGGAAGGTAATAGGTTAGTAATTCTTTAATCGAGAGAAATAATCTTTAATTGATGACTGCCGCACGGAGGTATTATTATGTTGATAGATTTTATAAGTCAAATGATTTGTTTTTATTTTATGCATGAAGGATGGGCTAGAGAAATGTTTATGAGGATGATTAAAGAAAGTCCCTCTGGAAGTGTTAAAAGATATGCTTTTAATAGTAAAGAAAAAATGATTGAATATATGAATGGTACTATTGTTTCTTTTGAACATTTTGAATTTTTAGATTCACCGCTTAAAAAGTATAAGGGAAAGATGTATGATAAGATTTTTATAGAGGATGATTTATGTAAGAATGAGCGGGTTATGGTATTGATTAGGAAGCGATTGATTGATAAACCTATGAATATGTTTAAGGTTGATGATAGTGGTAGGCTTACGCCAACCACTTAGCCGATTGTCTTTAGTAATGATTGCTTTTGTAATTAGTTAGTGGTAAAGTTTTTTTACCACGCGTGGTAAAGTTTTTTTACCACACTTTATTGTAAATTATTCATTTATTGCGGCGACGGTAAGAAAAAAGAGAAAAGGGCGTAAGGGAGTCGCGAAGCGACTCCCCTCTGTATTATAAAATATAATATGGAGCGAAGCGACATATTATATATGTATTATTTCTGGTAAAGTTTTTTTACCACGCGTGGTAAAGTTTTTTTACCACACTTTAGTTCGCTAAAGTGATCCTCTCTTATCGGCTTTTAAAATTGGAAGTCTTTTACACTGTTATTTTCAATAATAAGATCTTCCTCTGTTTTAGGAAAAGTTTTAATAGTAGGACGTTCATAAAAAATATAAGTATGAGATTTTTCTTCTTTTAAAACTAAATAACCTTTCTCTATTAAGTCTTTAACTGCATTTAAATAAGTAGGTTTACTAATACTTGCCCAATTACAAAAGGCAGTTTGAGATAATCCAAATCTGTATTTATCTTGATTCTTAGCTAAATAAATCCATAGTTTAAAACTAGCATTCTTAAGACGGGCTGCCGCATCATCTAAAGCATCTAAAGTTATTACTGTATAAAGTTGTCTATCTTTTATTTTGTCTTTTGAGATAATTATAATTTTTTGATTCTCAACTGTATTCATCTATTTTATACCTCCTTTACTCTTTATTGCTTAATTCTCTAAGTACTCTACTTAATTTCTCACTATCTTCAAAAATATAAGTGTTGAATTGTGGAAAATTTTCATTAACTCCTAATCTTAAAAAGCGGCATCCTTGTTTTAGTCGATTGCTAGTGCAATCGCCTTTTATTTAAATATATTACTAGGGGGCGGAAGTTCGCATAATATATCATCAGTATCTAATTCTAAAAGATCGCTTCTTGATTTTTGGTAGTTTGCTTATTGCAAACTACCACTTAAAGGGGACTCCCGCCAATGTTTGACAATAATATAATAAGGTACTTTAATAGGCATAACCTTATATTTATCTTTAAAAGCTTGTTTGGTTAATAAGAAGTTATCAAAATTTAAATCTCCTACTTTCTTTTGATATTCTTCTTTTGTTAAAAGACCTACATCTAAAGCAGATGCTAATATTAAACTTTTTTCTTCTCCTTTTCCAAAATATTTTTGAAAAATATTTTTTAAATCAGCTATTTGTTCTTCGGTAAGGGGTACATAAATGTTTGTTGCGACGTCTAAATAACACCATGTTTTATGATCTATATATCCTTTTCTTTGAGACTCTTCTCCAAAGAGCGGAAGGTCATGTTCATCTTTACCGAACCATTTTCGCATACGAACTCGAATGTATTCATAATTAGTAGCATCCGCATATCCTAATTGAGATATTTCTGGTATTTTTTCTTTTGCTATACGAGAAACATTTGCAGCTGTGTTGAGTGGTTGATCGGTTAGAATTTGAATAATAGCTTTTTCATAGATGGCATCTCTTTCTTTCATTTCTTTTGAGTTTTTGCGGCAATAGATATATTCGCCATCTTCAAGGAAGTGGTAGATTTCAGATCTTCCTTCTCGGATGACTTCATATTTACAAAAGTGTGAAAGATCGTAGAGGAGGTCTATTTTTCTGTTTTGAAAAGTTCTTTTACAGATACCTAATCTTTTAAATAATTGTTCTGTTGTTAATTTTTCATCTTTATAAAATTTCATTTAGTTGATTGGTAAGTTGTTTTTAATAATTTACCTTTTCCTTTCTTGATAATTAATAGATTGCTTTGGTGATTAGTTATCGCGGTCTAAGTGTGATAAGTGCATTTTTTATTGGAACGCTTATATATAAGGACTTAAATAAAAAATGCACCGATCTGACTTGAATCGCGGTTCAGGTAAGACATGGGAAAATTTTATTGGAACGCTTATATATAAGGACTTAAATAAAATTTTCCCATATTTGACTTGAATCGGGATAATTCGTATTTATCGAGATCTGTTGATTGCAAATAGTAATCAACAATCAACCAATAATATTACTTTATCTGGCGGAAAGCCAAGCATTTCACTTACTTGATCTAAAAAAGTGAAATAGCGTTCTGCCCGCGCTTCTTTAGTATTCCAACTTTGGATACCCTCATCGTATTCTTTTTGAGTAATTTCATGATGGAGTAATGCATCGTAGAGAAATGGTTCTTGTTCATTGGTATAAATAGATTTTCTAATTTCATTTATTTTATTGTTTTGTTCTTCTGTTAAAAGGATTGCTTCATTCCAGTTATTTTCTTTAACATAAGCAAATTTACAAGTTCCTTTTGAGCCTCTGTCATTCTGATCCCATACTTTACCATAGAACTCTGATCTTACTCTTGCTGTATATGCTTTCGCAGTTGATTCTTGTATAGTTTTTTTGAGTTCTGTATTTCCTGAATATATTTGAGACCCTACGCGGGCGGCCGTGTCATATCCGCTTTTATGCCAAGCGTTAAAGAAATTTCGTTTTATTATATTATAAGCGCGAGAGCCTTTTTTACAATAAATTGGTATTTTTACTTTTGTAATATAATAGTATCCTTTTTCAACTTCTTTGAAGTCTGCAAATATTTTTAACTCTTCTAATTTTTTATTTTTTGAGTTTTGAAAAGTTTTTTTCTTTACACCAAACCAATTAGCTAGTTCTTCTGTTGAGATTTTTCCTTCTCTTAATTCAATTTCTGGTTCTATTTTATTTACCTCCTTAAGTAATGGAATTTTTTCAATTAATTATTCCATACTTTAATTCGTCTATAATATACCTAATAGCTGAATTAAAATGTGGAATTTTTTTCCTAGGTGTTTGATTTTTAAAGGGGCGTAGGATAAAAATTCCATTTTTTTTAGATGGACTAATAAAATATAGGAATTGTTTTAAGTAGATTTTCCTAAATTGACCAGTTGGTTGTAAATGATAATTAACTTGGATAAAAGTGGTGTAGAGAACTTGATGAATTTTAATGAAAATAATA